TTTTTACGTTTCTTAGATTTCTTCTTCTCCTCAGTTTTATTCTCGACATTTACGTCATTGCCGGCATCGGTACCAGTAACCTCAGAGATATTATTTTCAGGTATATCGATATGACCTGAATTAGGGTCCATCTTATCCTCCTCAACAATAACCTCATCAGACACATCACCATCTAAAGCCTCAGGATCAATATGATTTTCCAGATACTGGATACGATCTGACATAGCCTTATTTTGCTCCTCTATTTCCTTGTACCTTCTTCTAGCCTCATCGAGTAATTTAGATGATAGTTTATGTTTCTTCTCGATATCCATATAAGCCCTTTTAAGAGTCTCTTTATCTTTCACCGACTCATTATATAGCTCTCTTGATTTACTAAGCTCATTCCCCATCTTAACTATATGAGAATCCTTGGAATCTATATCCATATCAAGAGAATCCACAAGCGTATTAAGATATCTTTCTTTTTCCTCCAATTCCGTTATCTTACTACGAGCATCCTCATAATTTCTTTTTAATCTACTTGAATAGCTAATAGCTTCATCAAGATCCTGTTTTAGAGTATTTATATAACTACTCTTTACTATCTTCAATCCGAACATCCTCAACACTTTTATAAGTTCTACGAATATCGGCCTTTATCTTGCCGACTATAATTAACTCAGCTATATGCTTATCTTTCTCGACTATAGCTATATCCTTACGGACATTAGAGACTCTGATCGTAATATTCTCGTTATTAGAGAAAACGAACGGTGATCCTACCAAAGTGAGGCCTGTATCGTTGGTGAACGACGGCAGCATCATAACCATCCCGACAGTATCATCCGGGAATGAGGCCGATATGCCTGTGTCTATATCAAGAACATCACCTTGACCCAACGGGAAGGCATTACCTTGCTTGATAGGAATATCCTTCCCCAATGAGTTCCATGCCTTAGAGAATTTTAAAGAGTTGAGAAAAATTTTACCATCTTTCTCAACTATCCCTACCATTGGATCGCAATTCATGTGAACCTCATCAAGCTTATCATCCGGTTTTTCCTCAAATTCTTCAAGATCTCTGGCTGATGTAAATGACTTACTCTCCAGAAGTTTTTTAATATCCTCAATGCTGGTCATTATAATTTGATTATTAAATAAACGATCTTCAATCCTAACTTCAAATCAGATGTCTTCTCGAACATCTCCCTAAGAGGTAAGATAGTAGCGTCAAGATCTGACGCTACCCATTCTCCATCCTTATAATACATATCCTTTTCCTCGGAATACGCTATACAAGATCGATGCCCTAGGTTCTTCATAACCGTATCTACCTTATTTTGGGTAGGCATCGAGACACGGTTCACTTTAGTAGATATATTAAAATTACTTTCTATCATAAATCAAATTCTACATATTTATAATCAACATTATTTATCTCAAATATCTTATCCATAAATATTCTATGTTTCTCTTTAGTATCAAGAAGATTCTCACCATAAAAGAAAAATCTATTTTCATTATCCAATTTTAGATATTTATGAATAAGTTTATGTGCTCTTCTTGATAAAATAAACCCGCTTTTTAAACAATCATAATCCCAATGATGAGCTTCTTTGTATTTTAAATCAAATCCTCTTGATCTTAATGACCTACTTAAACCTTTATATACACAAGATTTTGTTTTATAATTTTTACTATGCTTACTTGCATATCCAAGCCTCTTATACTTTTCTCTTCCTCTTTCCCTTTCTTTATCTACAAAATCGGGATTTTTGATATTATCATTATATTTATCATGAACATCTTTTTTTAGCGCACTCCTTACACTTATTAAAATGTCCATCTTTCATTTTAGGATGCTTATAAAACTCATCTATGGATTTTATTTTACCACATTTGAAACAAACCTTATCCATATAAATCAGAAAGGAAGATCATTGTCATCTCCAAAAGGAGGATATTGTGGCGGCTGCTGACCTCCAAAAGAAGGCGCTTGGGCTGTCTGAGGCGGAGCCTGCTGGTATGATGGAGGAGGCGTCTGCGGCTGGGCTTGCGGCTGATATGACGGTGGGGGCGTTTGCGTTGTAGCCTCACCAGCGTTGTTTTGGCTTGCCGACTGAGCGGGTTTCACACCATCTGTCTTAATGCTTTGAATGTACTTATTAAGCACTTGATAGGCAAAAGCGTCTTGAGCTGTATAATCAAACTTCTTATTCCCCATTATATCAGTACTCTCAACTCTGTCAGGCCATCCATTCTGACCATTCTTATAATATTGAGGTATAAGCTCATCCATTCCATCAGGAGTTTCTCTAGCATATGAGATAAAAAAATTACCTGGGGCATATTGATCTCCTTTTCTAGCGTGAGCTGGATTTATTACCACCTTACGCTTTAGATCAATATTAGGCAAGTATCTCACCAATGACTTAGCATAATTATTAATACCCCCCCTTTGAGTCATCAAAGGAACATTGATAATATAGTTTCCTTCATCATCGCTTATTTTTATAGCTACGTATTTAGTTTTTGCCCCGTTATAGTCAACCTCCCTTATCTCAATATCTGATAAATATCCCTCTATACCATTCCAAAATACTTTCCAATAAGATACAGCCCCGGTCTTATCATTCACATGTTCCTCATAACCTTCTTTAGGCTCCTTGGATGATTGATAAAGAACTCCACCACCACTTATCTTAAAGTAGTGATTATTAGATCCTAGCGAATTTTCACGAACTCCCATATTATATATATTTAAAAATTAAACAATAATTGATGATGATAAGAAATACTCATTCTTATTATTTTCCCCATAAATCTTATTAAAATGAGATTTATGGTCATGCTCGATAACTATCCTATTATATGATATGCTTTTAACTATACCAAGATACCTACCACATAGCACATCGCATATAATATCATTACCGTTATGCGATAAAGCCGTAAGCCTTTCCTTACAAGATCTTCCAGACATAGGGTTCTCTGACATAATACCGCATCCTTTTTCAGTGAATATCAATCTACAATGATCGAACTCATTTACCTTGATATTATTCTGGAGGGCCTGGACGAGTAGATCCTTATCAAAGATATAGGTACTTGTTTTGACAAAATGCTCGTCCACGAACCTCCAGTTAGGATAATTACCGTCAAAGTGAATCTCATACATATCCATATCAGGGGTAGAGAAGTAAGTCCTAGTATCATCTACTTTGATAGACAACGTATCTAATGACTTATTTATATGTTTATCAAGTAATAAAGAGGAGGCGTTTGATACCGGGATAAATACCTTCTCTACCTTATCCTGATTAGGGATAAAATACCTGTAAATAGTATTCCTGTCAGTACTTACTATATTAATATTAATATCATCAATATCAATGACCACATTCTCTATGCAAGGATAAAGCTCGTTGATCTCCGTATAATTACTGGCCTTGTTAAGGACCGATACATAATCATTCATCTTAACATTAATACCTCCATCAGGGATATTATATACCATAGGGAAAGTATTTACGTCAAAGGCCGGACAGCTATACTCACCAGAGGCGTAGTATATAGTAATACTGTCCTTCTTATCGGAAAGCACGATCTTAATCTCACCATTCTTCTGTTTTTTTACAAACCTTATGAAAGAGCTTGCCTCTACCAAGAAAGAGAAGTTAGAATCAGACTCCACTTCCAGCTTCTCTATGACACATACCTTGGCGTTTACGGAAGTAATATAAGCTAGACTATTGATGATATCTATCTTAATATTCTTATAGAGTGAATTAGATCCGGCATTTTTAACAACCAATTCTAATTTACTTAACTTCTCATTCAATGATTTCGACAAGCACTTAAATAACATAATGAACAACCTTTATATTACATTGCAAATGTAATCATAATTATATTAATTCAAACACAACAAACGCTTAATAGTATTAAAATAACTTAAACTTACGTCTAATATACTCGGCTATAAGCGTAGCATCGCACATTCCATCTTGTATTTTGGTAGGTTGAACTCCTTTACCTGACCATGGTTTTACGAAAGACACCAAAGGGAAAAGGCGTATGGCGCATCGGATGGAGGTAGCTTTCGTATCCAGCTTAGCCGCCGTATACACCCGATCGGCTGTCGTATGAAGCTCCTTCTGCCATGTTTTTGGCTGTACCTCCTCGAACATGAACCTGACGTCCGGATGCGAGTGGTATCGCTCCATCATCTCCACCATCATAGCGAAGAGCGCGTTTGGTTCCCGGCGCCGTCCGCCGAAGGTGAAGTTGCTGGCGGCTGAGCTGTTGTGGATGCTGTGGACGTCCTCGACGGCGATCGCCAGCGTTCCCCCACCTTCTTCTTGGATTTTATCCGCCGCGTCAAGGAAGAAACTTGATATGGCCCTAAGATCTATATCCCCTTTAGCTGATATCCTTGGTGTCATGATTACCTTAATCTCTCCGTTCTCCGGGATCATAGACAATCCTCCGGTATCTATACCCGGATCTATACCTATCACCGCATTCATATTTTTAAGGTATATAATGAGTGAAAATCCTCCGGTCTAAACACCTGTATAGAGTTATCTGGATACAGACCTATATAATAACCGTAAAAAGCCCGTAAAACGCCATTTTCTAGTATTATATCCAAAGCCTTTACCTTATTACCATCAACCATAACATCAACCTCATCAGTCTTGTTAGATATCTTATCGAACCATTCAGGTACAGGATCAATACCGTACCTAAATGCGTTTACCGTTGATTTTATCGAGATATATGTTCCCATATTAGATAAGATTACAATCGTCTCGTTTAACAACCTTAAAATCGCCATTTCTAAGTAATATCGCTACATCAGATCTCGTATATGTGAGAGGCGTATACGATACCAAATGATAAGAAGCCTGTCCTGTCGCTGGTCGAACCGGTCTTAATACGGCTATGGCTATATCGCCGCCAAGTTCCGTACCACCGGTGACACCCTGTAGGCACATGTATATGAATCCCTCATACTCATATCTCTTCCCGATAAATTCACTCATGGGAATACCTACGAACAGATAGTTCTTTACATCCCCCTTCTTAACCTCGACAGCGTTCTCTACGCTGGATGGTATTACGTCTACAAATTTTACTCCTATTGCCATGATTACAAATTCAATTTAGTCCTTAACTCTTGACACAATTCTTGATTATCTCTCATGATACTTAACGTATTCTCAACGCCATTACCGACCCGGACATCCCCGTACCAGTACCATGATCCTTTACGGGTAAAGATACCGGTTTCCTCGCATAACTTCAAAAGTTCAAGTTCCTTGTCAAACCCAACTCCATAATATAAGGCTGTCTCGGCTATCTGGAACGGTACGGCGGTCTTATTCTTCAGCACCTTTATCCTGACCTCATGACCTAATGAAGATCCGTCCTCACCTAATATAACCTTCTTTCTCGCCATCTCCATACGGATAGAGGCATAGAACTTAAGGGCGTTACCTCCGGTCGTTACCTTAGGATCGCCGTATATAACACCGATCTTCTCACGATACTGGTTGATGAATACCAGAACGCAATCGCTTTTGTTAACGATACCGGTAAGGACTCTCATGGCCTTTGACATCAACCTAGCTTGTAGTCCCATGTTACTATCCTCCATATCACCCTCGATCTCCTTCTTCGGGACTAGATTTGCCACGGAATCCACGACAATAAATCCTACCCTGCCGGACTCCACCAGCTTGGCTGTTATGTCAATAGCCAGCTCCCCGTAGCTTGGCTGGGAGATCAAAAACCGGTTTATATCTAATCCCATTTTCCTAGCATACTCAATATCGAAAGCATTCTCCACGTCTATTATAGCTACCAGCTTATCTGGATGTTTTTTCTGGAACTCGATCATACTTAACGTACACATCATGGTCTTGCCACAAGATTCCATCCCGACCAGCTCATGGATCCGGCCTACCGCCCATCCACCACCGAGGGCCTTATCCACCACCAGCGATCCGGTACTTTCTCTTGGTATGGATATTATAGGCTTATCATCACCGAAGCTCATTATCGAGCCTTCTCCAAGCTCTTTATTTAAAGATGATACTAACTCATCTACGTCTGAAAAAAGTTCTTTCTTAGCCATTACAATCCAAATTCATCGAAATTAAATAAATCCTGTTGTTTCTTTATCATATCCTTCCCGATATCAGATATCTTTTCTGGATTCAAAACACCATCATTCTCATCCACTTTCTCTATAAAGTCAGATATCTTATCGCTTAGCAGTACCATATCTTCCTTAGGCACTGATTTTAGATAAAGCCCGTCTATAGACCTACATCTTGAAAGAGCGGTATATATCTGCCCTATCTCGAAGGCTCTGCTGATGTCTACAAATATATTATCTAAAGTCATTCCCTGGGACTTATGGACAGTTATGGCGTATCCTAACCTCAATGGATATTGTATTATATAGCCGCAAGAAATGCCTTCAAGGGAATCATCTACCTGCTTATACTTCATCTTCTCCCACTTCTCTTTGGTTATCTCCACCTCAGTATCGTTATCTAGATGAACATATATCGTCTCATCAACAGTATCTATGCTGGTTATGATACCCATCGAACCATTGACATACCCATTGCCGTTTCTAGTTATTATGACCTTAGCTCCTACCTTTACTATAAGCTCATCCTCACAGGGAGCTACAGGCTTTTCCCCGAATACAGTAGCATCGAACTTAAATACCTTATTATTGATCTTATCAAGATTAGTCTTATTTATCTCATAAGCTTCTTTGTTAGTTGAGCATATAATTATAGTATTATCCATATTATCCGGATACTTGACCCTACTATCCAATATCTGTCTTGACTCATCGGTAATAACCCCACATCTTATATCCTCAAGTACGGAAAGAAGCTGAGGATCTTTTTGACGGAATACGTTCTCGAAGGTAATGACCGAGAATCCTGACGCTCTTAATGCCTTTGATGAGAAAAAGAACCGGCTCTCATAATATTTGTCGATAAAATCATCCGCCGTCACCACAGGCGGTAGTTGTGATAGATCTCCAAACATAATCAACCTAACGCCACCAAAAGGTTCCTTGCTACGCCTGCATTGTCTAAGTATGTCAGCCACCTCATCAAGCAAATCAGGTCTTACCATACTGATCTCGTCGATAACGATAGTATCAAGGTTTCTGATCTTCTTCTTCATAAACGGACTTACATCCACCTTATTAGACAACATACCTCTCTCGATAGAAGGGATATAAGGATCGTTCTTTATAGAGAAGAACGAATGAATGGTCTGTCCACCGGCATTCAACGCCGCTACTCCAGTCGGGGCTACGATAACGCACTTACCCAAGAACTTTACGATACGTCTCATGAACGTACTTTTACCACTACCGGCTCTACCGGTAATAAACAGATTCTCCCTAGTGGTGAAAATCTTCTTCAAGGCACGACCCTGCTCTACGTTTTTATCCACCGTCATAATATGACGAAGGAGGTCGTTTTCATTTCTAAAATCCTCTTGTACCATGTCTTTTTAAGTTTATGGTACAAAGATACGAATAATTATAATTAACTAATTGGAATAAATGTAAATAATATATAAATATTAAATTTTGTATCTGATGCTCAGATCATCCGGCCTTACTCATCTCAGCCCCTTTTACCCCTAAGAAAACGTCTCTTATATAATCTTCTGCGATGATTATATGCATTATCGTTCCTCGGTATGATAGTCTTAGGTGTCCGATAGTTACGTTCTTCCTGTCTTTGGCATTCGCTATTCCATTGTTTTTTTTCACCTCGTCATACAAATCGGATATACTCTTCTTACACATATCTAAGAACATGCTTATGTATCTGTATATAGTGGATTGCGATATCTCACGCATACCTATTCCTATAAGCTTCTTATTCAACTCATTAAGAAGGTATGATACATTAAACTTAACTGTCTTTCTTTTAGTTATCTTATATATGTGATGTACGTTTCTGGTTCTGGCTCTGAATATTATTTTGGAAAGGATTCTTACCCGATCAAGTTTCCGGCTTTTGTTAGCCATATTCCGTCTTTCGTCTGAGCTTAAATTCTTATCCAGACATTTGTATACGGATCTTTTCTTACCCACGAATATGTCTTTCGTATCCTCATTCTTCTTAGCCTTATACGAGTAGATCATGATATCAGATAAAGCTATTCTTATCTCGCCCTCTGCGTAAGCCTTAAGCGTCTTTAGCTGATAGTCTATATCCTCATGGCAGTTCTCTATAACATGTCTGTAGCAGAAATAAGCTATGCCATCGGATAGGATATCTATAAAATCATCGGTATTGATCTCGATACGGTCACGGTAACCATCTCTCATCCTATTTCTTAAAAATACATGCTTCTGTACATTTATGATAGAAAGATAAGCCGTTACCTGCTTACACTTCTTTTCTATAACCATACCGGAACCTCTTATATTATCTTTCTTGTTCGAGTATTTTACGGCCGTAACCTTCTTCCCGTCCTTATTAGTTACAGGTTTGTAATCTACTGGACAGACAAGTGATCCTGCCGGAAGCCTTAGACATCCAAGCTCATCTTTTTTTGCTTGTATATCTTTTGGGATATATGCTTCGGTAAGAATCTTATCGAAATTTAATTTCATTTTCTGTAAAAGTGCTACCTTTGTTTCCATAGTTTTGTCTTTGCTGCGAATATACAAGTTTCATCAATACGAAACAAATTATTCGGATGGATGGGTAGCCTGTGAAGGTCGCCCATTTGTTGTTTAAGGAGGGTAGGTAATGTTCGTAAAACGCTGTGCGCGTGAACGATGGTTTTTTCTCAACCTACTTGTTACGCGCGCGTTAATAGGTATATTTATTAAATATAATTAACTCTATAAACATATACTACTTTCTAATATCTCTATCCGTACACAGGACCTCTCCTGACGTCGAGTTCCTGTGTACTCCACTTAAAGTCTCTATTTAATAAAACATTGCTTTTTACCGCCAAGGTATGGTGCCGTCAGGCAGGATACCGCAGGCTAAACCTGGTAGAAGCCGTATCCTATACCGGAAGCCGGGACCCCCGGCGGGGGGATCGGGTGGAGCAGAAGCCAAAGAAGAAAAAGCGAGGTCCCGTGCGGTCGCTCACGCTCCGGCAGGCTTACATAACTCTACCTCCGTCCATGTCAATAGCGAACCTCTGGCGGCATTGTCCGGTATGACGGCGGTAGCCTTACCTTGGGTGTCCCAGCGTGTCCCCCACCAACCTTTCCCCTTTGGATGCCTTGGGGTATGTCATGGGAGATAAGAAGCCAAAAAGAAAAAAGGAGTGGTCGCATACCGTGAGGCAGGATAAGGATGTCCCCCGCCGTCCACGCGCGTAGCGTACGTGAACTTCACTGCCCTCGCTATTGTAGCCAGCCGTAGACATACATGGCTTCGTTCGCCCTACCCCACCAGCTTTTCCTTTTGGATTCTCGTAAATACATGCTAGTCAGCATATATCATGTTGATTATGGCAAAATTTCTTGACAACGATATTTTTTTTAACTAGTTTTGCTGAAAACTAATTTCATATGGCTGAACAAAGGAAAGCTTTCGTATTCGCATTACCTTATGATACTAGACTGGATATGATCCAGCAGTTCTTAAGGATATACAACGGCTATCTGGATTCTAAGGGTAGGAGCTTGATTACCGAAAGGACGATAAACTTACTTTCTTTCTACATCAACTACGGATACTCGGATGATACCAGGGCTAAGTACATGGATTGTCATGGACAGAAGGAATCTTACGTCGCTGTCCTGAACAACGAGCTTAAACGTGGGGGTTTTCTGGTGGACAAGAAGAACGGTAATTTCCGTACCCGTGAGTTGTCTATTGAGATGAGAAGCCTACGTAACTATTTCGTGCTTGACGGGGAGGGTGATGATACCCGTGTAATGGGATTCGTATTCAAGAGAAACAAATTGGATATTGATGGGTAGGAATCTTATTTCATTCGATAGGGATATCGTTGATGAGGTGGTAAGAAGATCTGATGGGAAGTTCACCAAACAACAGGTAGAGTGGTGCATGAAAGCATCCGTATCTTACATCCATCATCTAGCTAGGTATACTGACAATATATCTATCAGAATACCGTTTATCGGATACGTTATATGCAATCTTCGTGAGATGCGTGTAAGGCGTGATAAGATACGTCGGATATTTGTCAAGGAAGGTAATCGTTATCCGGATGAAAGGATGCCTATTGAGCTTGATTGTCTGGATAAGAAGATTAAGGCAATAGAGGATATGGAGGGGTTAAAGAACGGAGATCCTCTTATACGTGATAATCATGAGGCCATGTATCAATGTCGGTATGGAATGACATGGGAACAATTACAGGATTTTCAACAAAAACAGTTTAAAAAATAATTATCGTGCAAACAATTGGTAAGGCCCAAGTAATAGCCCAGGCTTGGGAAGATAGTTTATTGGGCAGGATTCCTAAGGATAAGAAAGATTATCCCGAATGGTATAAGAATCGTCTTGAATTATGTAAGAAATGTCCTAAGAACTCTTCTAATATCGCTTTCTTTAAGTTACCTGCTAAGGTAATATTGCAAAGATTGATGGGTAGGCAGGCTTGCTCGTTGTGTGGTTGTTTTATCAAGGAGAAGGCTTGGATGAAGACTGAGGTATGCCCGTTGAAATTCGTAGAAGGAGAGAAAGCCAAATGGAATGCTATGGAGGTCATAACCGCCGATCATAACGATTTTAATATCGAGTGCCCTAACGATTCCTTTGATATAGGACTTACGGATGACGAGAGCGAGTTTTATCTAAATATTTTTGATCAGAAAATAGGTGATAAGATAGAAATCGTGTTATTTATCACCCATAAAGATGGTTTCCATGTCAAGGAGCATCATCTTGGATGTGGATGTATGGGAGACGTTTCATATAACAAACATCCTGACAATGAGAATAGAACTATATTTAGGATGACATTGGATACCTCAAAATATACGGAAGGTCATTTTGAGAAACATCTATCTCTTATGGGTTATACGAAGGATGATCCTGAACGTAATTTCAAACATTTCCCGCTACGTATTATAGGGGAAGCTTATAAGTAAATACTATGCGAAGTCCCGTAAGAAGTAATATAGATGATCGTATCCATGCTCTTATTGTTATGGAAGTCGGTTGCCGTGAGTTACCCGAATATTCGCTGGGTGATATACTTTACTCCGCTTTAAGGAGAGTTGCTAAGGCTAATGGTGGTAACGTACGCTTCTTGCGGGATGTTAGTACCAGGGATTTATTAAGAATAATAGATCAGAGTATCAGTGATGAGATCGAGTTAAACAACAACGATTATAATGCGTAATATGGAAGATAAAGATATAAAAACAGAGATCAGGGATTATCTTAAAGAAGAGGCGGATACCCATATAAGGCATTGGATAGCCATAAAGCGTGAGAGCAAGCGTCTGTATAGCGATATTGAGGATAGGACTAAGAAGATAGCCCTTAAATCATCTTCGTTGATAAAAGAGGAGGATTTTGTCGTTCTTCATGAGATGACCCATAAGATACAGATGTTGAATATAGAGGCTGTAAAAGTCAATTCTAGGTTGATGTTCATAATCCAGTTGGCTACCAGCTTCGGTATGGATCTGGATTTAGATACGACATATGCGTCCACCGCCAAGGGTATTATAGAAGACAGGACATCTGGATTCGTGTTTTATGATGACAAGGAACGTCTGAGATATGCCGACAAGGAGCTTGAGGATATGTTCCATGACATGAGCGTGACGGAAGTAAGTAAGATCGGGGTTGTTCAGTCTTATGAGCTTCTTATGAAACAGTATAACGAGTTTAAGGATATGAAAGCCAATGCCACAGGGAAGACGAAAGCCGACGAGTAAGGACGCTGCTCGGGTCAATGATAATCTTGAGGTCATAGCTAAGGCTATAAACGACGCTAAGACTTATATTGATAAACATCCTTGGGATAAGGAGAAGCCGGAGGATATGGCTAGGGCATTTGACTTCATATCAAAATTAATCGATAAGATAAATACATGGAATGATTCTTATATGGAGAAGAGCGGGATCATGGATGTATATAGGTCTGTAAGCAATGTCCAGAAAAAGGAACGTAAGGGTCAGGTTTCTGGTGGAATCGAGTCTGTTTTAAAGGATATTATGAAATGAGTTTAAGTACGAGTCCAGAATTTTATGTAAACATGAAGAATCCCCCTGTATGGAACGATCTGTTCGGATGGGAGGATCAGGATGATGATGTTAAGCAGTTCTTTACAGAGGAGGCTTATAAGGTCAAGAACGGGATAACTATCAACGGTACGTTCATCCCGCCATGGCTTTATTGGCATGTTAATTTCTTTCCCGTATTCCAGGATCTTCCAAACGGGGAACGTGTGCCAGCGATCAGTCGTTTGCGTGACAATGAATGGTTTTTCGCCGAGATGTACCAACGTGCCCGTCAGGAGAAGAAAGGGTTGGGGATGTTTGGTACTCGTCGTTTTGGCAAGGCTCTTCTGGACTCGGAGCTTATATACACTCCTTATGGTTCCAAGAAAATAGGATTCGCCGACATAGGAGATATCATATACGGTGATGACGGGAATCTTACTACCATAGTGGGCGTATATCCTCAGGGATTCGTTGATACGTACAAAGTGACCTTTGAGGACGGTCGCAGCGTGGTGTGTTGCGGGCAGCACCTGTGGAAGGTCAAGTATCATGGTGGTTGTAAAGTCATGAGTACGATGGGTATTATCCACTCTGACTTCTCTAAAATGACTATAGATATGGGGGATGCGGTTGATTTTCCTGAGCGGCGTTGGCTGATATCACCCCAGCTCATGGGGTCTCTGGTCGCCTCCTTCCTTTGTGGCGCTACCGACAGGATCTTTGAGCTAAGCAAGAAGGAGATGGATGATGTCATTTATTCATCCAAAAAACAGAAAGAGTTATTTATAAGCTCGTTCATGAAGATCGCTTGCGGTATAAGCACCGGCGATGATCGTTTTAAGGTCGTTTATAAAAGCGAGTATATTATATCCTTTGTAAGGAAAATATTTTGGTCTATGGGATATTATTGCGTCATGGATGGTGATGATATGTATATATCCAAGGCCCATAACAGACTTAGGATATCCGATATAGATTATTACGGGAAGTATAAGGCTACTTGTATTGAGGTAGATAATAAATCTCATCAGTTTCTTACTACCAATTTTGTCGTATCCCATAATACGACTATCATGTCATCCCTTCTTCAGATGAACGCTACCATGACGATCGGGCTTAGTCATTCCGTGGTAGGTTTCAGCGATAGCGATTTATCTAATATAGGTGAGTATTGTGAGTATGGTCTTGATCATGTGCATCCTTTTTTCAGGATCAACAGGACCAAGACCGACTGGAGTTCGGGCGTTACATTAGGCAAGAGGATGTCCAATGGCGTACGTGATATCCATGCCATTATCTCTATAGCCAACATCAACATGGGTAGGAAGACCTCCACTCAGAAGACGGCTGGTTTGACACCGGCTACGGCTATTTTCGACGAGGTTGGTAAGGGACCTATCAAGAAGCCGTACACTGCCGCTATGCCTTCCTACGACACTCCTTACGGCTGGCGTCTTAGCCCTATCTTGGCTGGTACTGGTGGTGAGATAGAATTATCCAAGGACGCTCAAGAAATGTTTTCTGATCCTGAGACCTACAATCTTCTGGTTATGGACTGGGATATTTTAAATCGTAGAGCCATGAAAGGGAAAACATGGAAAGAACGGAAATGGGCGATGTTCGTTCCCGGTCAGATGGCTAACTCCGGTGTTAAGAGAACTATAGGATTGGGCGATTATCTTGGTAATCCTGATGACAAGAAGCTTAATAAGATCAAGATCGACGCTACTGATTTCGAGGCTAGTACCAATAAACTTAATGAGGAACGGAAGAAACTATCTACAAAAGATAGGGTTGCGTACACTTCTCATACCATGTTCTATCCATTTACGATTGACGACTGTTTTTTAAGCTCATCCCAGAACCTATTTCCGGTCGAGTACGCTATCAAGCATAAGAATGATCTCCTTGAGTCGGGGCAATATAGCGGTATGCTGTGTGATGTTTTCCTTGAATCGGGGAATAAACTTGGTACTACTAAATCGAATAAGCAATTGGCTGGTTTTCCGTTTAGCGGCGGTGTTATTGACGCTCCTGTCCAGATATTCGAGATGCCTCAATCCAATAGGTTTGATGATTTTATTTATGTGGCGGGCCAAGATCCGTATAAGCAGGCCAAGTCTGATACTCCTTCATTGGGATCCTTTTATATATTCAAAAGGCGTGTTGGTATCCGAGATCCTTATGCCTATAGAATAGTTGCCTCTTACGTATCCCGCCCATCATCTATAGACCAATTCTGCCGTACGTGCGAGGTGCTTCAGAAGGGATATGGTGCTATATGTCTTATGGAGAACGCTGACCAGATGTATGAGCAGTATCTTAATCGGAAGAGCGGTATGCCGGCATCTTTCTTCTTATTCGCTGGTGAGGCAATAGCCAATAAGTATGTGAAGGCCGGCTCCCGGCAGAACAGCAAGTTAGGTCTATATCCTACCCCCGGTAACCAGAACCTGCTATTCTCGTGTGTCGTGGATTACTGTTGGCAGGATTTCGTTATTGGTTATGATGATCAGACTGGTCTTGATATAACTGTCAAGGGTATTGAGCTGATCGATGATATAGCCCTATTGGATGAGATAATACAGTATAAGCCCGGATTGAACGTCGATAGGATAATAGCCTTCGGGCATGCGTTGGTTCTCGCTAGGTATTTTGATGATAATAACTACATGCCTAAATCGAAGATAGATGAGATGAATAACGCTCGTAAGGAAGACGCTTATAAACACCATGAGGTGTATGCCTCTGCCTTTGGATCTGTATCTATAGGTGCGTTTCGGTAGTTTGGTGTCGCTTAATAGTTTATCTTTGCTAAAAACAATTGGATTGATATGGAGATTTTCAATAGAGATCATTCGTTTCCAGCAAAAGGAGCGCTATTAGGATTACCTCCTCAGGCTATTTCCACGAAGAAAAAGAACAGGAAATGGAAAGAGGATTGTATGGACGCTCTTGAGACGATAGGGTTGAAACAGTATGATCGCAACCAGATGTACCGTGACTATTATCTGATGGCGGATGGTAAGTTATCTTTTATGGAGATGGCGGATGTTATTCCTCAGTTAAGGAACGTACAGAAGCTAAGGAGCGATATAAGGATACCTTCTTTCTTGAAGCATTATGATATCATAGGTGGTATCGTAAATGCCTTTGAGGGATGGCTGACAAACCTACAGGATAAGTATACGGTTAACGAGGTAGGGGATATGGCTATAAGTGAGTATGAGGATACGATGTCAAACTTACTTCATCGTCATATACAAGAACAGTGGGATATTATCGTTAATCAGCGTCTTGTGGAGGCCGGTCTTGATCCTACGTACAATGAGTTTAATTCCGAGGAGGAGCGTCAGGCTTATGTTCAGCAAATCCAACAGGCCAAGGCGTCTATGACCCCTGATGATATCCAGAGGTTCATGAGTACAAGATGGAAGACGCAGGCGGCGGTATGGGGGGATCATACGATCGAGGCTGACCGTAGCCGGTTTTATATGGATGAGCTTGACAGGGAGAATTTCAGGGATCGTCTTCTTAGCGGAAAGATGTTCCGGAATCATTTCGTTGGCTTCGACTACTATCGTCCGGAGGTATGGAGTCCGATGGAGGTTTTCCATCCTGATGTGAAATACCCGCAATATGGATCTTATGTAGGTCGTCTTCATTATTACGAGGGTGTTGAGTTGATATCAAGATACGGCCATAAGATGACGGCCAAGGACAAGCGTCGGATTATGGGAGGTGATGATGATTATGAGGGATGGGTATCCAATGACGGTACTAGGTATGATCAGAAGAAAAAGAAGCCTTCTATTACCGGTATGTATGAGAATGAGGTTATTCCATGGAAAGGGTATCATGATTATGAATCTATCGTTGCGGCTGAGGATTACTATGGTGTTCCTATGGGAGAGTACCATACCTTCGGGCCGGACGGAGAGGAACACACCCAGCCCCGCTTCTTGCCCCGCTTCCATCCCTTTGGATATTTCAACTCCGGTATGGCCGATGGCAAGAGATATGAGATAGATTCCCGCCTTTTTAGAGTCATGGAGGGATATTGGGTATCCATGAAACCGGTATTCTTAATAACTTACATGACGGAGATTGGGATGGTGGATCAGGAGCTTGTGACAGATGAGCTTCTCCCGGAGTTCTTGGAGAAGAACGGTATCAAGAAAATGAAGAGGGTTATGGCCGAAGCCGTCAGTGATCCTGAGGTGAACACCTACATCTTGGAGTATGTCCCTGAGGTTAGGTTTGGCGTTAAGATCACCGGAGGTAATTTAATGGATAAGCCTATATATATTGGTGGGGATCCAATACCTCATCAGATACATGGTGATAGCAGTCTGTATGATTATGTCATTCCGGTTTCTGGATTTATAGGGGCTAGTCTCGCTGATCGCGTACAGCCGTTCCAGATGATGTATAACCTTGCTATGAACCAGCTATACAATAACGCCGAGAAGGAGATCGGTAAGTTCTTCTTAGGCGACTTAGGATTCCTGCCTACTGAATATAAGGATATGATGGACAAGAAGGGAGCTTTGGCTACTTTCATGCAGATCGTTAAGTCTGTCTCGTTTATGGGTGTAGGTGGTAATGACACAAACAATCCTTACCAGAATCCGCAGATGAGCAACATATATAATCAGTTCGGTGTATATGATCTTACTAATACGGATCAGATAAGATCCCGTATGGAAATGGCGTCTTACGCCTATATGATGGCTTATAGGATGATAGGTATATCCGAGCAGGCCATGGGTCAGTCAACTAGATACGAGAGTTCTACGGGTGTAAAACAGGGAGTTAACGCTACTATGCTACAGACCCAGACTTACTTTAATGATTTCGATGATTTCAAGAAACGGACATTGGATATTCATCTAGCCGTGGCTCAAGTATGTCAGAAGGAAGGATACGATTGGACCGTGATGTACAGGAACAGCGATCTTTCCTTGGCTTACATCAGTCTTACGGATAACAGCTTGTCGTTACGTCATCTTAATGTTATGGCTGTATCTAATTCCAAGAAACGTCTGGAATTGGAGAATTTGAAACAATATATATTACAGACAAATACGTTAGGTAATGACTTGCTTGATATCACTAGGATGATGAGCGCCAACTCAACGGCTGAGATGAATCAGATCGGAAGGGATGCCAGATCTTACGCCGATCGTGTAAGGCAAGAGGAATACCAGAATAAACAGCGACTTGTCCAGCAGCAAGCCGAGGCCGAACAACAGGCACGTAACGATGAGCATGAGAAGGATAAGGAGCTTGCTTACATCAAGGGTAATTTCGATTTACGGGGTAAGAGCATAATGGCCGCCGGTCAAGCCGCTAGGACTGAGAACAGCTCAGAAGGTATGGATTACGTTGAGGCTATGGCTGATAGGGCCTTGAAGGAACGGGATCTGGACATCCGGGAGGAGGATATGAGAACCAGACAGGCTAACGCCGAGGCTGAGCGAAGATCTCGTGAGGATATAGAGAAAAAGAAGTTGGAATTAAAAGAAAAGGAGATATACGCTAGAAACAAACGTTCTGATACAGATAGGTTTACGTCAATAATAAACAAGAATTGATTACAAGTTTTGTAAATATTTTTACAAAATCTGTAATCATTTTGGCGTAAAATTCTGTCATATACTATAATGGGTTTGATTTAATTGGTAATTAGATTAATGATAATTTTGTAAAAAGCAAAAAAGGAAATTGTATGAATGACATGGGTGATTTCGCTAAGGGTTTTAAGACCATGAGTGTCGAGGAGCTTTTTTACCGTGGTGACGGTGATGGCGATAAGAATAATATTGAGGGTAAATATGATAAGGATGGTAATCTTATAGATGACACCAAGAAAGAACCTGCCGACGGCGGATCGGCTGACGGTGGCGGGGATAAGGGCGGCGATGCGGCCAACCCTGACCCGGATTCCCTTGGCGAAGGCGGTGCTGATAATAATAACGTGGTATCAGGGTTTAACGGGAAATCTTTCTTGGAGAAGATGGCCGCCAGAGGTATCATAGACAGTATCGAGAACCTAGATATTATGGTAGATGATAAACCGGTCGATCTTTCTACTATCACTAAAGAGGATGATTTACTCGATATAGTGGAGGGATTGATCAAGGATAAGGCTGATGAGTTGTTGAAAGACAAGGTTGATACCGGGTCGATGTCTGATTTCATGAAGAAGATGATAGAGGTGGATAAGGCCGGTGGTAACGTTGGTCAACTATTAAGCCAATATCAGAGTATTCAGGCTCCGTTGGATAACCTTGATATGAGTAATAAAAATGATCAGCTTGCGGTTATCCAGCATTATTATAAGATGTTGGGTATGCCGGAAGATGAGATAAAGGATAATATGGAAATGATGATTGGTAAAGGCGATGAGTTTATCGAGTCTAAGGCCAATAAGTTCCATGATATCCTGAAAAAGGAGATGGATAACCTTATCGAGGAGGAGAAGAAAAAATCCGAGAAAAGGAAACAGGAGTTGATTGAGCAGATGAAGATCTATAAGAAAGGTCTTAAGACGTCTATAAGCTCAGGATTCCAGTTGACTGACACGATGATAGGTAAGGCTGTCGATTTCGTTACCAAGCCGATAGACAATCAAGGTCATACGGCTATAGATAAAGCTTATTCGGAGGCTATCAAGAATCCGGACATGGCCGCTGATCTGGCCTTGTTCTTGATGAATAAGGACGAGTTCCTTAAACAGAAAACTAACAAGGTTAAGATGGAGGTCAATAAGAAGACCATAACTCTTCTTTCTGGCAATAAGGGAGGAAAGCAGAATAAAAATAATATCGATAATGATACTATAGAGGCTAACTTCCTTGATCTGAGTGGATCAAAGAGTGTATAACATTAAAAATAAATAGAAATGAATCCATTTTTGACAAAAAGTTTTCCGGCTACCGTGAATGGTGATAACGTTATTGCCTTCACCGATGCCAAGAACTATAAGACTTCGCTCGTAGAGCATAACTTAGGCTCATTGGCGAGCTGGTATTATGAGGATCCCGACAAGAATCATTTGGGTCTATTGAACTTGTTCTCTAATATCGCTAACTATCCTGTCCCGATGTATATGGGTATGATTAATAACGGCGCTACGATCTCCGTTAACGGTATTGGAGCTTCTTTCCGTTATGATTTACCTGTTACAAAGACATTCGCTGTCGTTACGGCTGAGGATACTTCAGGTCATCATCTAAAACCGGGTATTGACGGTAGTTTGTTTGATATCGTTTTGAATACCTCTGAGTTTACGGCTTATGATGTCATCACCTATGACGCCGCTAACGGCTGTAATATCCTTATCTCAGGTGAGATCCCGTCTAAGACAGAAGGTGACTTGACACGTTATTGGTGTCGTGTTATCGGTGGTAAGGCTAAATACTTCCCTAAAGAGAAATTACGTCCTGGTATCCGTTATTGGAAGATCGGTCATGCTCTTGGTGAGTACAGCACTCAGTTCTCTAAGGTATCTGGAGCTGACAAGGCCGGTTCCATGACCTGTGAGTTCCGTTTAGGAAACCACCGTGGTGTTGAAGGAGAGACAACTATGTATGCTGGTATGAAGTCCATGCAGGCCGCCCAGAACAGCACTTCAGAGTTTGTGGAGACCGCTCTTCGTCGTATGAATGCCATGAGAAGTGAGTATGAGGGTAATATTCCTGATCTGGCTATTATCGGTAAGACTGTTAATGGTAGACTTGATTTGCGTACAGCTAAAGTAGCCTCTACGTTGGAGGTGTTCTGTATGGCTGAGTTGGTTAAGCTGGAAGCTAGACAGTTGATGTGGCAAGAAGGTGGTATTATCATGGATCAAAATGGTCCTATCCATTTGAATGAAGGTATCTATCGTCAGCTTCGCCGTGGTTACACTATCTACTATAGCCGCCCGATGGGTATTACTAAGGATACGCTTATGGCTGCCGCGGCTTATATTTTCCGTGGACGTCAGGATCTTCCTATTACGGAACGTAAGATTAAGTTCAAGGTAGGAGCTATGGCTATGATTAACTTAGAGAAGTTGATCAGGGAATCGTTCTTCACTACCTTGCAGAACTTAAGCTGGGGTATGGGAAGCGATAGGATGTTGCCTTCTAATCCTATTTCCGGTACTAACGACGCCATGATCTTAGGTCCTGTTCAGGTTAAGGGAGCTTTCATCCCGGGCATCGGTAATGTTGAGTTCGAGCATGATCCTTCTTTGGATTACGCCGACATGACAGATCGTAGCGAGTTGGTGAATGGCATGTATCCTAGATCCTCTTATTCTTGTATTATCGAGAATATCACTGACGCTGGATCGACTAACGCGTATTCCGCTATTCCTAATACGGCTAACGCTAAGTTAGGTAATATGAACAACAACGTATTCTATATCAAACCAGAAGGTGTAAGTATGTGGTGGGGTTATGAATACGGTCGTTGGGCACACAAAGCCAACGGTAATGAGATCGTATCATCCTTGCCGGGCATGAAAGAGCAATTCTGGTGCCACTCCGCTTCCGCAGCATGGGTTATGGATAATAGTAAGTTCTTGATTATCGAGCTTCAACCGAACTACTTCGGCTAAGTTTTTTCATATATGTAATTTGGTTTTTAGAGGGGAGGATATTCCTCTCCTCTTTTTTAAAGTAACGCAAAAAGGAAATGAAAGAAATTTTAAAATCAAGGAAGGTATTGGCCGAGGTAAACGGTTTTAATATCATGTCAGATACCTTATATGAGGTTGTAGGCAAACACGATGGAAGTGCTCCTCAGGCCTTTCAAGACGCTAATATAGCTAAAGCTCCGTTCCCGGAGAACGCTACTCACGTATGTTGCCCTTGGGATGATTTCTCCAAGGCCTATAACACCGGTTTTTATCCAAGATCAAGATGCTATAATGGTCTTGACAAGAATGAGATCGACAGGCTCGTCAAACAGCGGGTAGATAATATCATGAAGCCTTTCGAGGAAATGTCGCAGATGGATCTATCTCAAACCAATTTAGAATTTTGGGATGACGCTAAGGATAAGATCTTCATGGGTAAGGTTTATAATACGGCTAATACCGTAGATCTATTTTATTTATATCTGGCTGTATTTTCCGGCATGTTGACTCCTCAGGAAATGGATGGCGATCCTGTCTTCATGAACTCCATGTTCTGTTTCGTGGAGAAAGACAATATGAAGGATTTCGTTCAGCAGCGTGAGATCAATAAGATGAACATCAGCTATAAGTTTATCAGCGCCCTTAAGAAAGGCGGCGACGATCGTCAGGCTGTCATCGATCTTCTTCTTTACATCGGTATCGTAACTCGCCCGGATTTCACGGAGGATGAGTATTATACAGGATCTCTATCAAACTGGATGAATGAGAAGAAGACCAATGTTGATTATCTGCTTGATATCTGGGATCGGTCATTGGAAGGTGATTTCAAGGAAGTTCTTGAGTTTTACCGTATCGTAAACGTCCTTCAACGAAATGGTCGTATCAATATGACTCCATCCGGATTACAATATAATGGCCAGATCATAGGACCTGACGTTCGGACATCCGCTGAGTTCTTGGCTACCAAGAAAGACTTTATTGACATAAAGGCTAATGTATTGGATGAGTATGAGGAGATCATATCTATGTCTAATATCGATGATAAGTCCAAGACCAAGAAGGTTAAGGATATTAAGAAGAAGGATGACGTAGAGGAAGGTGATAAGGTTAAGGAGGAATGACGATGACAATCCAAGAAGCGTATCTAAGGTCTTTGCAGAAGAACGAGCAGAATCTGGCCAATGGCGGGATTAAGCTGGATCCGGGAAGGTTCGTGTTGTTGTTCAACGAGGCCCAAGACCGGTTGGTTAAGTACTATCTCAATAGGAAGGATGACGAGACTATACGCTCCATCCAAAACCTTCTTGTTTATTGGATGTCGTTGGATAATGCGGGTAGGATGGATGACCCTGAGTCTACGTCCTTTAACTTACCTGATGACTATCTATGGTTCTCTAACATAAAAGGCGTTTTCTCATACAAAGGGTGTGAGGCCACTGATTTCGTTATGTGGGAGGCTAAGAACGAGAATATCCATGAGCTTCTTGGAGACGAGAATAACCGTCCTTCTTACGACTACCGTGAGACATTCTACTCCATAGGGAACGGGAAGGTCGTGGTCTACGAGTCAGGCTTCCGTACCGAGGAGGTTAAGATGACGTACTACCGCCGTCCTGTCAGGGTGGACCTGTCGGGGTATATCAACGCCGCCGGTATCCAGTCCACGGACATCGACCCGGAGCTGCCCGATTATCTTGTGGAGGAGATTCTGGATATGGTCGCTAAACAATTCAGCCTTAACGAGAACGAGTTGCAGAGGTATCGGCTTGATAAGGATAATGTGGCTTCTTTTAAATAAACAACGTTAGTTTTGATTGATAAGCCTGCTCAGAAATGGGTAGGCTTATTTTTTATCATCCTATGCATATTTTCTGGAATCGGAGATTTCTCCGACTCCAGAAATCGTAAGTATGGTTTTTGTGTTTTACAAAATATTTAATATAATGATTTTATATTGGAATATTTTTTATCTATATATTTTTACGGTAAAACTTTTATTTATATATTTGCGTCGTATTAAATAATTAAATATATATAATATGAAAACTAATGTTGTTATGATCTCCAAGGATAGGGATCTTTTTGGTGTTACTATCAAGCAAGACACTAAAACGTCTTTCATGTCGTTGACTGATTTACAGGAAGCCTATACAAGGAAAAGGATTCAGGAGGGATGGAATGATAAGAGAATAGAGAATATTCTTTCTAACAAGGAGAGTGCTGAGCGAATATATTATATTCTTGAAAAACAAGGATATATGATAGAAACAGGATTTCCTGTTTTTATGGAAATGGTTGAAAAAGAGTCTCTTATAAAAGTAATGAAAAAGTTTGGCGCTTATAAGACGGTTGGTAGGGGCGAGAACAGGAGAACTATGTGTAATCCTTATATATGGGTTCTTGTAGCTATGGAATTGAATCCTATGTTGTATGCCGAGGTTGTTACGTGGTTAACTGATAAGCTTATTCTTAATAGAATAGAGGCTGGTGATAGGTATAATGCTTTGTCTAGGGCAGCTTCTAGATTTAAGGATGTAGATTATGTTAAGATCGCCAAGGGTCTTAATTATATTGTTTTTAATATCCATGAAAGTATAATCAGGAATAAAGCCACGGAAGCTGAGCTGAAGGAATTGGAGCAAATACAGGGCAATCTTATATGGGCTATAGATATGGGTTATATAAAAAGTTTCGATGAACTTATTGATATGATGAGGAAGATGTATAAGAAAAAGTGGCTTAAATAATGTTTTTACAAAAAATGTAATTTATTTATATGCTTATACACTCGTAATCGTGTTTTATTGTCGTGAACTCGTTTATTATTATGTTTGTGTTAGGTAAATGATTTTTAAACTGAAATATTGATAATATGTTGCACAGACCGCAAGACCGGGTACTTTTCGTATCCCCACACGCTAAGATGGTGGATGTTGATTCCATCTTCTTGAAGGAAGGACAGATCGGTATTTACGATACTAAAGATACTTCCGAGAACGGTTGTAAGGCCGTGATTGATTTTACCGGTAAGCCTCGTAACGACAAGCGTTATGAGATCCGTATCGGTCGTAATGAACAAGCGGCTTCCCGCTCTATCTATGATAAGGATTTTTCCACGCCGTTATTCTCCTTGAACGAGATCACGGAGATCTACGCTTCTTGGCCGAAGAAAGATCATGCTTATGTCGATGATGTTATCTTAGGATACAATGGTGTTTCTGATGACACGGCATTCTCCGTATCCAAGGGAGACCGTATCGCTATCCGCTTGGTTCTCGCTGGTCGTGCCTTTGAGCTTCTTGGCTATGAGGAGGGTCGTGTTGAGATCAATGACGCCATTCTTTTGGATGATTGTGATAATACGCCAAATCAATGCGAGGAGTGTGATCCTTGCGAGGAGGTTGATTTGTTGCCCGCCGTCCTGAAATGTATCGAGAGGATGAAGAACCAGCCTATTGCTGGTGGTGGAAAGGTATCTGATTATATCGATATTACTCCTGTTACAAGATGCACCAATGAGGCTACGGAGCCTGAGACGGAAGATGTCAACTTCTATTGTATGGAGGTATGTGATACTGGTGATGATCTGGCCTTGGCTGAGGTTCGCGCCCAATATCCGGGGTTGAAGATCGTACGAGAGACTATTGAGGGTAGCATGTCACGTTATAAGGTTATGAAGAAAGGGGCTAAACCTGCTGACTATACCCAACGTCTTATCTCTATCATGAAAGGATGTACAGATTGTCCTCCTAATTATACGGAAGTTAAGGGTGGTTATCTTTATTCTATTTCTTTGGAGGATGATGGTGTTGATATGTCTACTACAGTAGAATCTTTACCTAACGTGGTAGCTGATACGGTTAATAAGATGAGCCAGATCAAGGGATCGGGTTTGTATATTGCGGCCACTTCTAAGAAATTGACGAGTGATGAGATTTCTGCTTTTGTGGAAGCTAATCCTACGGCTATCATCTATTACGTTGCTAAGACATCTGATATGTGTGAGAATCCTACGGTTCGTACCGCTTCTTGGTCAGCTTGTGGTTCTTGCAAGGTATCTACAGAAAAGTATTATATCACTATACCGGATGACGAGTGCGGAAACAGTGCTTTGGAGGAAATTCAACAGGCTTTCCCGGAACTGGAGATCACTGATTACGGCACTCCTGCGGCTTGCCAGCATAGCTTCCAGACAACGGTATATACCAATATGTTGTGCGATGAGTGTGACAAGGTATTTGAAGGATTCTTCACCAGCAATGCTCCGGCTTCCTATCGTAACCGTATGTGGAAGAAATTGGAGTCGGCTCAGGAACTTGGCTCTAACTGTAAGTGCGGTATCCGTTTCCGTGGCAAGGAAATGTTATTATCTCCGTCAGAGTGCTTGATGGATCAAATGACATATATCGAGGATAGCGTTGAGATCGTTGGCGCTAGCGGCGGTTATCCTGATTCTCTTGACGAGGGATCTCCTATCTGGTGGGATCAACTTCATTTCGAGAGATTGTCTAGCAAAGCCCCGCGTACTCATGTAGGCGGTAATATGATGGATGACGAGTTGAAGGGTTACGCTCATTTCAACGGCTTCCCGAAACATCAGGATTTCATGGGGCGGACGTTCATGAACGAATATAGTCGTGTAGAGCAAACGGCTCAGTACGTTGACTTCCAGATTACGCTCAATCCTCATAGATACGCTCAGGGATTCGGAAAGGTTATCGCCGATGATCCGGTTAACCTGATCTTACGTGTACGCTATGGCGCTCATGAGGGTGTTCAGGAGATGATCAATATGATCGGTGCTGCCGCTGGTCTTGGTCCGGCCATCGTAACCGAGCCGAAATAAAGAACCTTTTTTGCGTTCGTATATTTCCTAAAGGGGAGAGATTCAATTCTCTCCCTTTTTTTAATCTATAATAAATGGTTGTGATGGAGGAGTGAAGTTTGTCGTGTATCTAGGTATGTTTGATATTCTCATCTCGTCTATAATACCGCCTGTCATATTATCGCTAGACCCTGTTCTTCCTCCTATACATATATCGTAGTCTTGTTTTGATATGTTTTTTTTCTTGTTAAATTTATTTATACCATTAATATATAATCCACATGATTTGTTATTAGATGATAATGCTATGTGATTCCATCCTATCTCTAAGACAGAAGAGCTTACGCTTTCATAATCGTCGAAATTTCCATATATGATATTATCATACCCTATATAGAAGGCAAATCCTGTAGGGCTTCCTGCTATATCAGATGTTATAAATCCTTGTTTTGAACTTTTATTCGTACAATAATACCATAGTTCTATGGTATAGTTCCCTTCGGATATAATATCCCAGAACCATTGTGATTGGTCGAATATTATAGGGGCGCTGTCGAATTTAGCGGCTTGATCAAATTTTCCTGAGACATATGATCCCCCCCCATGTGACAGGACCTACGTTCTTTCCGATATATTTGAAATCATTGTTAAAATGAAATAACAATATCGTGTTGTTGGCTTTTTTGTTAAAGAACATTCTTCTTCTCATACATCTTATGTTTTTAATTACGTTCAAAAATAATTATATATATCTTTGAGGTGAATAATTAAACGATATAATATGTCCGCTATTAATGAGTATTTAAAGAGACTGGCTTCTATATTCGGAAGCATGGGTTTCTCCGTTCCGCCAGATGACTTCTCAGGGGTTGTAATAGACGGAAAGACGTATCCGGTCATGATGAGGAATGACGGGTGTTACGTTTACTTCGATGATAAAGGAGTAAAGAGACTTGTAAGCGATGTCCCTAGAAAGGACTATCAGTTCATTAACATCAAAGACGCCCGTGTGTCGATCGTCAACCAATGCTATCGTACGCCGGGTGGTCAGGTAGAGGCTCGTATCCATACCTATATGAATAATAAGGGAGAGATACTGGCCGAGAAGATATTTATCATCAACTCATCTGATATCGATATTCCTATCGGCAGTGAGTTTGATAAGATTCCTGATGGGTGGGTGGCTATGGATTGCAGTATAGCCGAAATGACCGATCGGGAGTTGATATTTGTAAGCAAATGTTATGCCACGGAAGGGGGCAAGGTCCAGATCGAGGGCGTAGAGTCAGTTGACCCCCAACTGAATCCCGAGGTATCCCATTACGAGGTGGTGAATACGACAGACGATAGTAATCCTATCGGTACGGAGTATGACGCTATCCCCGACACATGGAATCGTATAGTATGTGATTTCCCGGACATGACCCAAAGGGAGATAATACCGGTTCTTAAATGTTTTGATACCGGTACCGGGAGAGTGCAGATAGAGGGATATAAGATATTTGATTATGAGATGGGTACCAGAAAGGAATGGTATCGCATCAAGCAAAGTACCGATCCTGATAATCCGGTAGGTAATTTTATCACCAGCATAAGCGATGACTGGGTTGAGGTCGTTTGTGACTTCACGGATATGGAGGATCGTGATATTGAGGTAACTGTAGAATGTTATAAGACACCGGCCGGTAAGGTGAAGCTGGAGGTTCTCACGTCATGGGACGGGAATATAGGGGTTAGGGATAAGAGTTATAAAGTCCTGGAGACTACCGATCCGTCACAGCCTGAGGGTGCCAGCTTCATTTCCTTGCCAGATACTTGGATAAGGGCTGTCTGCGATTTCGATGATATGGAAGAACGTGACATTAGATCTTACATTGAATGCTACGATGGAGGTAACGGCCATGTCAAGCTTCGTAGGTTAGTTTCTTATGACTCCAAGATAAAGGCCAGATATACCCGTTTCGAAGTCCTTGAGTCGGATGACGCTGGCTTCGTCCCGGGGACCGACTTAGCTACCCTTCCAGAGAGTTTCTCTTTGGTTCCATGTGATTTCACGGATATGGAGGATAGAAACGTTCAAGTATATCGTGAGTGTTATGCTTTCAAAGGACAGCGTATTGAGGTGGATAAGGTTGTCTCTTATGACGGTGATCTAGGTGATAGGAAGGCCAAGTATATTGTACGTGAGAGCGAGGACGGCGCTATCTTAATAGATCAGGAATATGATGAGATCCCTTTTGGATGGAAGAAATCTCCTTGCGATCTTGAGAACCTTCGTGACAGGCATGTATCTTACTATGATCAGTGTTATGTCACGGAGAACGATAAACGGGTTAAGATCCATAATATCGTTATATATAACTCTTTAGGATATGAGTGGTATCATTTCTACGAGGTTACGCAGTCAGAGGATGATAAATATGAGGTAGGCGATATTAACTCCTCTATGATTGATAAATGGAGTAGGGTTGAGTGTGAGATGCCTGATATGGAGAACCGGGTCTTGGATACGGTAGAGACATGCTACGATACCGGTAAAGGTACGGTCAAGATCAGGCGTCAGGAAATTATTGACTATAAGCTTAATGTCCGAGAATTTGATTATAAGATCGTGGAGTCAACCGATCCTGATCATCCCACCGATACTACCCCTACCCAAGATACGGTTAGTGGCTGGACGGTAATAAGCTGTGACCTTAATATCATGGAGGTAGATGACTGTTATGAGGTTGGCGGTCATAAAATCCATTTAAAGGGATTCAGGACGGTCAATCCGGCGTTACAGGATATTAAGTCCATATTGTATGTCGTGTACTCTGATCATCCTGATTATCATGCTGGAGATGAGCTTAACTCTATTCCAGAGGGGGCTAAGGTCACGATCTGTGATTATGTGGATAAAAGCCAAAGACATATGGTCCCGGTGCGCGAGTGCTATGAGGTAGCCGATGGCCGGTTCTATGTGGAGGGAAGTCGGTTGATGGATAATAATATGGTCGTTGAGCGGATGTCGGTGATGGTGCTGGAGTCATCCTCCCCGACCTACCCGGTAGGTACGACACTGACCTCCATTCCTGATGGCGCTACTATCGTGGCTTGTTTATGTCAAACCTGTTAATTCTCTAGCTATGGTAAAAGTATGTAATGATTATTTTATGATTGACGCTTTAGCCGGAGGTCAGGTCATAAGAAAGAGAAAATATCGTCGTGAGAATACGATGATCGGATATAAGTGGTATGATTATAATGGGGTTGAGGTTATCGACCCCATTGAGATATCACGTCTTGATAGTCTGGCTACCAAACATCAGCGTGTGGATCAGGCTTACGATGACCATGCTGTTTTCATGTCATCAACCAACTACGTCAATAGCGTATCCGGTATCCCTATGGACAAACATATGGTTGTGGTAGAATGGAGGCCGGAAAGCGAACAGGGGTTTGTTACGATGGCTCATGAGCAAGGTCTGGAAGGTGATAGCTATTATATCGTTGTCATCAATACAGGTGATAAGCAGGCTACTATCTACACCCCCGTAGATCCCGAGGATCCAAAGGATGGTACCTCTAGGGCGGATGATGGCGATAATATCTCCGTGGGAGGATCTTATGTCTCTATATCCCCCAAGCAGGTAGAGCGGATAAGGGTTACTTTTCGTGATGGTAAATGGTATTATGAGTTAGTCGCAAAGACATATCCCAGCAATACCGGAGGCATTAAGATCGGGGATGTTGATTATGTTACTTTCAGGTATTTATGGGAGCCAAGTTCCGGAAGGGACTTGGATACGATGACGGAAGCCCTTAATTCTAATGTTCCCACCATAGATAATCTTGCTGTAGGTTGGTCTGGTCCCGGAAATGGAGATAGTTCTGTTAGGGAAGTCCTTAAATGGGGTGGTGATAATACAGGGCCCGGTAAGGAATGTGTTTGGATGTCGGTTAAGGATTTAAGGGCTAAGTATTATGATATCCTACCTGAAGAGACGTATTTCATGGCCTACGCTACATGGTTTGGATCTAAAGGTACGGGTAAATGCTCTTTTGAGCTTGTCGGATACAAGGGAGGTACGATGAGCCAAGATGGATATAATTTTATAAATACCGGTGGATCTGTTGTATATCAGAATACATATGATTTTGTATGTAATACCCATAAAGGAGCTGGGTCGTATAAGACATCTTACGAGAAAGTAGCCCGTATTACTTATAATAAGCTCACCAATGAGGTCTATATGTCTATAGGCGATGCTATAGATCAGGAGGATAATTATGATAAGCTGGAGCGGGAGATCAATAATATAAAGGAAAGACTTAGCGATGTCGAGAGCGAGTTGGCTGTCGTAAGACGTATAGCTGAGGGCAAGAACACGGCGTATATCTTTGATACGGTCGATGCCATGAATGAGTGGCTGGCGGTTCCGGAGAACACGGCTAAGCTTCGTGTGGGGGACAGCTTCTGGATCAGGGAGCAGGATGTGCCTGATTATTGGTGGGATGGAACTCAGGCTTTAGAGCAGGAAGGTCCGAAGGTGGATTTGTCTCCTTATTATACGAAAGATGAGATTAATAATATTGTTAATGATATCAACCAGAAGATAGAGGATAAGAGTACGTCGATCATCTTTGATACCTATATCCAGATGAAGTCTTTTGTGGATGATCCTACCAATGCCGACAAGCTTAAGGAAGGTACCATCTTGTTGATACGAGAGAAAAACGTACCTGATTATTATTACGATGGAGCTGGGATAGTTAAGATGGAGGCTGACGTAGAACAATGTCTTTACGTTACTTTAGCCAATAAGCCTACGGAAAGCACCGTTAGTTATACCCAAGATCGGGAGGTGACTAATTTCACTCCTGGAGCTATAGCTAGATGGGTTGACGCTGACGGTAATGACGTGTTCTATAAGCTTGTGGAGGTAGTAGGAGGCAAGGCTAAGTGGATTACTCTTATCGATACTAAATACGGTAATGTGACGCTACAGAGCACTTATGACAAGAACTATGAGATCGTGAATATCGTATCTGGATCACGTTTACAAGCTATAAATAGCGATAAGGATGAGATTAAGTTCGTTAATAGCGCTACCGGTAATGTTACTGTCGTGTTTAACGCCACGGTATCAGGAGGAGCCAAGAAACTTACGAGCCTGTTGGCCGTGAACGAGGTGGTCCTTACGCCTGGGGCGGCGGCGTCCTTCACCCGTACCGGTGAGACCTTCACCCTCTCCGATCTTTTTGGTGTTACGATCTTCCCGGATCTGGCTGATTCCAACCGTGAGGGAGAATGGGTGATGAGCGTAGGCGTAACCGGAAAACCGATCCTTATGGAGGTAAAGGAGATGAGGAAGTGGGATGAGAGTATTGTCAGGGAACTTACTATTGATGAGCTTAACGAGAAGTTCCCTAACGTGGATATCGGATTCGCTGTCGTATGCAAGACCATCAACAAAGTATATGAGATGGTTAATGGATATAAGGAATGGGTGTCTTATGATATAACCTCAATTAATTAATATTATGGCTTTTTTGGCAGGATACGACACGGTAGCGTCCTATGTTACGTTTATAGTGAATGAGGATAGGTTCCCTTGTTATGATGGTAAGGGTGCTGATTATATACCCGATCCGATAATATCAGCGAATGCTTTTAATCGCAATCTTAGGTTCTCGACAAGAAAGCCAGGATTCGTGGACGTTGATTGGGGAGACGGGACAAAGGATCAATATCCTTTAGTTAAGGTATCTGATGGTAGTTATAGGATTATATTCAGGTCTCTTGACATTGAGTATAAGAAGAATCCGGATGATACCGTATGGTGGTATAAGAAAGAGGATGGCTCACAATACATACCGGTTCCCCCACATAAGTATAGCGATATCAGGCGTAGGGAGGTTACGATGAGGTTCTCTAACGTAATTGATGGGGATTTTAATATGGAGGGTATTGTCCTTTATAAGTTCCCTATAACTAATCTTCCTGATATAACTTATTTTGCTATGGTTAGATCCGTTTTAAAAAATGGCGATATCCCATATGACAGGATAAGCAAGAGCGTTAATATTCGTAATATACAGATGGGGGCTTTTATTCATTCTGGTGTATGGAATAATTGGCCAGAAGGTTTTTTGAACATGAAAAACCTGAGGTATTTCGGATGCAATAGCGTTTTTAATTTCGGGGATGATCCTGATTCTAATTGGAGAAGGTTCTCTGAATGGAAGAATCTTACCGAGTTTAATTTCAATTGGTGTAACATCCCTTCTTATGATCCGGCTTTTAATTCTATTCCGGCTGCGGGTATAAATATTATAAGCGATAGGAATAATATACCTGTATTTGATGAGGTGGATAAGATAGGGGATGATAAGTCAGGCGTTTATTTTATGGGTAATGGTAGCTCATGGAAACAAGATCTGGTAGGAGGGAAGTTGAACAAGATTCAGCGGACATATTGTTCTTCAAGTACGGTGCCGGTAGACGATCTTCCGGATTACTTGTATGAGATAAGGGAATTTAGGATATGGGATTTGCATGATGGTGGTAAATTTATAAATACGCAGGAGAGGGCTGATACGTTCGTTAACACGTTTTATGATAAGATGATGTCCTGGGATTATATAACGATGTCACAGACGGCTTCTGACGGTAACAGGAATCAGTTTTATAAACTTACCTTAGATTTATATACTGCCGTAGCTCCTACTAATAAGAGGCCGTCTGGCGTTTATCAGGCTCCTGATGGGTTCGTGAAGGGCGTTAGTAATGGTAATCCTACGACGCCTATGGAGAAGGTGTATGTGCTTACCAACAACTACGGGCAGACGTGGATCTTGGCACCTGCCCCGGCTTCTAAGGCTGCCCTTACGAGGGCACGGCGGGCGGGGAAGACCAGGATCACCCCGTTCGTTCTTGGCGTAAAGGACGGCCATGTATCCGTGTTTAGCGGAGACGTGTTAGATGAAAGCATGTCCAAGTACAGTTTTGCCGATAAATACGAGGCTATAGATATATGTAGTAATCTAGGGCTTGATAGTTCACCTGTTGTCGAGTATTTTAGAAGAATAGAGGAGGGAGAGGTATGAAGTTGATATGTAAGGACATAAATAAAGGGTCTATAACCTTTTTTACTAAAGGTAAATATGCTTTTAGGGGCGTTAGCAGGAATGATACTACTGATGACGTGCCTGATCCTATATTGGATGCTAATAATTACAATGAGAGTATACAGTTTTATTCCAAGACCCCAGGAATGTGTGAGGTCGATTGGGGTGACGGGAATAAAGAGCAATTCCCTTTCGTGAAGGATAGGAGCGAATCCATATACGGGCGATATAGGTTGATGTTCAGGAGAAGGGATATAAGTTATCGTAAGAATCCGGATAGCCATCCATGGTGGTTTTATAAGGAAGATGGGAGTGAGTATATCCCTGCGCCTAATCATGCTTACGCTGACGGGCTAGATAAAGAGCGGGTCATTACCATGACTTTTACGAATGATATTACATACGTTCAAACAGCGAGGATAATGATGGTAGGATTCCCGATATTAGACGCCCCAAGTATTATCAACTTAATCTTATCCATTACCGGAGATGGGAATATAACCGATATTCCTAAAGATAGGATACGTAGATCGGTAAATATGGAGTATATAACACTTAGCGAATTAGGTGTAGGGACATTTACATCCATACCAGACGATTGGGATAGGTTGACTAAGTTAAAAGGCATTAATTTAAGTCAAACGGCTGATTTTAATGATACGGAGTCTTCTAATATAAGGAAATTCCCCTCTATGTGGCCTAATCTTGTAACATTATCTTTGGCAGGTTGCAGGGTTAGGGTATATCCAAGGGAATGGCTGTCTTTTAGCAAGCTAAAAGAATTATATATATCCCCGGGAGTGGCCATTCCATCGTTTGACCCTAATACATGCCCGGCTATGGATGAGGTGGATAAGATAAATCCTAGCTTAAGGACCTTCGATCATATAAATAGATGGTATGGGTCTGTCGCGAGCTGGCATCCGTATATGATCGGCAAGGGGCTGGAAAACATCACTAGCATTAACGCCTCATATAGCCATAGTAATATAGATGTAAGTAATCTACCGGATTATATATATGAGATGAGATCCATGAGTAGTTTTTATATGCATGTCTCCTTGTCAACCCAAAGTCGATGTGATACGTTTATATCAACATTATATGAGAAGGTGATGGGGTTTGATTATCTCACTATGTCTTCCTCTGCTTCCGATGGCAAAAGGAATCAGTTTTATGGATTGTATCTAAGTTTGTATTTGGCTGCCAATCCTGTTGATAAAAGGCCTAGTGGCGTATTACAGGCACCTTCTGGTTTTATAAAGGGTCAGTCTAATGGCTCTCCGTCGACTCCTATGGAGATGGTTTATGTGCTTATGAATAATTATGGATGGAGGTTTAGTATGGCGCCAGAGGCTTCGGTGTTAAGGTCAATACGATCTTCTGATATTGACACGAGGTCATATAAGCCATATAAGCTTATCGTATTTGACGATGGGCGTACCTTTGTAGGCAATGGAGATGTTTTAGCTCATGATACGGATAAGGTATTATCGTTTGGGGGTCAACCAGAAGGGGAATATTTATGTGATTCTATGGGATTAGACAGGAATATTATTGTAGAATATTTTAACAAGATAGGTAATGGCTAAGACATTATATAAATATGAGGCTTCATCAAATAAGTTCGTATGGTTCACTACATGGGACAGGGCACTTAGAAATTATTATACCGATGATTATAATTATGTACCCGATCCTGTCGTTGATGAACATTTTAATACGTTTGTTGAGTTTAGATCCAGAAAGCCCGGTATGGCTAATGTGGATTGGGGGGATGGAATAAAGGAACAGTTTCCTATGACCAAGGTTCAAGGGCAGGATGATTATCGTATCATATTCCGTTCTTTGGCAATACAACACAGGAAAAATCCCAATACTACGTGGTGGTTCAGGAAGGAGGATGGATCGCAATACGTACCTGTGGATAATCATGCTTACGCTGATGGGAGGAGGGACGTACAACGGGCTGTGTCGATAGATTTTACTTGTGATATTTATTATGCCAATATTCAAATTTGTAAGATGACGGCTTTCCCGATCATAGATATTCCAGGTCTTGAATTTTTGGTCGTATCGCATACGGCGTATGTTAATGATGGCATACCGGTAGATAAATTGTCGAGATCTAATAAATTAATTTATATAGATCTTTCAAGTGTAGGGCAAAGAATGACTGAAATGCCTGAGGCTATAACTAGTAAGACTGAGGTGTATTATTTAGGTATGTTTAATATGCTTGATCTTAGGGATATAGAATCTAGCGGGATAAGGAATATAAAGAATATGAAAAATCTTCAAACCCTTGAATTGTCTTCATGTTATTTGGATAGGTATATAAAGGAGTTTAATGATCTTCCTAAATTAACTTCGTTGAATATAACTCTAGGCCCTTCTGATATGTGGAATTATTTTGATATAAACACCCTCCCTTTTTTTGAGGTAGATAAGATAAATCCTAACATTACTGATTTTATTTTTTTAGATGACTGGAAGAATGGAGAGAGGAGGACGGGTTGGAATGATGATAATATGTCGGGTAGAGGATTGGATCATATTACTAATTTTTACGCTTCTCATAGTAATGGTATTAGAGTGGATAAGCTGCCAGATTATATTTATGAGATGAGGTCTATTACACGGTTTAGGATGAATTATTCCACTCATAGCCAAAAAAGATCAGATGATTTCGTAAACTCCTTCTACGACCTTGTGGTGGGATGGGATCAGATTACCATGACATCTGTGGCCAAGGACGGGAAAAGGAATCAGTTTTACGGGCTTAGTGTATCTATGTACGGCAGTATTTATCCTGACGAGAACCAACGTCCTACGGGGCAGGAACAGGCTCCGGAGGGGTTCGTGAAAGGCCAGTCCAACGGATCTCCCGCTACGCCTATGGAGAAAATATATGTATTAAAAAACAATTACGCCCAGAAATGGACGATAAAGCCAGCTTGAAATGAATAGAAATGATATTGTAAAAGAATTAGGTTCGTATTTTGACATAGTAGAATTGGTATGTCCCCATACATACAATAAGTGGAAGGAAAGATCGTGGCAGTTCCTTGACACAGGGTTTCTCCATAATTTACTTATATTACGTAGGGATATAATCAAACAGCCTATGTATTGTAATAACTGGGATAAGCAAGGACAGTTTTCCCAGCGTGGTCTTAGATGCAACATGTGCCAGATCGTCAAGGATAAGAAGGATGTTTATCTATCCGCTCATGTGTTGGGTAAGGCTGGGGATTTCGATGTTAAGTCAATGACAGCGGAACAGGCTAGAGGCTTGATCTTGGATCATCAGGATATGCTTCCATATCCTTTCCGGCTTGAGGGTAAGGTGAATTGGTTGCATTTTGATAGTCTTGACACGAGGAACGGTATACATGCCGTGGTGTTTTAAGCATTTAATGCTATAGTGATTAACTTTGTAGATGACATTAGTAATGGATAATAAGGGTATGTTAGATAAGATTGGGGCTTTGTGGAATATCGCTATCGCTTATGGTACTTCATGTTGGGCTTATTTCCAGCCGGTTCATCATCTGCTGGAGGTTCTTCTTGTAGTGCTGTTGGCTAATTTTATAGCCAGACTTATCCAGAGCGCCAGAAGGTGGAAAGTCCGTCGTAGCCGTAAACGCCGGTTCTCCCTATACCGGTGGTTTAGGGAGGTCAGGCTGGTAGGGATACTCAAGGAGTTTTTCCTGTCTTGTTTTATAGTCATGACATTATGCGTGATATACAAGACATTGAGCATCGAGGAGGATGACGCTTCCGCTATATTGGTAGTGACCAAATATGGTGTTTATGCCGCTCTTGTTGCTTATGTCATGTTGTTCCTTAACACGATAGGGGAGGCTTTCCCTGATACTTATATAGTAAAGGTGTTTAAGAGTATATTCAACAGGGTTAATATCTTGAAACTTTTCGGATCGGCTAAATCCTTACCGGATGACGCTTTTGACGATATAAAGGAGATTGCTGATGATGAGGTTAAGGATAAGTCTTAGAGCGATTTTTTGTTTAGGTCTGTCGCTGTCCCTGTCCTCTTGCGGAAGCAGGAGGCAGGTTAGCGAAACGTCTATTGATAGTAGGTTGATCAGCAGGATAGAGACGATGATAGATGAGGTCATGGATCGGAAGATCGTAGAGATCAAGACATCTGACCTTAATGCCGATATTATTATAACGGAGAGGAAGTTCGATACGGACAAGGATGTTGATCCTGCCACGGGGGAACGGCCGGTGTCCTCGCGGACAGACACCCATATCGTCATTGGCCGGCGGGACAGCACGGTGACGGCCGATTCCCTTGGCATTGATAAGACGATCACCGGTATTGAGGATATTGATAAGAAGACAGACATCGAACATGAGGATGTAGATGATAAGAAAGAATCAAGATGGCCAATAGCTATCACATCAATTAGTGTGTTGTTGATATTATTGGTTTTAATATATTTGCTAAAGAAGATGAAGGTTTTATGAGACGAAGAATGATTGAATGTATAGGGGGGGGGTGATTGACGATCATACTAGATTCTTAATGAGATTCAATGGTAATTTTAAGGTAGAGGGGAATCCTACTCCCTCTGGCAATCTCTTTATAGCCAATAATGGCAATCTTATCACCGATGGCTCAATACAATGTGTCCAATATAACAAAACGGATCCTTTTCTTTATACTATCATAAACACCAAAGAATCGTTATTGTCTGAGCTGTTTTATGACGGTCATCCATTTACTATAGACTTTTGGTATAAGTCAACCAATCTTGTTACAAGTCGTTTGGTTGAGCATGAATATCCTAATGGTATTTTTTATTTTGGTGTAGTTTCAACAGGTACTGGTTTTTATTTTTTATTTCAAGCTCAACAAGCTGGTTGGCATGTTGATAGAGTTGAGGCAAACAAATGGTATCATATAGCTATAGTCAGAAGCAGTAATGAATATGACATATTAAGATGTTTTGTTAATGGTATACTTATTATTAACACGAAAACCAATAATACGCTTTCCCTTAGGTCTTATAACCTAGGTATTAATACACGAGGTGATGGTATGGATAACGGAAATTTTATGATGGACGATTTCAGGATAAGTGATATAGCTAGATGGGAGTCAGATTTTGAACCTCCAAAAAGAAAGGGATTATGATCTACCATAATCCCTTGCCATTCATCCTTACCCACGTATCAACCAAAACTAAAATGAGGTCAGTCCCGGATTCGAACCGGGGTATATGGTTTTGCAGACCACCGACTAAACCAACTCATCCAACCGACCAACCAACCGTATCGCGAATATATAATTTTGTCTTTGACCAAACAACCTCTTTGACCAGATTTTTACTCAACTAGAAACTGCCTTGAAGAAAACCCCTTATCTAGTAAATACCAGGTGAGGCGATATCTCTTTGAGGTCTATCTCTGTTGACACCAAAGGGAATGTGGCGGTCCCGTGAGGCAGGGCAGGAGGTATCCTCACACGGCAGGCCAGGAGCGGAGCGACTCGTAGCCCACCTCCCTTTTCTCCTTGGCATTTCACGCTTTAGCGCAGAAAAGAAGTAAGCATATCAATGCATTAACGTCTGATGTAGGTAGTAGCTTGTCGATCAAAGATCCATCAATAACATAAGTAGATGTCAAAAATTCACCAAACTAAATCATTGATATACATTATTATTAAGATCTTAGATTTTTAATCTACTACAGATTATTGAGTTAATGTAATTAAGTTATATACTTTAGATAATAACAAAGCGTTAGCTAACTCTTTTTAATTAACCAACTTATGATATAAATAAAGAAAATCTTTATAATGATATTCCCTTCTTGGAAGGGCAAAAGTTCCTTATATCACATGTCACAAAATAGACAACTGTGTTTATAAAAGAAGGTGGATAAATAAATACATCTCTTTTCTTAACTATCCCTACGATAGTCTCCCTACGCAATGTCCAAGTTGGATTTCGACCATAGCGATCACCGTAAAAAGCCGTGATCATAAACAAAAAAAATGAGTACTTTCACAAGCACTCATTTTGAAATGACAAAGTTTTTAGTATCTTTGTACTATAAAAATACAAACATATGGCAAATTTAACATTAATATTCGATCAATTCGTATCTTTCTCTGAAAAAAAGAGGATGTCAGAAGAAAATAGGGCCTTGAGGAGGGATTCCGGCAAGGTCATCCTACCTTATTTGTTTAATGACAATGCTAATCCTTGTTGCGATAACCCTAGGATAAAGCGTCAATCATCATCCAAGTCAGAGATACTTGAGAAGCCGATATCGGAGACACTGATAGGCCTTCTTATCATATGCCTTGACCCTATAAGGTTCAGGGTGTTAGGAGTACAGTACAATATCAAATGGTTTTACTATTTTGTTGATGAGATAGTGCGCTATTATATCAAGCATCAACGTCTTGGTGGCGATAATCTCGCCTATCAGGTAAGGCTTGTCAGGTGGCTTCTGCTTAGTTACGTGAACGTGGCTATCGTCCATGGCTATTATGCTATGGTGAGGAAGGCGAAGAAGGAGCATCCTGACCTTTTTGTACATAGTAATAAGGCGAGGTATTATTATTGGGAGAGTTGCCCTTCCGAGTATAAAAAGCTAGAGGATGAGAGAAATACAAACAATCCTACTTATAAGGCTCATGAGTGTAACAGAAAGCGCGCCGAGGATATCAAACGTGTTGTTTATGACTCCATGGATTCGATCAGGAAACGTGACCTTAAGGATTTTGTGTCTTCCAAAAACAATGGGGTGAGCATTTATTTTAAGGAAAAGGTGCGAAACAAGGTCAGGCAGAAGGGCTTTGGGGATGTTAGCATCAAGACCATAGAGAGGGCTATAAGGAGCTATTTTGAAGAGTGTGATGTTACTTTCTCCGAGTTTGTTGAGAAGGTGAGGGGATTGGATAATAAGATAAGGGAAGTCAAGTCTGCTTTTGGTAAGGCTAAGAGAATCAAGATATTTGGCATTAAGGCATATGATTATATGTCTGGTGATGAGGTGGTTGACGAGTTTGGCATGGCCGCGTTGTCTGATGAGGTGTGGATTCCTGATAATAGCACACCGTTCCTTGATGATTATATTGAATCGCAGTATTCTTCTTAGCGAGGAAGATCTACTTGCGGCTCTTATCTTGTAGCTTCATTTGTCATATTGTTCAAATTAGTATCTTTGTGAAAAAGATATACAAATGAATCAAATAAACATTATACCGAAGATAATTCATGATAAGTTCGCCGCTAGGATTATCATGGATGATTACGATATAGAGAAGCCTATCGTAATTACTGTCGTAGCTAGGCGTAACGATGGTGAGTATAATACCCAGATATTGACATACCCGACATCGGGAGTCGATTATGAGGGTAATGTAAGGATGGTGTTTTTCGATGTCGCTAGGTCTCATGTTTGCCAGATAACATCGGTATTTATCAACGGTTATGAGGTCAAGACATATTATACCGATGTCCCGGATCTTGATATGCAAGCCCGTTATGACGATAGCTTGTGCCGGTACGATAAGAAGGTTAATATGAATGATATTAGGCTATCGTTTCAGGTGCTAGAGACACGTGATCCCAAGGTGTTGCAGGTATTGGATGAGTCTGAGTGGGGGCTGCTGGAGGACAGGAAGGCGATTATCGAGATCACTACTCCGGGCATGTCCGACCCCGTTACGTTGTTCCTTGGCAAGAATCAGGTCAATACCTTTACCAGCTTAACATTAGGCCTCAATTGCTTTAATTACGATGATTGTAATGTCAAGTACCTTGATCTACCTGATGGTATATATGATATCAAGATCATAGGTAGCCCTTCTACTTACAACTTCAGTCGCAAGTATCTTAAGACGGATCTTATACGCAGACGTCTTGATCGGCTATGGATTAAGACTGATATCTTATGCGAGGACAAGGATAAGGATCTTATAAATAAGATACAGGAGATGGAGACGCTTATGACTGTAGCGGAAGCTAATGTCAGGTTGGATAATATAGAGGCGGCTCATGAGATCATTGATCGTGTCGGAGAGCTTCTTGAGATGGCTACTAATTGCGTGGATTGTTGAATTTTAAAGATATAATTATGGGTTGTAATACTTGTAAGGAAAAGGCGTTAAAGGCCGAGAGGGAAAGAATTGAGAGAAGCATGATGAATCGTGTTTCTTCCACTGTTATTAGTGATAGGGAATATGCTTCTAGAAGCACCGCTGGTTGTATGGTTATGCTTGATCCGTTGCAGACCATGGAGCGTGATGTGGTTAGTATATATAAACAAGTTCGTACCAAGGGTGGTGGCGTGGGTGTATCTTATCTTAATATGCAGAAGAAGATCCGTGAGTGGATCAAGAACCTGCCATATGGATGCCCGCCTGATGAGGAGGTACAAGAAATGAGAAAGGAGATACTTGATGGGCGCTCAATCTATATCAAACCTTGATAGGATAGATCTATGTAAGGTCGTAGACGAATGGTTATCTTGCCAATGGGGTAGATACATGAGATATCATAGGTATAGAATCGGTGACAAGCCCGATATATCCTATTGGGGTAGGATAATTCGTCTGCAAAGGTCATTATGTGATAATGATTGCGGGTTATGTCCGGATGAGGTGAGATCGTTAAAGGAACGTGTTAATAAGTTACTGGCATAATCAAAAATAATATTAATTCCATATAATTTCATTATAGGGTTTTAATATATCCATAAGGATCGGATTATTAGCCTAAGCTTTGAAATAGAGGCTACGTTATTTGAGAATATATAGTTACCTACGGATGTTTATCCAAGTCCGTAGCTCTAAGGTAGGTGATTAAACAGGGATTGTATTTGGGTTCCAGTGTTGCCTATATAAAACCTCAAAATAACATTGGCGATGGGTACTAACAGGGTTTTTACCCTGACTTATGTTGAATAAACATTGAATTAGTTTGTAAAATGGTGTATGTACAAGACATAGATGGTAAACCGATGATGCCTACGACAAGGCATGGTAAGGTTAGGAGGTTGCTTAAAGCAAATAAAGCAACCGTGGTGAATCTTTGTCCGTTTACGATTCAGTTAACTTACAAATCAACCGATCATAAACAACCAGTTACTCTGGGCATTGATGCAGGAGCTAAACATATCGGTTTTTCTGCAACAACTGAAAAAGAAGAGTTATTTGCTTGTGAAACAACCTTGAGAACAGACATTGTAGATTTACTTTCAATGAGACTTCAAAATAGAAGGACAAGAAGATCAAGGCTCAGATATAGAAAGTCGAGATTTAACAACAGAGGTTCCTCTAAAAAGAAAGGATGGGTAGCCCCTTCTGTAAAACAAAGAATCGATTCCCATTTAAACGAAGTGAATGAGATTCATAAAATCCTTCCGATTACTAAAATAGTAATTGAAGTCGCTCAGTTCGATACTCAGAAAATGAAAAACCATGATATTTCAGGAGCTGATTATCAAAACGGAGAACAACTTGGTTTTTGGAATGTCAGGGAGTACGTTTTGTTCAGAGACGGACATAAATGTAGTCATTGTAAAGGAAAGTCGAAAGATCCTGTTTTAAACGTTCATCATTTGGAATCAAGAAAAACAGGAGGGGATTCACCTTCGAATTTAATCACCCTTTGTGAATCGTGTCATAAAGCATTTCATAAAGGAGAAATTGAATTGAAGAAAAAGAGAGGTAAATCACTTCGTGATGCGGCCGTGATGGGGATTATGAAATGGAAATTGTACGAGGAGTTGAAATCCAGATATGACAACGTTTCGATGACTTTCGGTTACATCACGAAACATAATCGGATTAAATATGGGATTGAAAAAAAACCATACATCCGATGCGTTTGTCATTTCTAGGAACTTCAATGCGAAACGAATTGAGTATCAATACTTGAAACGTTTAGTTCGTAGGCATAACAGGCAAATACATAAAATGAAAATTTTAAAAGGAGGGAAGAAGAAAAACAATCAAGCTCCTTTTGAGGTTTTCGGATTTAGATTGTTTGATAAAGTATTGTATAACAATGAAATATTCTTTGTTTATGGAAGAAGAAAATCAGGAAATTTCAATATCAGGGATTTCAACGGAGAAAATCCAAAGGATGTTTCACACAAAAAGTTTAAACTCATTAGAGGAAAGAGGCATCCGATTATATTAAAGTAAATAAATATATATAAATAGGTTTAATAGATTTTTTTAATATGATAAAACATAATTGTTCACATATAACCCCGTCCACTTGCGTACCCTACGAGGGTGATCTCCCAGAGTGGTCAAAATATAAGGACTCTGATGAGTGTGTTATGATCTCCGATGTGATAGAGGAGATATATGACGAGCTTACCCGTATCAGGGAGGCTATAGATGTCCGGGATCTTGGTGAGTCTTGTGTGAAGATAAATGGCGATAAGACTGTCGCTAAAATCCTTTACGCTATTGAGGATAAGATCTGCAATGGGTAATTAATGTCCTGATTTCGGGATATTAAAAATAGCCAATCGGTTTGTGTTTATCATCCCGATTGGCTATTTTTTGTATGTCCGCCGACTCTCACGAGGGAGCGGACATAAAGTAATTAATTATTAACTTCAAAATTAGATTAAAAAAATGAAGACAGTAAATGTTTTAACAAGAAAGATGGGTGATTTTAACGTTTTTCAAAGAACGAGTGATGGTTATTTTGAAGCGTATGAGTTGGTGAGGCAATGGAACTCTTTGGAAGGGAATGAGCAAAGGAAGATGGATGTGTTTTTATCTTCGACTAAAACAAAGGAGTTTATTGATGCGTTATTAGAAGATTTATCTATTAATAGTTTTGGGCAAAAATGCCCAAAAATTGATAATCAATTAGTTAAGAAGTCTACTGTAAAAGAACATGGTAAATCTGGAAGACCTAAGAAGCAAGTATGGATGCACCCGTTTTTGTTTATCAAGTTTGCTATGTGGATAAATCCAAGGTTTGAGGTTCAAGTTATTAGATTTGTTCATGATCAGCTTATAGATTACAGGGATAAGGCTGGTGATGCTTACAAGAGAATGTCTTCTGCTTTATCTAAGATTGTAGATTCGTCAAGATTTAAAGATAAGGTACAGGATTTAGCTAGGTCTGTAAATATTATCGTTTATGGTCTTCATGAGACCATGATAAGAAATTCCGTAGGTGAAGAGATTAAGGCTAAAGAATTGATGGAACTGGAAATTGATATAGCCAAGATGATTGAGTTTGGATATATAACTACTGAAGAACAGTTAAGGGATTATTTGTATAAGGTTTTGAGAAGCAAAAAGGCTCTTCCTTTGTGATTTGGATTTTAATCGTATATTTGTGTCAAAGTTAATTACGATGATATACGGCAATAAAGAAATAGTACGGACGTTCACCAGAAACAACCCTCCTGCTGGGTACGTGGGCGGCTCTGTTGACTACCGGGTCCCTCCCAACGTCTATTTTGGCGATACGCAGGAGGAGGCTGACAGCAAGGCTGAGGATGATATCAAGGCTAACGGTCAGGACTACGCCAACACATATGCCGACATAATACCGTCCGTATGGTATAATGATCAGATATGCGATGAGTTTATCAAGAACAATTGCGTAAGTGGTAAGGGATCCAAGGAACAGGTATGTGTAGAGAAAGGTAGGTTTGTCTCTTACGTATCCAAGAAAGATGCCAATGATAAGGCTAGGGTGGAGCTTGGGCGGATCGGGCAAGGGGAGGCCAACTCCTTCGGGGCTTGCTGCGAGGACTGGGCCTCACAGCCTCTTCTTGGCTTGTTTTACAAGAACGATTGCGAGGCTGGCACGTCAGGCAAGGAAGGTATTGTATATGAATTACCAGCCGGAGCTGTCATATCCGATATATCCCAGATAGACGCCGATACGTTAGCTTATAGGAAGTTTATGAAAGAAGGTCAGGAGAAGGCTAACGCCGAGGGTAGTTGTTCACCTGTATTCTATAATACGAAGATCGGTGATTGGTTTGAAAAGGTATGTCCGTTCGGATATAAGTCCGGTAAAGTATATTACTCTATCAAAGCCAACAGGTTTAGGTCATGGATATCAGTAGAGGATGCCAACGCCAAAGCTCGTGAGGTTTTGATGGTAGAGGGGCAGGAGTACGCTGATCTTAATCTTGAGTGCGAGAAATGGATTGAGAATATTGATCAAGAGGATCAATGTTATTGGTGATGATGCGCGTTTAGTTTTCCATAATAGTTGATTTAGTGTTTGGAGGGGATTGTATATCTCCTCCATTTTTTTGTATATATATCAATGGTGATAAGTTTATATACTGCAATACAGTTGTTTGTATGTTGAATATGTTTTATACTTGCATACCTATCTATTCATCTCGAACCGATAGGTATTATGTTTAATTTAAAATATTGTTCAAAGTTATGAAAAGTCGGGTTGAAATCAAATCTTCTGATAGGAGATTGATGGGCGTTGTTATACCTGCGCTCAGTGATAATGGTTTTGTTAACATCACTTTAGCTATGAAGGTCTTGTCTGATGATAGGCTTAAAAAGGGTTTATCCCCTAAGAAGCTTAATGATATTATTAAGTATGATGGCTTTCAGGAGAAATGTAGGGAAATAATTAGTAGACTGGAAAACAGGGATTTATGTAAGCGGATAAATATCAGCCTACAAAACAAGACCCTAAATCTTAGTGATTTAAACAAAATGGGATTGGCGTGCAGAAAGGGAAAGGGGGATGGACAGATGTGGTATATGAACCCATACCTTTTCCTTGTGGTGGCTATGGAAATGAGTCCTGAGGTTTGCGCCGATGTCGTAATGTGGTTTGTTGATAATATCGTAGGGGTAAGAAATGCAGCTGGTGACGCTTATATAGAGATGTGCAGCAGTGTATCTTCGCTTATAAGCGATAAGAGCAATTTAAAGGAATCGCTATCAAGAATTGCTAAGGGTATAAATTTTGTTGTTTTTGGCGTACATGAGGAAGGGATAAGAAATAGGGCTTCCTTCGAGGAGTTGGATATGATAGTATCAATAGAAAGAAATATATCTTATGCTATTAAGGCTGGATATATAAAAGACTATGATGGCGTTATAAACGATTTGGGAAGGCAGTGGAAAGACAGATGGGGTAATCCTGTTCTTAAATTGAAGTCCTGATCTTATCTTGTTGTTATGGTTTATGGGTATAGGGGATGCGAATGACGTATCCCTTATATTGTTTAATAACGTATGTTGTCTTGTTTCCAAATCAAATAAGTATCTTTGCTAAAAACATTAATATTATTAATATGTGTAATACAGGTGGTTGTTGTCATGATCATTCACGGGAACGTCCCGAAGAGTGTTGTCATGGCGTTAAGATAGATAGGTTTCTTAACAAATGCCCTGAGGATCCTTGTGATCCTTGCGATAGGGATTGTCAGGACGAGCCTTGTGTTGGCTATGGATGTCCTATAGTTTTATATGATAAATGCGTCTTATACTCAGGTGATGAGTTGGTGGTGGACGGTATAGAGAAAGGCACTGATATCTCTGTCGTTGTAGACTCATTGAGGCGTATTATAGCGTCTAGGGATAAGCAGATAGATTTATACCATTGCGAGGTTCTGGATTTGAAGAAGATTATAAACGAGCTTGTCAACGCCGGTAATGGCGGTGGCGATAGCGGAACTGAAGAGGAGGTATGGTAACAATGAATGGTTGTAACAAGAAACAATACAGGCCTACTGTAGACGATACGAAAGTACCGTGCTCTACGTACATGAGCACCGACTGTGTTTATCCAGGAGACAAGGTACGTGTGGAGTCATTGGGATTATCTCCCAGCTGCGATATGTCTGATGTCCTTAACGCTATGATAAAGGCTATACGGGACAGGGATGCTGAGATACTTGAATTAAGGAGAATGATTAATAAATTGATTTGATATGAGGAATAACTGTAATCCATGTAAGCCGGAATATAGACCGGGGAATGAATGTAGTATCTACAGTTCCCAGATCATATATGATGGTCAGTCTTTTCCTGAGGCAGATATCAGGAACGGAGATGGCATGAATAGCGTAATCGAGTCTCTGGTAAGGAAGCTGGTTGCCGTATCTGGAGCAACGGCGTCCATCCAAAGGGATTCGTTTAAGGGAGTGCAGGCCGTAAGGTTAAGATACGAGCCTCTGAATGTTCTTAGCGTGACCTACTGCGGTACTATCGTACCTAACGACGGGTATGTCGTTTCTGGTAGATCCATTAAGTTCAAGAAAAGGTATTGCATGGGCGATGAGTTCGCTGATGTTAATATCGTATATACTACATTGAATAGTAATATTTTAAATACTTCATGCTATGGCTAAGAGAGTGTATGATACGGTCTTGGCTTCCGAGTGTGACGGTTGGGTATGTGGTGAGACACTTAAGAAAGGGTCTGTCCCAGCAGACAGGTTGGAGCTTGATTCTTTTTCAGAGGCCGTCAGGGAGCTTATAGAGCGTTTTTTCGAGGAGGGATGGTTGCCGGACATGATCTGCGATCTTGGTTGTGGTGGCGCCAGCGTGTTTGAGATTAAGCCTACTAACTTCGAGTATCCTCCTGAGGGCGGTGAGCAGATTCTGGAGATTATCGTAGGCAAGAGTGATAAATGGACTATAACTCAAGCGGAATGATATGAATAATTTAAAAGATATTCTTGCTAAGATCGAGCAAGGCTCCTCATGGGTGTCCTACGACAAGATTTCCGGTACCGGTCCCGACAAGGTGGCGATCAAGGTAGAGCCGGGATGGATGGGTAGGTTGCCTAGGGAGACTTACGTAGCGGTCGAGAAAGGCAAGGTAACGAAACTCGCTACCATAACCCAGAAGGGTATGGAGCGGGTGAGCGTGGATCCGGCCAATATCATGTTTGACATGGAGGGCGGGACGGCGGTCATCAACGCCAAGCTTAACTCCGCCTCGGTCAAGGCCTCCTGCCTTACTCTTGGTGGTTCGGTAAGTAAATGCTATATGGTGTCTATGAACGTCAACGGGCTATCCGTTAAGATACCTGACGAGGATAGCAGATACGTGGTGTACGCCGATCCTGAGGATCCGGGAGCCACTGACCTGTATGACGCTAGCTTCGTTATAGCCATGCCTAAGAACATGGATAACGAGGAGCATCATGAGATGTTTGTCTTGAATGGCAAGGTTGTTAATATCAATCAACAGCCTAATGATATACCTTATATTATACTTGATCATGACTTTGATAACGTGACTAGTGAGAACGGTCAGGTCGTTATCGATATCAAGTCCAATACCGAGTATGATATTGAACTGGTATGTTGCACTTGTGGCGATGGCAGCGAGGAGCCGGAACCGGAACCACCCTTTAACGTGGATCCGCAAAGGTTGACGCTTAATAAGGATGGTGATACCCAGATCGTGAGGGTAGAGGCCGGAGATAATGTTTCATGGAGAATAGAGGAGGATTGACATGGCAAGGGAAGTAGATAAGAATTGCGTTGAGGGTAATTGCTTTGCCATTAACGATAAGAGCCATGGGGTAGGCGATAATAAGCTTAACATCGTATACAAGGCTAATTACACCGGTCAGATCTGTACGGCTAAGTTCCGTATAACGTCAAAGGACGGTAGTGTTGTCAAGGAGTATATGATAGCTCAGGACGCCAAGCCCGTTTATTATAATATCAAGATGGTTCAGCCGTTTACCAAGGATGACTGTCTAGCCAACCAGCACGGTTCGGTTGTCTTGTATGTGGTTGAGGAACGGACGTACAAGTCGTTTATCTCACAGGAGGACGCTGACGCTAAGGCTATGGAGGATATAGCTCTTAACGGACAGAAGTACGCTAATGAGCATGGTGAGTGTATAACTGACATCTGGTATAACGAGGAGCAAAGGAAAACCTTTATCCGTAACAATTGTGATAAGTTCAGTGATGGTCAGGAATATGTTTACATCGTTCCTGAGGGTAAGTACGTGTCTTCTATCTCTCAAGAGGACGCCGACAGGAAGGCTCTTGAGGATATTGAAAAGAATGGTCAACAACAAGCTAATCTGGAAGGTGAGTGTAAGCCTAAGGAGAATATCTATTATGGTAAGTTTAGCAAGACCTTTACCCGTAACAATTGCGACTCCACTCAATACGGAACGGATGTGGTTGTTAACGAGACTATGGTAGAAGGCGACTTCAGGTCTATCGTCTCTCAGGAGGAGGCTAATAAGTTAGCCCAAGCCGCTGTAGAGGCTCAGGGTCAGGATATAGCTAATATCAAGGGTAATTGTGAGAAGATACCGGTATTTACCGGATCGTATTCTAAGGTATTCCAGAGAACTAATTGTCCTGAAGGTTCTACGCCTGTTGACTTTACCGTGGATGAGAAGATGTGTACCGGCTATCCGTTCACTTCTACAGTATCACAGGATGCCGCCAATAAGCTGGCGCAGGACGCTGTTGAGGCGCAAGGTCAGGCTATCACCAATGAGCGTGGCGATTGTCAGACTAACGTCTACTATAACGTTAGGATGGAGAAGACAGTCACGAGAAATAATTGTGATGAGTTCCATATCGGTCAACCTTATACTTATGTTGTAGCCGCCGGTAAGTACTTCTCTATTATCTCGCAGGAGGATGCTGACAATAAGGCTAAGGCCGATCTTGAGGCTAACGCCCAACAACAGGCTAACCTTGAAGGTGAGTGTAAGGAGAAGGTCGTATATCATGGTAAATATAGCAAGGAATTTACCCGTAATAATTGCGATGAGACCCAATACGGCACCAAGGTTGTTGTAGACGAGACTATGGTGACAGGAGACTTCAGGTCTACCGTGTCTCAGAATGACGCCAATAACAAGGCTAAGGCCGCTGTTGAGGCCCAAGGTCAGGATGTGGCTAACGTGAAAGGTAAGTGTGAGAAGGTTCCTGTATATACCGGTACTTATACACGTACGTTTACCCGTAACAACTGTGGTACTGGTACTGGTGGAACTTATACGGTAAACGATAGGATGGTTGATGGTTATCCATTTACTTCCACCGTGTCTCAAGAGGATGCCAACAGCAAGGCTAAGGCTGCCGTTGACGCCCAAGGACAGGCTCTCGCCAATATCCATGCCCTTTGTACGTACACTGGCCGTGCTTCCTTGGAGTTCACGAGAAACAACTGTGGTGAGTGCAAGATCGGATCTAAGGTGATGATCACTCAAGATATGGTAGAAGGACACCCATTCCAGTCCAACGACTCCCAGACCGCTGCTGACGCTATGGCTATGACCGCAGTACAAGCTCAAGGGCAGGCTTTGGCTAATACCAAGGGTACTTGCTCTAACGCTACTATGTATACCGGTAAGGCTAGCTTCGAGTTTACGAAGAGCAATTGTGGCGCTAATCAGGTAGGAGATCCGTTCACCGTAACACAAGATATGGTGGAAGGTCATCCGTTCCAGTCTTGCGTATCACAGGATGAGGCTAACTTGGTAGCTATGGCAGCAGTAATGAATCAAGGCCAGTCTGTAGCTGACAGCCGTGGTACTTGCCATGAGGCTCCTAAGTACACCGGTCATTATAGCGAGGCGTTTGAGAAGAATAATTGTCCGTCAGGATTGATCCCGTCATCCGTAACCGTTACGGAGGCCGACGTCACGGGTGGACCGTTCTACTCATACGAGAGCCAGTACGCCGCTGATGAGCTTGCCAAGGCCGCTGTCAAGGCTCAAGGTCAGGCTGTTGCTAACAACCGTGGCACTTGCGACGAACTGAAGATATATGTAGGTAATTATAGCAAGGAATTTACTCCTAAGTGTCCTACTTGTCAGTACGCCGATCCTATCACCGTAACCCCGGATCTTATGGGTCAGTTCTTCACCTCAACCCGTTCTCAGGAAGAGGCAGACGCTTTGGCTAAGGCTTACATTGACAGGATGGGTCAGGCGTTCGTTAACAAGAACTACGATGATACGTGTCATACGAAGACCGAGCAACCGGTATGGGAGACTATCGAGACCGTATGTAAGGATTGTATCTCTAAATTACATCAACGTAATACCAATACCTGCTATACTGATCCTGAGAATCAAGAGCGGTATATAGCTGGTGGTAATAAGACATGCTTCTGGTTTGGTACGGCATCTAAGGCCTTCACCCGTCAATGTGCTGACGGAGGTGTGGGAAGTTCCGTAACTGTTACCCAGAACGACGTTACCGATCCTAATCCTACGACAGGCGGCAAGTTCAAATCATGCGTATCCCAAGCTGACGCTAACGCCAAGGCATTGGCCGCTGTTACGGCTCAAGGTCAGAGCGTTGCCAACTCCAGGGGTACTTGTACTTGGACAGGAAGCTATACCGGACAGGTTAGGAAGAACAATTGCGCTGACGGCGGCGTGGGCGACATGGTATCCGTAAGTAGCAGCAAGCTTCCGGGACACCCGTACACCTCCACCGTTTCCTTGGCTGACGCCAACAAGAAGGCTGAGAACGCGGTTCGTGGATCTGATGGTCAGGCTTACGCCAATAAGAATGGAGGATGTACATGGACTTACGTGGCAAGCCGTGACTTCTATAGGAACAATTGCGCCGGAAGCGGGGTTGGTCAGAAAATAACGGTAACCTCTACGCAAGCCAACGGCGGTACGGCTATCACCAGCAAGGTTTCTTTGGCTGATGCAAGGAGCAAGGCAGAGCAGATCCTAGACCAGAGAGGACAGGATTACGCTAACCAGCATGGCACTTGTGTATGGACCGGTACCGGAAGCGCTACGTTCTATAAGGATAATTGTGGTACATGTAAACATGGTGTCGCTCTATCCGTTCCTTATAGTGCCTTAGGATTGTCAGCGTTGACATCTACCGTATCTCAGGCGGATGCCGACAGCAAGGTCCAAAACGCTTTCAAGAATGATACGGCGACTAAGACCGCCGCTCAGGCTTATGCCAATAAGAATGGTGATTGCGCCGACGATGATGATACTCCTACTTATGGTAATTGGAGTTATTATTGCGACGGGTGTACCTATCGTAAGAAAAGGAGTCAAACCAATCCTTGTTCCTCTGCTTCTGATCAAGACGAGGTGATTGAGAGTGATTCCAGATCTTGTGGATGCGGATGTGATAATACATACCATATGGATGATAGTAGGTGTAATAATGGTAGTAGCGAGGAGCATTATTCTAGCGAGTGCGATCCTACGGGATATTGGCAGAATGGTGGTGAGCATTGCTGTAACCCTTATGATTATACGATCTATACTAATGATGTATGTAAGGGATGTTCGGGCGAATGTGGTGATGTATGCGCTCCTAGTAGCCCTATGAAGGTTGTTTCTGCCGGAGAATATTGCAGGAGCACGAGTCAAGCTGCTTCTAGTGCCGCCTATGAAGCTTATTCTAGCGCTAAGGACGCTCTTAAGATACTTGTTGATGCTAAGACATGTCCTTCTAAGGTTGGCAATGATAATCGATGGGGGAATGTAACAGCTACTAATTGTCCTAGCAACTGTACTCCTAAGACTATCAGTTATAAGCAAATCGCTGGTAAATATGAGGCCTGCACCAAGGATGAGGCAAACAGGATAGCCGACGATCACCTCCAAGCTGATGGTACCTCTTACGCTAATGGCTTGGCGCAGGCCGATAGATGCGATTGCCCGGAGCCAACAAAGACGTGGAGCGCCAACGCTATGCTGAGCGGTGATCCTTGTAAAGGTCTGTCTGGTTCTACATCTGCATTAAGGTGCTCCTATGAAGTGTCTTACAATAATCAATGTGGATCATCTAAATCAATAACTGTAACTGTTACTGGTCGTAATGATCATGGACAAACCGTTACGGCTGGAAGTACTACCGTAAGTATACCTACTGGGTCTGGTAAAAAAACCGGTGTCATAGGTTTTGATTCAGGAGTACAATGTGGGTCTATAAGGGTTTCTGGAGGAGGATCTGGGAACTGTTAAGATTCTGATGTATAACAAAAAAGGAGAGGCTAATAAGTCTCTCCTTTTTATTAAAAACCATAACATCAGTGATTGTCAACAATTACCTGAATCATGACCAGAGATTGTTACATTTCCACATACCACTTCTCGGCTAAAATATACACTTCCACTCTTGGTTCCGGATCCTGTGGGAATTGTAAAGCTAGCGCTATTGACCTGCTCTTCTCCGTTTTGTGTATATCCTATACCACTCACAGAACCAGATATAGATCTACCACATTGATTATTATACGTAATCGTAAATCCTCTTGATGTGACAAGTTGTTCATGGCTCATGCAATCATTATTCATAGATACCGACCATGACCACGTCTTTGTTGGCTCCGGGCAATCGCATTCCATAGCGTTGGCTTTTTCCTGCGCTAGTCTCTGTGCGTCAGCCTGTGCCGCGGCGGTAAGTTGGTAGTTTCATCAACCTCTTTTATTCTATTTTCGATAGAAATGACTAATATTGTATCACTAACATTAAAAAAAAGTAAGACTATGACATGTACTAAGAAAAAGAAGATGGCAGAAGGAGGCAAAGTCTCCGAGAAAAAGAAACCTCAAATGAAATGTGGAGGCAAGGTTAAGAAAAAGAAGTAACAACAGGAGGGGTATATCCCCTCCTCAGTATTTAGCATATGAAAAATTCAGAATTTGTATCTAGAATCATAAATGATATGAACTCCATCAATAAGGACGCTCATGTCAGTAGGAGGTGGATATTATCCATAGGCAGACAAAAAGCAAGGTCTTATATAGCCCAGAAATACGCTGACGGTACTTTGTTCGGCGAGGAATCGTTATACACCCATATCAATTGCCTGGAGATGGAGAGAGTTCGGAAGGTTGATTGCTGTTTTGATGAGTTCAAGTTATGCCGGATTCTTATGAGATCTAAGAAAAGGTTGCCCGATATGATATATACCCGTATAGGACCGGCTATTATAAAGGTATCGAACATCATGGATGATATCATATTCACTCCTATATCGTTAAGAAAATACGCTAATAATAAGGAACGTAAATATGGTAATATAGATCAATATTATTATTACGTCAATGATGGATATATCTATATACCTGATATAAATATAGAGGCTATAAACGTGGATCTTATAACCCTTGACAGGAAAGCGGCGTTAGAACTAGGGGGATGTGGAACGGAAAAAGATAATCCATGTATATCTCAATGGGATTATGATTTCATATGCCCTGATAAGTTACTGGAATATGTGGTATCTGAGACGTTAAGGGAGACGATAACCAAATTGCAGATCCCTACGGACGAGAATCCGGATATGGATATTAACAAGAAAACTCAAAAGATTCAGTGATGATAAATATAATAAGATCAATAATTAGTTTCTTCGGTTTCAATGATGCCATAGTTGATGGTATAAGCGAAAGAGGAATGAGGGATAGCTCAATCATAAGATATAACGAGATACATGATATGTATGATAAAATTATAAAGGATTTAGGAGATGTATCAGCATACGTATCCAAGGGTTATATCTATGATAAGATAAAGGAAAGAACGGGATTAGGTACCAGACATATTAGTAGGATATTAAATCATACTAAGAGAAAAGATCTTAGGTTTATATAAAAAGGAGAGGATAATCAACCTCTCCTTTTTGTTTTTAACAGCCTCCACCTTGACTTGGATTAGATACATACATGCTTGTAGCATTGCTAACACAATCACTTCCGCCTGATATCGTTCCCGATCCGGATGGTATGGTGACTGTTTTAGTGGTAGAGAAATATTCTACATCTCCAGATGGTTCAGATCTAGTATAATACACATCAAATGATGCTGTTTTAGATTTACCACATGGATTATCATAACTTACGGATATACTTAAACATTGTCCATTAAAACTTCCGCTAGCGTAAGCGCTCCATATTTTGGGGCAATCACACTCCATCGCATTGGCTTTTTCCTGCGCCAGTGCGTTAGCTGAAGCCTGTGCCGCGGCGGTAAGTGCGGCCTTATTACCGTTACACTCACACCAAAACCATCAAATATTTCTTGAATAAGGGCAAAATTGTTATATTTGCGATATGAAAACAAAGTCATTTAAAATACTTGATCAGTACTTTCTCCGGTTTTATAGATCTATTATGTCTAAGAACGGTAAGAGAAGGAAACATACGATCGTGGACAAGAATGATATTCTTGAATGTCAGTCCTTGATATGGAAGGTCATACGTGATAAGTACCTCGATAATGAGGGTGGGGTTTATATAAACAACATCGGTTATCTGTGTCATAAGATTAATCCCAACCGTAAGATATATCTGAATAAACTTACCGGAACTATAAACAGGCGTGGGACAGGTGGATATTCTTATGTCCATACGTGCATGGATTTTATGCCCAGGAATAAGTATTTTCATTTATATATCTCTCCGGCATTAAACAAGGAGTGTAGGTTGGCTATGGAATCAGGTAGGAGATATAAGTTTTTGTACCGGGAAGTTGAATCGGAGAGTAAGGTATTTGGAGTTAAATGGGTTTATAAGCTGTAGAAGTTTTTATGATCCAGTTAGCTCGTGAGGGTAGACTGGATTTTTTTTGTATCACGGATTCAAATACATATCTTTGTGCAAAAGACTTAAATATGACTATAAAAGGGTTATTGGCTGAGATCAAGGCTGATTTACATAAATACGATGATAGCGGGGCTATAGATACCTCGTCTGTTTATAGGTGGGCTGAGATCGCCTTAAAAAAATTTGGAGGTGTTATAGCTATTATGTCCGAGGCGGTTGTCAAGACCAGCAACAAACAGGCGGTATTGCCTTCCGATTTTTTCGACATGCTTGATGCCTATAGGTGTGAGCCTCTTGTCTGTGAGATTCCGGGCGGCGACAAGGCTAAGGCTGACCTCCAACACGAGATCGGCTGGGTCGAGCGCACCGAGCGCGGGTTCCGTTGGAACTCCTGCACCGAGTGCTGCAAGGAGGAGTTTGAGAAGACGATCACGGAGAGGATATATATCGGGTCTCACGAGGTTCGATTTCATTACCATCATCCCGTAAGGCTGTCTATAGGTCGAGGACTGAGGCGTGATTGCGCCGCCGACAAGTATCGGGATAAGTACGATTGGGATAATTATGATATAACTATATCCGGCAATACTATGTATACCGGGTTTGATGGATTTATTTACATCATATATCGTGCTACACCCAAGGATGATGACGGTCTCCCATATATACCTGAAACGGCGTTAGGATACCTTGAGGATTATGTCGAGACGTATATCAAGATGAAGATCTTCGAGAACGCCGCCGTTAACGGTTTGATACAAGGCGCCGGTGACGCTTATAAGCTATACGCCCAGCAGGAGCCGGGTAAGTTCGCTAGGGCCATGAAAGAGCTTAAGATGTCGATGATTACCTTGAATGATTACCGGGAGCTGGCTGAGGATAATAGGAGGAGGATGCTGTCTTATGAGCGTATGTGGCCCAACGCTTTTGATAAGTATATTAAACTTATTTAACAAAATACGATGATATGGCTGATTGGATACATTTAGATAAGACAAGTGGTACTGGTCCCGCTGAGGTTAAGGTTACCGCTGATATTAACGAGACCGGTGAGATACGGGAAGTTACGTTTAAGGTGATTAAAGAAAGTACCAAGGAAGAAAAGACGTTCGTGTGCAGGCAGGAGTCCGTCCCGGTGGTGATCATCCCGGAGTTCGATTACCTTGTGCTTAGGTATATCTGGGCTGACGAGGACGGCATTGACTTTGACACGGCAACCGGGTTCGATAACACCGGCCTCCCGGATGTTGACGGCAAGCTGGTTGGTTGGAGTAAACAGTATCAGACCACGCAGGAACGGGTAGGTGATTATCTTATCCATGGCGGTGATAACATGGAATCAGGTAATGAGGCTGCCTTAATCCAGATGGGGCCGTTGTTGGATGGTGATAATTACGATAAATTACCTCTTGAGATCAGGTGCAGTATATACGGTAACTGGTATGGTGGTCGTGAGAAAGGTAATGTCACTATCAGGTTCACGGCATATAAGGGCGGTTCTATGGAGAAACGTGGATATGATTTTGTCAATATCGGAGGCGAGGAGGTTTATACCGGTGATGCCCCTACCAACGTATCCGCCCATGGTGAGGATAATTGGCAAAATATAAAGACCTTGTATTCTAAGGTAGGCACGATGATCTACAACAAGGAGTCTCGTGACTGTATTGTAAGAATAGGTGAGTAATTATTCTTTTTCATAATACAAATATCTATCAGCTCTCTCGTCCGTGAGGATGGGGGAGTTTTTTTTGTTTTTTAGTCCTTTACTTATGACATATTTGATCTTTTATTGCGCAGGAATAATCTAGCTTTGCCGAAAACTAGTATTATGGTCACATTGAATGATGTAAATAACGAACTCCATGTACGGTTATATATACTGGAGGTACTTAAGGATTATATAAGAGATGATGATTTCGATGGTCTTGTAGATAAGGCGTTGGATTTTGTCATGGAAGGCGTTTCTATGCCTAAGGCTCCGACCAAGGATACCACCATGAGTGACATATCAAAGAGCGTTTTGGCCTTGGTAGCGGGTGCTGGATTAGATGAGAGGTTAAGCAAAAGCTCTTTAGAGTTAGCTTATGACAGATGTAAGATGAGGTACGTATTCGATCCTCGAAATCGGGATATACACGGTGTAGTCGTAGGTTATTCCAATGACTTTAATAGTCTGGTAGCTGTGTGTGATGAGGGATCGAAGAAAGGAGTGGATAAAGGATCTACTGATTTTGTGGATGTCAATGAGAGATACGTGACTAACGGTTTCTTTTACATATCTGTAGAGGATGCCGATAAGCAATCGAACTACATGGGTAAAAATTTGTAATTGTTGTGTTTTTGTACTTTACACGAGCGTTTAAAAGTATTTAGTTCTCCTCCTGACTTGTGAAAGTCTGGAGGATTTTTTATTTTTGTACGATTTGAATGTTTTGCATAATACGTACAGTTTATTAGAATCCGCCACATAAGTGATTATCTGGTGGATTTATTATATTTGCGAAAAAGATAATGTCGTGCAAAATAACTCTAACATAGCGGTTCCCGACTCCGGGATGAACAGGGATAAGCATCCACAGGATCTATCCCCGTTTGAATATAGTTTCGCCTTGAACGCTACCATAGAGGGTGACGATGGAAGCCAGCTTAAGATCCAGAACGAGCCTAGTACCCTTTTATGTAAGCGATTTGATGGCTATAAGGTTATTGGGTATAAGAATGACATAGCTGGTGATAACACTTATTTCTTTCTATCCAATCCGGATGATAATACGTCTAAGATCACGTTCATGCGGTCATTGGATTATATCAAGACCGTGGAGGATCAATTGGCTGGATCTGGAAATGACATCCATCGTATCCTTGGCGAGAGGCTTGAGGAGTCGGATGGTCGTTTTGATGAGATATGTGATTTGATGGAGATCCTGATAGAGGACTGGGTTGATGACCCTTGTCTTAATTTCTCCATTCATCATCCGATCTTCGATATAGAGATCAAGGACGAGAAATGCGGGAAGGTGATATACTGGACCGATGGATATAATCCCCAGAGATATGTTATGGTCGATAAGGCCCTTAACCCGGATGATGATGGTGACTTTTGGTATCATTACCATGGGTATAAGACATGTGGGGATGACAAGCCAATAGAGAGGTGTAGGCTGGCCTGCGAGAAGCTGCTGGTGTTCCCGTTGCTGACGGCCCCGTGCGTGGAGCCTGAGGTCGTGGAGTTCGGGGGAAGCCTGCGTGCCGGGACCTACCAGTTCTGCGTGGCGTTGTGCGATGAGTTCGGGATTGAGAAGACCGGATATTGCTCATTGACCAACCCAATCATGTTATTCGATCGTCAAGATATGGTTATCCGCGATGGTTTATGGGGTAAGTCAACCAACATGGGTATCCGCCTTACCGTGTCTAATATAGATAAGCAGGTATCTCATTATAAGATAGGCGTTATACAGAACACGGTTGGGTTTAATGGTGAGCAAAGCCCGGTTCTTGAGTATTTCATAGAAGGTATACATCCGATAACGGAAAGGACCATCTATTACCTTACGGATCAGTATAGCGAGCGTACGACCATGGAGAAGTTATCCAAGGAAATACCGGTATATAAGACAGCCAGAGGCATGACGTCTGTCGGGAATCGTCTTCTTCAATACGGCTTGACCGTGGAGAATGAATGGAATCTTCAACCGGTCGTTAATTTCTTGGGTCATTTCGTTAAATGGCAGACATCCATAGCCACTGAGAATCTATACAAGGATGGGGTAGCTTGCTCTAAATACGCTTCATTCATGCGTGACGAGGTATATCCGTTGGGTATAAGATTCTTTACCAATACGGGATACAGGACAGCTAGATTCCCGCTTATCCCTCGTCCGGCCACAAGGGAGGAGATGGAGGTTATCGTTGATGAGGACGGCAACTCTGAAGACCTATCAGCGGCTTCGGTATTGGAGAACAACCCGCAGTGCGCCGGGAACAGCCGCCGTTATCTTTGGCAGTTTAAGAATACGGCAAAGATCATAAACGACCCGTCTTGGGGATTTGATGATTTTGGGGGAGAATGCAAGAATCAGCTAGATGTCAAGCAACTCAGATATGTAGAGCAGGAATATGCCACGGTAGGAGAGACCCAATTCGTTATCAATACGATGGGGGAAGATGTTATGGTAGATGATGCTATTGATTATATCGCTGATAATATAGAGAACCTGTGTGATATCATAGAATCTAATGTAGGTATTACTGACGAGTTATGCGCTGCTATATCATTGCCGGAGGATCAAGACGGTATAAAGGCTCCCGATTTCCCTAGTGGATGTGATGATATCGAGAGGATAGAGACCAGGACTATATTGGATAAAAACTCTTTGGTGGATTCTAGGATTGATTTTACGTATAAGCTGGCTAGTGATTATACGGAGACCGAGCCTACCACCTTAATACAAAGTAACGCCGAGTCACAAAGGAAGTTCTCTGTATTGTGTGATTTCGATAATTATTCCAGTGGAGGTAGGAATATCATAGATCTGGTTCAGGAATGGCTGGATGGTCAGGATGAGGATAAATTCCCGTCTGACATAGATTCTTCCGCCCTGGTCTTGTGTCAGGATATGTCTAATGTCCGGCAGTTGTATGATGAGGGTATATGTACTAATGGTTGTTCGGTAGGTGATCCTCACGTGAATCCTACTATTAACGATGTTCAACTTCCTACATTCCAAGGGGGTAGGTCATTGGGTAAGTGCACATATTTGTATCAATATCCCGGATGGGAAGGAAAGAAGCATACGGAGACGATGCTTGATCAGTTAATGGATACGATGGAGGCTTATTTCCCCCAATATGAGAGTCAGTTTGGTATCGAGAACGCCATGTGTCTTTTTGGCGATGGTGATAATTCTAAGTTTAATACCGGTATAACTACTGACTGGGAAGGTCGTGTGTCTGTTCAGAATGATATTGACGCCAAGACCAATTGGTTCGGTAGAAGTAACTTGACTTATTTCAAGTTCTATCCACATGTATCCTCATACGCCAGATGGGTGGAGTTGGATTACGAGAAATACATAAGTGGTTTATCCGATCCTGATAACGGTATTATGTATATAGAGATGATGGGTAACTATAATTATCCGATCGGCGACTCGTCATCATACAATAAGGTTCGTATAACGTTTTTCTCGGACAAGGAAGGTACCGTGGCTCCTAATCCTTTGGCTAATGATGCCAAGAAAGGTGTTATAGTGAATTACGTAGATCATAAGATATTTATGATGCCAAAGTACTTGTTCTGGAATGATGACAAGACTACTTTCCATAAGATATATGTTTGCATCGAGCCTGCGGTATGCGTGTTCTTCACCGGTTTCGCCATGAGGCAGGACATGAAGGAGCTTGCCGGATTCTATACGGCCGGCACCGCCATCTTCCCCGCCCCGTTCTGTTTTGGCATTCGGCCACTGGAGGTGAAATATGTATTCTTCTTCACAAAAGAATTGAAATTAAGGAGATTCGTTACCTATGAGGCGAAATGTATCTCATGTGGGGATAAACCCGCTGACTGCGCTCCCAGACCATATCAGTACGGTGATTTCGGATATTGGGAGTCTACCAATAAGTATCCGGCTAATTTTGAGTTGTATGATTCAAGTAAGATCGGGATATCATCGGGAGGATCAAAGAGGAAGGACATAATAGATTCTTTGACGAAATACTATGGGTTTCCTAAATCAGTTGGGGGTAAGTCTTATTTCACCGGTAATGGGGGTAACGCTGAGTACCCCAATACGTCAACCACGTTTTGTCAGAGACCTATACGTCATTACAAGTTTCCGGATAACTCTGTCGCTCCTTTCATGGGTAATCCGTCTCAACTGACCGGTCAATATGGAGTTGACTCCTATATTTATCCTATGGGGGTGATGCTTGATGACGATATCGTTAATGAGTTTCTGGATATAGCGGTAGAGAACGGTCTTATAGATAAGGCTAGAAGAGATTCTATAATAGGATATGAGTTGTATAGGGGCGATAGGACGTTGGATAAGAGCGTTATCGGGACCGGTCTGGCTTATGATATGTTTAAGTACGATGATCCCGACGGATCGGCTAATCTTTATCCTAATTACCCTTACAACGATTTGTCTGATGATATGTATATCTATAAGGATATTAATCGTGAGAAATTTATAACGCATCCGTTTAACAGGAAGGGTAATATCTGGTATTCATTCTTAAGTCCTGATATTGCCTTTAACAAGCCTGACGCTCCCACCGAGTGCCTTGTTGATGGTTATCAATTAGGTAAATCCTCCGGTATATTCAGGGAGGTGGAGGATCACCCTAAATGGACGATATTAGGGAGTAAGGCTTACAGTATGGCAACGTCATTGGCTACGGTGGAGGCTATGGCTAATTTAATATCCGCTATAGCTGAGTATACATATCAGTCGGCTTCACAGCAATATGTCGGTGGAGGTGTGTTCTTTTTAGCCAACCCTGTCGGCATAGCGCTGACGGCTATCCGTCTGGCTACAGGTATCGCCAAGGCCACAGCCCAGTCCGTGGTGGATATAGGCAAGTATAGGTATCAGTGGTTAACGGCATTGATAGATAGGGGACCTAGACGGAACTATGCTTATTACTATACTTCTGTCGCTCATTATAATTTATTTTACCAAAAAATAGGGGAGTCAGAGTTACGTGGATTGTCAACGGCTAAATATATCAAGAGCGGGTTATATCCGGTAACAGATATCTCTTCGCAAGGGGAGACCGTAGGCGGTAAGCCTATTATCATAAACAACCTCGATCGTGAGCATTCATTGTTCATGTCATTTGGTATGGATAAGTATATGCTTGAATATCCGGAGTTGGTTTCAAGTTACGATACCAGCCGTATTCAGGATGAGTGTAATATTCGTAACGATGAGGTGGCTGGTATGACGCCTCATTTTATGACACGTGAATCTTTCGTATCCTGTCCTTATATGAGGATAAAGAAATATTCTCCGGCTCAATACGGGCAGATAGAGGATATCAGGTGGGTATCGTTAGGTGGTTGCGGGTTGATGGATAAGGATAAGCGTAAACCTGTTTTTGGAGGTGATGTGTTTATATCCAGATTCTCGCTTAAGAGGAAGATGCCTATGTTTTATTTGACTCAGTTCGGTCAGGGGGACATGATACCATTCCCTTATTATGATTATCGGAACATCGGGTATCCCCGTTATTTCGTTAATTACGACACCGGGGAGGATTATCTTAATAAGACCGATACGGATACCGGATCGCTATACTCTTTCCCTAGCCGGAAGAGCGCTTATGAGATGGTTTGCAAGACCGGAGATATGTATCTTAGCGGTCGTTTCTTCCTATACTTCTATGGCATACCTCAGTTTCTTGTGGAGTCTGAGATCAATTGCAATTTCCGTATAGCCGGGTCTGAGCCTTACGAGGGGTTCTATCCGGAGGTAGGGGATTATATATCATGGACTCAGGAGCGTAATGTCCCTATATCAAGGGATAATGTGTTTAAGATAAGTCCTGTGTATAAGAATCGTTTTACGCTAGGCGGAAGGTCATTACCAGAGACGTATGATAGCAATTTTTGGGACTGCGCCTACCAAAGACCCAACGGCGTCATATGGAGCACCGCCGACGTTTCGGAGAACGGCATGACTGATCCTTGGCTTTCGTACAAGCCTATGGATTACCATGAGTTTAAGACCTCGTTTGGTAAACTTATAAGCATGAAGGGGATAGAGTCGGATCAGATATTGGCCCGCTTCGAGAATCAGGTAGGGTTGTACAATGCCATAGACGTGTTGGCGGAGAGAATATCCCCGGAGAATAGTGAGCTAGGTACAGGTGGTCTTTTCGCCTCTCGTGGCATTGAGTATAATAACACGACGTTAGGGTATTCCGGGACCCAGAGCCGGGATATGATCAGTTGCGAGTTCGGGCATTTTTGGGTCGATTTAAGGCGTGGTCAGGTGTTTAAGGTAGATTCTAACGGCAGGAATCTTACGGAGGTCACTCCGGGGCTTAGAAACTGGTTTAAGGAGCATCTTCAGATGAAGATCATCCGTAGCCGGATATATAACGCTGATACAGACGCTGAGCTGTCTTATTATGACATCGATAACAAGTTCTTTGGTATAGGTCTGTCCATGGGTTGGGATAATCGTTTCAAGAGGGTATTGATAACCAAGAGGGATTACATACCGGTAGGGAATCCGAGCGAGTACCAATTCCGTGGTGGCCGGTTCTACAGGAACGGGCAGGCGGTGGAGCTACAGGACGCCAGCCATTTCACGGACGTCTCGTTCACCGTTGGATATAACTGCCTGAAGGGTGAGTGGAAATCATATTTATCCTACACCCCTGATTATTATATCGAGCACCAGCATTATTTCCAGTCCGGAAAGAATTATTCAAGTGAAAGTCAGGAGATAGGGTTATGGTCTCATGGTTTGACTAATCAATCATATCAAGTATTTTACGGTAAGCTATATCCGTTTGTTATAGAGGTTCCGGTACGTGAGCAGTATGTGAATAAGATCCTCACGAACTACCAATATAGAATGGATGCCAGAAGATATCAGGATGAGGTTAATTACCAAATTCTTAGGACTACAGGATTCAACAAGGCATGGTTCTATAATGATACCAACAACAGCGGTGAGCTTCGGATGGTTATCGCCGACAAGAACGATATGAGCCAGCGGTTAAGGTATCCTATAACCAATGACGATAGCCGTGAGATACTGGTGACGGAGGTTGATCAGAAGATAAATATAAATGACTATTTTAACGAGGTCAAAGACGATACTAATAACCTCCCGGTATGGATCAAGGATGTGAATGACATTGACCGGAAGATCGACCCTAGGGCTGTCGATTATCATCGGAGGTGGCGTGATCGTCTTCGTGGCGATTGGTTCTTGGCTAGGTTCGTGAATGACATTGAGAGTCGGTTCAAGATGATAGTACGTTGGTTTAGCAACGATGAGAAAGTTTATTGAGGTGATTATATACCTTTAAATATTTGATGTTATGGCAGCAGGGAAAACTAGCAGTAAAAAGAAGGGCAAATGCCCGAAATCAGGATGTATCAAGAAAGTAGGGAGTGATTGGCGAGTGGTCAGTAACAAGACCGGTAAATTATGGCCGGCTAAGTACAAGTCTAAGGAGAAAGCTAAAGGAGCCTTGGCTGCTTATCACATGCATTAGCGTATAAACGGGTACATGATTTATTATGTACCCGTTTCGTGTTTTTAGGCTTGTGATATTATGGTTATCTTTGTGAAAAACGTAATATATGTCTAAGAAGAATAAACCGGAGGAAATCCCATCGTGGATAAGGGATTTATATAAGGAGGATCTTGATCGTGTCGTAAGAGGTGAGCGTCCCATGTATTTCAGGGGTATGGATGATAGTCCTTTAAGGAACGTATCCCCGGAGTTTGATATCCTTAGCGGAGGAGCCGCCGTCAAGGGCATGAATGGGATAAGAAGTACGTTGTCCCCGTTGAATAACGGCATGGGTAATTATAATTTTAGTATCAGGGGTATAAATAAGAAGATAGGTGAGCTGGTTGATGAGGCGGGGCTATATTTACCTGAGAAATTAAGACCTGTATATCGGACTGTGGTAGATGCTATGTCGAGTTCCAAGGATAAGGGGTTGGGTCATATCACGCAGCCGTTGGCCAACGCCCTATACTCGGCGGACGATCGGCGGAGCCGGCGTCTGGAAGGGGAGTATCCCGTTGGTTATGTGGATGCCATAGACGGCATATGGCCTAGGGAGAAATATGGGCTATGGGGAGAGAAGATTGAACGGAAGGCCGATGGGGGAGAGGTATATACCGTATCTAAAGGCGATACTCTTTGGGGCATAGCCAAAAGATTGGGATTATCTTTAGACGATATTGCGTCGTGGAATAGGGATATCCCTGATATCAACAAGATACAGATAGGTGATAAGATAAGAGTTTCAGACCCATCGCTGTCAATAGAGAAAGAGGATCATGATTTGATGGAGATAGTATCCAGAGAGACCGAGATCAATAGGATGAGCGATGAGGATATAATCAAGAGCGCTAATCATAAATCTAATTACGCTATTGTTGATAAAAAGAATAAAAAATTGACGGTTTATTCGCCGCATGGAGATATTCTTTATAGCACTAACAATATAGGGACCGGCGCCTCCGGTGATGATTATAATACATACACAAAGACAAAGAATGGGAAACTTGTCAGTGGGGCAGGTAATATGTCTACCCCAGCCGGTATAACAAGAGTATCAGGTATAGGTGAGTATCATGGTCGAAAATCGTTTCAGAGAGCTAGGTTTAATCCTAAGACAGGTAAATGGGATCATAACATAGCTTCGTCTATGCACCACGAGGCCTCTGCCGGAAGAGGCTCTAATGGATGTATCAGGCTTCTTGGTGATACAGGGAATGAGTTGTATAATTTTATAAAGAAGGGTGATTTTATTTATACGCTTCCAGAGAAAGAGGGAAGTAGATTTGTCATTAGTGAGGGATCTATTAATTATATAGCGGATAATCCTTATGGTGAGGATTCCGGAGAGAAGAAGCTATGGGATGATTACAATGTTCACATAAATAAGGATTTTAGACCTTTAAATATAAGTATCAAGAATAGTGACATATCACCAGATGTCTTACCTAAATGGATTTATGATGCTTATGATCCAAAGGATGGGACAAATTCTAATAGCGCGTTTCTTGGTGTTATATCAGCTATTGATAATATAGCTAAAATGGATAAACTGGGTAATATGAAGGAATATGGTGATGCCATATCATCTAACAAGGAACGTATCATGAGTGAGTTCGATATCGATAGCTACACTTATGATAGGATGGCTATGTTGGCCATGGGTATTGCTGAGCAGGAGACAAAGTTTGGAGTATCTCCCAGATATATCGGGAAACAGGCTATCGGGGATTTCGGTGTTGATATAGCCAAAAGATTTAGATCATTGCTCAAGGGTGACGGATGGAATGACAGGTCTTATAACTCGAAGGGTATAACACAGATAAAGATAGAAGGTGATAATGATGAGACAAAGAAGATATATGATAAGTTTGGTATAGATAAGGAGAATATCCTAAAGCCATATAATTCAGGTATAGCTACCATGTTGCGTTTGGCGTCTATATACAAGAACGAGGTTGTAGGTCGTGGTTTTAAGGATAATAAAGGTAATGATATAGACAAATTCGACGCCTTGCTTTATAAGTGGATGGGTGAGGGAAAGTTATTGAATAACGGCAAGGCTTCTCCTGATGATAATGATTATATCAATAACGTAAAGAAATATATTGGTAATTTTGATTTCAAGGTTAAATATGGTGATGGTGGACTTATTAGTGATGAGCCATTGGGCGTAAGACAGGATGTATCTGATAAGGCTTCATATTTGAAGGATATTATAGGTAATGCCATAAGAAGAAGGTTGTACGAGAATGTCACTCCTGATGTGGTGGCTTCAAATGCTAGCCTTCCTGGCAAGGTCAATGAATTTATATATGGCAGAAACGGGAAGGCTAACGTTGATGAATATAGTGATCAACTATGGGCGAGATTTTTATCTCAACCTAATAATCTAGATGGCAATAATAAGGAGATAAGGATTCCTGATAATGTCATTACTGATATTGAGAAGATGTTCAATCGTAACACTAAGGATGAGATAAAGAGGCTAGATAAAAAGATTCGTGATACGGAGCAAGAAATATATGACTCTGATAAGCCGGCTACAGATGATGCTTATGGTAGGCTGAAGCTTTTGAAAAAGTCTAGAGAATGGGTAGATATCTTTGAGAAGAATCGTAATTTGGTAAGATCCGGAAAGCCTACGGTTTTTTCTGAGTATGATTTTTACCCCGAAGCTGCTGGTGATCTTACCCCGTTATCAGGGTTTGGTAATTTTACTATTTATAGACGTCCGGATGGGAGGTTAGGTGTTTACGATGTATATGATTTTTATAGTAATGATCAAGAGTTCCCGGTCAATATAGTCACTAAGACATTAGACGCTATAGGTGATAAGTTTGAGGAGAGAGGGTCGTTTGAGGATCGAAATCCTCTTCCGGAAAGTGGAAGGGATGCTCTTATCCGTAATGCCATTACGTCCAAGAATAAGTTGGAGGACAAGAAAGATGGAGGTCCGGTAAATACAGAACGAGATTATGGGGCTGGCAAATACGTTATTGATCCAAACAGATCAGAGGATAATAGGATGGCCGTGTATGATGAGATATGGGATTATCTGACCGATAAGAAGGGGATACCACAAACGCAAGCTATCGGCATCCTATCGAACATCGCCGCCGAGTCCGGAGGGGACACCGAAGCCCTAGGAGCCGCCGGTGATTTTGGCATCCAACAATGGCTTGGTCCGAGGAAGAAGGAGCTACAGCGTAGGTATGGTAAGAAACCGACATTGACCCAACAACTGGATTATCTTGTGGATGAGTATCAAGGTCGTGTACCGGGGCTAGGTTGGAACTACATGAACCAAGGCAAGTTCTTTGATAAGGACGCTCAAGGCAATATATATAATTACTATATGTATTCTAAATCGGATTTCGATAACGCCGTCAACTACAAGGACGCTACCGTGGCATGGAATCAAGGATACGGTAGACCTCTTGGATCGACATTAAGAAACGAGAAGCGGTTTGAGTTCGCCGATATGTTCTCCAACAGATACGGTGTCCCGGAGAACGAGCCAATGAGATACGAGTTCGGGCAGCGGGATTCTGGTACGGGGGACGGAGGTCAGCAGCCTATCCCTGAGACGGTAGCCCCTGCCGATCCTTCTTTGGCTTCTCGCCCATCTATGGATATTTGGTGGGAGAAGGAAGGCCAAGACCTGTTATATAAGATGCTAGCTCAATCCGGCGCTAACAAGAAAGCTATAGAGGACATCGCTAATAATATTAAGAATGATCCTCAATCAGAGGCGCAGATAGCGGAGGCTGAGCGTATGCGTAAGGAACAGGCGAAAAGACAGTTGGTGCTTAATATGATACCGGGGTTGATGCTGAATATAAAAGGAATGTCGTCAATAAAATCCGAAGGAGGTCCTATTGGGGATGATAAATGGTTTTATGATAAGGATTAACGAAAACGCATCGTGGACAAGCAAGAGGCGATAAGAGCATTAAGCAAGGAAAGGCATAAGATTCTAAATGCGTCAAGATCTGCTTTTCAACAGGGTCTTATAGATGAGGATCAGTTCAGGAGGATGAATAATCTTCCTATATTTAAATTGAGTGATAATATAAGAGGAGGCGGAAACAAGGATGTTGATCTCTTGAATAGTCTTTTTGATACAGCCATGTACGACACGTTTGGAGAATCTGTTAAAAAGGGGTCAGAAGAGGGTGAGATAAAAAGGAAGGAGAGGTTTTATCCCTATAAGCTTATGGCTGATACTTTACTTACAATAGGTGATATAGCCACAGCATCTCCTGGATTCTTGAGGTTAATAGAGAGATCAGGCGCTAGATTGTATCCGTTATTGAATAATATAGCCCATAGTAATTCTGTCCAAAAAATATCTGGTGTATCAGGAATAGGTGTTGATTCTTCTCAGATGGCACTAAGCCCGGATGATGATAATTTTTGGAATATACTAGGGGTGGCGGGTGCGGCCGCTGAATTGATAGGTGGTATGGATATATTAAGAAATACGAACGTGATGGGTAGGATCGGAAATAGATTGGATGATATTCTTGATATAGCTAATCCTGTCGTGACTTTAGGAGGGTTAGCTAATGATATATTGGACTAATTCGTTATATTTGTCTGTTTTTAAAAATATTTTAGTATGAAAAGGTTGTTGTTTTTATTTACTATGTTATTGACGCCATTCGCTTTGATGGCGCAAGAGGTAATCCCATCAGAAGGGCCTATTACTATTGATCTGACTACCTTTACCGGAATCATGGCTTTCGTCACGATGTCAGCCACTCAGCTAGCTAAGGTGGTTCCGTATATCGACACCCATAAGTGGGCTAAGATCCTATCGGCTGTAGTTATCGGCATGCTGGTATGTATCCTGGCTTGGGTTCTTCAGGTATCCCCGTTGTTAGTAGGGAGTGAATGGTGGGAAGCTCTGTTGTATGGGGTGGCTGTCGGGCTTAGCGCTGCTGGCTTCTATGACTTGGTGAAAGCGATAGGTTCGTTATTTGTGAAAAGGATCTAGCATCTTGTAATTATTTGAGATATGTAAAATTTCAAGATTTTATTATCTATAATATAAGCTATTATATTCTGTAATAATATTAGTATTGCTTATATTTGTGCGCCTACCTACTCATCACGAGCGGATAGGCGCATTTATTAATTTAAAACTTTTGGTAAAGGTATGAAAAGTAATTTGATTTTATCATCAGAGAGTAGGGAATTATTAGGTAGGAACATTTCTGTTATGTCCAAGGACGGGTTTGTATGCATAACGGAAGTTATGGAAGCCTTGAATGAAAAACGTAAATCTATGGGGTTGGAGTCTAGAAGGCTTGATCATTTGTTTGCTACTAATGGATTTCAGGAAAAGATGAAAGCTCTTGTTAGGGAGCTGAGTATTAATGATATATGTAATGTAAGAAATCTTACGGTACAAAACCATGAATTGAAAATCAATAAGATAACCGATCTCAAGAAATACGGAATGGCTTACCGAAGAGGAAAGGGGGAGGGTCAGAAATGGTATGTAAATCCGTATTTTTTTGTTATGGTAGCATTGGAATTGGATCCAGAGATATACGCCAAGGTGATAATATGGTTGCATGATGGATTCATAGAGGACAGGAATGCCGCTGGCGAGGCTTATATCAAGATGAGTTGGGCCGTCGCCAGGTTGGTTAGTGACAAGGGTCAGTTGTCTGATAAGATATCAAGGGTAGCTAAGGCTATTAATTTTATCGTCTTTAACAAGCATGAGAGTGGGATAAGGAATACGGCTACAAAGAATCAGTTAAACGACATAGTAGCTGTAGAGAATGTTATCACCGGGGTTATAGATGGTGGTTTTATAGATACTTATGATAAACTTATAGATTATCTTGGTCATGAGTGGAAAAAGAAATGGGGCAATCCTGTTATGTCTTTAAAGGATTAGTATTAAAGAGACTCGTCATTGTAAAATGATGAGTCTCTGTTTTTTTAAATTATCTTTGTGTCAGAACGAAATTAATTTGATATGGGCAAATATGTAATCAAGAGGAAGATACCTAAATATCAAGAAGCCGGTGAAGTCGGTTCATATATGCTTGGCAATATGGATGGTATACAGGGGTTAGGTATAGAACCTTTGGTAAATACCAACCAAGGATTACCCGCATCGGTCAATCCGTTAGGAATATATTCTATGGATACGCCTGACCGGTTGAGGAATAAATATGATACCGCTTTTGATCAGAAGGATATGTTTCCGGCTAGTTTCAAGGGTAGTTTGCAACGTATAGCTGAGAATTATCAGGACAATGCTATTACATTTAATAATGTGACTGTTAATGATGTTGATAAGCCTAAGACCGGTTCAGGCGAGACGGATGTTTTTGATTTTACCACCATCCCTTACTATGGCGCTGATGATATAGGGTCTAGATTCACTCAGATGGGTCGTGGTATAGGGCGTATGAGAAGTGAGGGATATGGAGATTTATCCACTGGGGCTAAAACAGCTAATACGATAACCACCATAGCCTCAGGAATTAGTGGTATCATGGGATTGGCTCGTAACGTGGTTTCTGGGATAGCGTCAGAGAAAGGTACTCGTACTAATATCAGGTTGGCTCAGGAGCGTGAGGCCAGACAAAGAAGGCAATCCCAGATGCAGTACAAGGATGGTGGGGGTGTTTATCTAGGGCCTAATAATAGGTTCGATAGCGGAAGCCTTACCGGTGAGTACCTGTATCCGTTACCTAAGCCAATGGAAGATCAAGCCAATGTGGAGATCGAGAAAGGTGAGTACGTGACGCAGCCCGGGGAGGCGCCGATGGAGGCTATGGGGCAGAAGCACGCCGATGGTGGAACCCCCGTTTTCTTGGAGGAAGGTACGAAGGTTATCACCGATGATACCACCATAGAGTCGGATTTCGCTAAATACATTAGGGATACGTATGGTATTAAGGCTACACCAAAGGATACGTACGCCACGTTAATGGATAGGTATAAGGCTAAGATCGGTCTTAAATCGGCTTACGATGATCAGAAAAAGGCGCTGGAGAAGCTGAAGAAAAACGATAAGATAGATGACGAGAATACGAAACGTTTAAACGCCTCTGTATTATCTAAGGCCATAAATGATAGTAACGATACGGTTAATGGATTAGAGGGGAGATTTACGGACTTCGCTAATGTCATATACAAGGAGCAGGAAGACCGGAAGATGAAGAAGGATGAGGATACGTATTTCGCTAAGGGTGGTGAGATAGATAATATCATATCCAGATCCATGAAAGAATACGGTCTTACGGAGGAGGATATAGCTGAGGCTAAGAAAGAGCTGCTTAAGAAAGTGGCTGGTATTCGCCAGAAGATGGAGATAGGAGGCACGTCTTTGTTCGGTCGTAAATTAACTTTCCGCCCGATCGAGAATAGGTTCAACAATGATCCTAACTATTTCGGTTATCAGCGCCAAGGAACTGATGGCTCTTATGGAGGTATTAATACGGATGAGAGGTTGAATTATTATAAGACATTCAATCCGGTCGCTTACGATGCTTATATGGGAGCTTCAGAGGGCACTAGGGCTAGGGCGTTGCAAGACGCTATCTACGGTCAGACAAGTAGCTGGATGGGCTTGGCTACGGCTGAGAACCCGATCATCGCCAACGCCGAGGCGCTTCGGGATTACACGACGCTCGTTTCCTTTGGCGGTGAGGATAGTCAAGGTAATTACCCGGAAGACAAGAAAGCCGCATATCATGATAGGATGAGAGACAATAAATTAGGTTTGTTTACCACATCTCGCCCTATGATCGGTCTAGACGTTGTTACAGAGGAACAGCATAAGGCTCTTAACGATGCCGGTATCACCCATTTTAGCCAACTGTTCTCTGATAAGAACAAGGATGTCGTTAATAAGATACTTGGCGAGGATATGCTTAAGATGCAGGCATTGAGATCCATGAAGGGAATGGAAGGTCTTGATTTTATACTTGACCCTCATAAGGTGGCTCCCGGTCCTATGGATATAGGTGATGTGGAGAATCCTGATGTTAAGCTGGATATGCCTGAGCTGATTGATTCTAATACACTTCCTAAAACCAACACAAATGCCGGTAAGTCGAACGGCGGCAATGGAGGCAGGAATATAGTAGGTGGTGGTCTTGACTTTCCTGAGGTGTTCAGGATGACTCCGGGAGCCGTGACAACGGAAGGTCTAGAAAGACATTACGCTCCTACCGTGGACCCGGTGTTGAGATCGGCTGATCAGTATATGGTTGAGGCTAATCGTGCTTTCCAATCACAATTGGATCAGATGGGTAATGTCCCGGATTCCCAGAGAGGGGCTTTATCTTCCAATTTACAGGCTATCATGAGTTCCAATATAGGTAAGTATATAAATGAGGTAGAACAAGGAAATGTGGTTCAAAGGACTTGGGCTGATAATGTAAACGCCCGGACTTGGGCTGATACGTATGATAAGAATATAGCTCAACGTCAGGGTTATCAAAGTCGGATATTACAGGCTTTGGCTAATACTGACGAGAATTGGGCTAGGTATTTCGATAGCGTCAATGATGAGATTCAGCAGAAGTGGAATACGGCTACGACCATGAATGCATTAAGATCTATATTCGGGGATGTAAAGATCGGTCCTAATGGGCAGCTGATCGCTGATCCTCAAGGAGATATATTGAGTTATAGGAGATTATATCCCGCTCAGGAAGTAACTAAAGGCAAGAAAGGATAAAGGATGGCTTCACAATATAGTATATTAAGGAATTACGGCAAGTACGTATCACCCTACAACATGGATGTCATGATGCAGGGTATGGGATACATGCAGCAGAAGATAGATACCAATCGGCAGGCTATAAACGAGTATGCTGATTATATTATCAATTCTGACATTATAAAACCTCAGGATAGGGAATATCTTCAGAATAGGTTAAATGGATTGATACAGGACGTGAATAACGTGTATCGTAAATCTAATCTGGCTTCTGATGGTATAGCCAGAAGTATACAGGCTCGTCTTGGAGAGGCTCTGGATACCCGTGTGTTGAATGCCGTTGCCGGCACTAGGGAGATCCGGTCGTTTAGTGAGAAGATGGAGGATATGAAATTGAATAATCCTAAGATGTATAATTCTATAAACGAGGCTGAGGCTTTCGCCGATGCCGTGGCTTGGATGAATGACGGTCAGGTAGGGACACGTCTTAATCCTATACATTATACCCCTTATACGGATTATCACGCTGAGATTGATGAGAAGATGAAGAATTTCATCTCCCTTAACAAGGGGAAGAAAGTCAATGTGCCGGTAGTTGACGCCAATGGTAACAGGACGGGGGAGATGCGTGAGATGTACATAGATGAAATGAGCTACGCTCAGGCCAGGAATGTAGCTATGGCTTCCATATCTGAGAACGGTAAGGCCCAGATGCAGTTAGAGGGAAGATATATGGCTAGAACGAATCCTGACTTATTTAATGTTCAAAGCACCTCAGATTTCCTTAAAGGGTATATTGATGATTTCAGTGTCAAGGAAGAATCCATACGAGCCAAGCTAAAGGGCGTTGGCAATGACAAGGCCAAGAGGGCTAAGTTGGAGTCGGAGCTGGCGGATATTATCAAGCAGAGAAATGATTTCGTGGAGGATGCCGAGGGCGTTATCGGTAGCAACTACAGCCCGGAGCGAGCCGGCATGTTCATGGTACGACAGCAGTTCCTTCGTGGCGTCGGGCTGAGATGGTCTTATAATAACTCATATGAGACGCTGGGCGTAGATGAGTATTACTTTAAGGCTAACCAACAGATGATGGAAAGAGCTACGTTTAACGAGACAAAGAGGCATAATCTGGCTATGGAGAAAGCCGCTTTAATGAAAGCCAGTAAATCGGGTAAATCCGGTGGTGATGGTGGTGGTGATAATACTGTTGGGTCTACGGTGGTTACGAAGAGCGATAATCTTGATGACGTGAATATAAGTGATGAGTTCATGAACGGATTTACGGTTAATGAGAAGGCTGTTAATGCTGGTATGAATAGCTTTGTTAAATCACTATCAGATGACGCCAAGAGAAAAATTAGCGCATGGGCGTCCGGTCCTGAGAATAGTAATGTTGTCAAGAATATGAGTGATGATCAAGTCATCATGACTTATTTCAAGGCTAATGGCGGGTCTACGAATACGCTTCTTGATTACAATGGCAAGGACAGCTATATAAAGCTTCTTGGGTTAAACAACCAAAGGAATAAGTATAATAGGATCAATGAGGGATTCAATAAGGCTGAGGACGCTGTCTTGGATGGAGTTGATGCTATAGTCGAGAGAGAAGCTAGATCTATTACTGGATCTGGAATTGATATTAGTTATGGATATGGGACGTTTGATCTTGGAGATATTGTAGAAGGAGGGCATTTGGCTTTTTCTCATGAAGCCATAAAAGATATATCGTTAAAAGATTGGGCCAAATTATCCGCATATAGCTCTATCCTTAGTAATAGTGTAGAATTTATTAAGATGGGTAATGACCCTACGCATCCAGTATCATATAAAGGTGTGAGTCTTGGAAGTGTTAATTCTGGAGAAGCGTCAGTAGTCCTAGGAAGAATAAATGATCTTATGGGAACCTCCTTAACATTGGATGATATACAGTTATTAGCTAATATGGGGGCTGGTCATTTTTCTACATCTGATTTATTTAAAAAGAATCTAAGTGAAGGGTTGAGTAATTATAACGAGAGGAATGCCGTTGTTGCTACAGCTATATATGATGAGATAAATAAAGAGAATGGGGATGTACTTAGGCATAAATGGAGCCGTGGCGATTTAGGAAGACTTGCTAGCGACGCTAAACGTGTCGGTGAGGATTATCTAAGACAATATCGTCATGAGTACGCTGAGCGTGAGTATATCTTCTCTGGTGATTATCCGTCTAAAAGCAAAGCTAAGTATGATTATATAAAGATTAGTGATCTATTCACTCGTGGTGGTGGTTTTATCCCCAAGGATAAGGATAATGCCAATAAGAAGATAACGTTTACTATATCTCCTATAGGTGATGGCAATTATCAGATCATTGGTAATAATGGAGGTGATGGAAGATCTGTTGTTGAGGTAAGTGAGGCAGATCTAGCCGCCAATGACCTTACTTTTTATAAGGAGGATGTAAGTATCCCATCCGAGACCTACGACTCTGGTGTTGTATCTATATCGTTTGCCAATTCAAGCGATAACGCTTATGGGAAGATGGCCAAGGCATTGCAGGTAGCTCCTGTGGCTTATGCCAGCGGAGCTAAGGATATGACAATGCCTTATATAGATATGTTTACGAATATAAATGACGGTAATATCAGGAAGAATCAGATGATGATCGCTACTGACGTGTTGTTCGATAACGCTTCTATGTACGAGTTAAGGGCTTCCGGATATAAGTATAATAATGGTTCTTCTGGGATAAATGTTGATATATATAGCAAAGGAGGGGCTAGAGAGGGTAATACCCCGTTGTATTCAATTGATCTGGATGACGTTAACTATGCTGATGAGGTAGCAAGGAAGATCGACTTCTGCCCGCAGTATTATTTGGTCATGGCATGGCAACAGATACTTAGCAAGGAGAATGAGGTGTATTGGAGGAGCGAGGGAAGATCTACTACTGATGATTTCGAGAGCTTCATCTCGCCCATAGCTGATATGATTGATCAGGAGATAAGAAACAGGAATAACGGAAATAGTGGAAATAATGGAAACAATGGAAATCTATAATAATACCTCTAACGGAAAGGATCTTGCCGAGAAGTACAGATATCCTACCATAAACGTAGATAATATAAAGGCTATTGGTACGGATCCCTATGATATACCGGATCGTGACCTGCCTCCGGTATTGGATCCGTATTCCGCTTCCGAGAGATCAAAGTCCCAGATACCGTCATTGTCGGAGAGGATCAAGAATACTGTTAAGACAAATTATTATGATGATATGAAACATATGTCCCCATTAGGATATATGGCTTCTGATCAAAGCTATAAGGGCAGGTTTAATCTTACTGGTCCGGAGATATCGTTGGAGGATTCAAGGTATCGACTTAGTAGCGGTACTTGGATACCTAAATACGAGTCTTATATCCCTGGTGTAGATAATGACACACGTTTATCTAGGAGTCAAGGTAGGACTGAAAAATGGATGAGAGGTTTGGGAAAATTTGTAGGTAAGACTGCCCTATACGGATTAGGCGGCGTTATCCAGCCTTTTTATGGTATTTACGCCGGTGTATCCAGAGGTAATTTTAACGCTGTTTTTGATAACGATTTCACGAGATGGTTGGATGATCAGGACAAGAAGATGGATTACGGTCTTGCTCATTATTACAATCGTGAGGAGCGGGATATGAATTTCCTTCAAAGCATGACCACGGCTAATTTCTGGTCTAACGATTTTTTATCCGGTCTTGCTTTTACCGCTGGAGCCATGTTATCGTCAGCCGTATATTCCGGCGCTGGATTGATGAACTTAGCTCGTACGGGAGCTAGGGCGGGCGTGGCTTTGGCTAGGATAGGCAAAGCGGCTTCGGATACCAAGAAAGCGTTCGGCGTCTACCTTAGGGCCGCCCGTATGGGACGGAGGATAGGCAAGGGACTGGACACCCTCGCTTTCCTTGGCACATCTACCTCATGGGAAGCTTCAGTGGAAGCCAGAAGTATGTTGATGGAGGCCGAGGAGAACTTCATGCAATCTTATCGTAACGCTTATGGGAGGGAAGTCCCATATGAGGAGCTTATGAAGTTCAGGGCTGACAATGCCAATGCCGCTAATGCTGTATTCGCCGCCAACGTCGGCATATTGTCATTATCCAATATAGCTATGTTCGGTGATATGTTCGGCATGGATCTTGGCGTGGATAAGTTTATAAAACGTAATATATTTGGCGTAGGGGCTGAGAGGATGGATAACGGTATGTTAAGAACCATAACGCCAAAGAAATGGCAGAAAATAGCCGGGAATACGTTCAATATTATCAAGCGCCCAGTGTCAGAAGGTCTTTATGAGGAAGGTCTTCAGGGAGTGGCTAGCAAGTCCGCCGAGGATTGGGTAGAATCAAGATACAATCCTATGGCTATCCGTCAGAACATAGGTTATATGGAGGCTATAAAGAACGGGTTCAAGGAAACATACGGGTCTAGTCAAGGCTGGAAGGAGATCGGCATCGGTATGATTATCGGATCGGTTATGGGTGGAAAGACCTTTGGAGGTATAAAGGAATGGAGCCAAGACATGTCCCGGAACGAGGGGATGGTGGAGGCCTACAACGCCAATGCCGGCGCCTTGACCGAGGCTGCTGTCCGTGCTATTCGTGGCAGTATGGCTCTTAACGCTCAATTATCTGGCGTAGACACATCGTACGAGAGTGATGGTAGGATCATAAACAAGGATTTTAGTGACGCCGTATTCAATCGTCTCCGTTATGATTCGGAGATGGGGATGTTGGATGATACCAAGGAGAATTTCAAGACAGTCATCGAGTCTATACCTAATAGTGATATAGCGTCCGATATGAATATGACGGATGAGCAGGTCAATGAGTATAAAGCCGATCTTGTCAACGAGTTTAATAAGAAGGTGGATAATTTCATTATGGCCAGCAGATTTGCCGACTCCCTTACCGATGGTATATCCAATAGATCATTTAACACCTATATCTCCAACATGGCTTATAACGGTCTTGAGGCTAAGGATAATTTGGATGATATCGCTAATCAGTTAGGAAGGATATACAATACGGATATAGGACCTGCTTTAGATATATATTCTCGTCTTAATCCTGATTCGAGCGGGGATCTTGAAGAACTCAGGAAGCTTACGGATGATATACAGAGGATGGAGAAGAATATCTTGAGGCTTCAACAAGGTGTTGCGTCGAAGGACGCTCTTGAATCTGATAAGGTCAAGTTAGCCAAGGAGAATGATAGACTTCTTAAATTGACGGAGGATAGAATTGCTTTGGAGAGGAGATTAGCTACGTTAGTTAACTCAGAGACAGATATATCTAAGCTGTTATTAAACAGGAATGAATCAAGGATCAGTGCCGCTGATCTTATGGCGGCTTATGATACTATAGCTGATTTTGAGAATGCTGTATCTATCCGTGGGGTTGATAATTATAAGGAGGCTATGGCATTGCTTAGTGAGTATCGTCATAATCTTGTGGCTTATAAGAATATAAACGAGTCTCTTCGTCGTATGCGTGACAGAAGATTCATCCGGGCGCAGGAGCGCGGGTTCATGAAGATATTATCGAACGTATGGGGTAAGACTTATGAGGAGGATGATAGCAAGTATGATTTCAGGAATACCGATGATCCTGATGCCAACTCCCTTTATGCCAACGATCAGGCCATAGATAAGGCTTATCAAGATGGTCTTATAGGAGAGGACGAGGCATTTATGTTCAAGACCTATAATCATATGATCGCCAGATCTATGGAGAACGAGATTAAGGCCGATGAAGGTAATATAGTCGAGAGGGTTCCTGATGATGAGGATATCATAAATCCTTCTGACGATAGAATCAATAATATAGCTATAAAGATATGGAACGGTAATGAGGATGTCTTATCTCCTAGGGAGAGACAGATATATGATAATAACAAGCCTCGTGTCGATAGTCTAGTTAACGGGTTTGGGGATAATCCTATTTCAAGGATCAATAAGGCTAGATCGATAATAGATAGATTGAAGATCCATGATAATATTTATGATAATATCAAGGACGCTGTTGATGATATTGTAGATACGAATATCAATGGTCTTGATCAGGATCAGATCAAAGAAGCTATAAAGACTTATAATGATCTTATGAATGAGGCTGACAATGGCAATGAGATTGATCAGGATAAACTTAATGAGGCTATTGATATTATCAATAATTATTCCGATGGACCTCTCCTTCAGTTTGTGGAATGGATGAGGTTGTATGATAATGGAAGTATAGCTGTCAAGGATTACGATAAATCCATACCTATGGGTGATGTCCTCACAGAGAGCGAACCCGGGACATCCACCGGCAGGACGGAAGTTAACGCCGCCCAGAATCCGGTGGTGTTGATGGCTCAGAAGAGAGAGATCGGTGGGGTTATGTATTATGAAGTTGGCGGAATGAGACTTGACAGGTTTATGGACAGTCTTGGGCTTGAAAGATCTGATGCCACTGATACTGATAATGGAAGGGTGATGGATTTCACCAACGGAACCGACATATTTACTGTTATAGAGTCAGATAACCACTCAAGATGGATGATTAGCGAGGATGACGCTCAGGCTTTCGAGAACGCTACCGGTGTCATACTGGGGCGGCAGACCGCCTTATCGACCTCCAACTGGTTCATGGTGTATCGCAAGGGGCAGGATGGATCTGTTGTTCCTTATTATACAGGAGATGCATTTGGCTCTAATAATGAGTCGATAAATCAAGAAGCTGCGGCTAGTCTTCGTAAGAACGATATAGTGAGGTTCAAGGTAGATATGTTAGATCCTTATACCAAGGAATTGTATGATAAATACAATAGCCTTTATGCCGTTGATCCTAATTCTGACGAGACCAAGTCTGCCCGTAGTGATTTGGTTAATAATATGGTTATTAAGATCGTGGATGGTGACGGTAATTTTGTCTCGGTGCTAAAAGCCAATGATTCAGACTCAAAAGGGAGTAACGCTGATTTAAGGAGTATGGCCTTTGAGTTGTATAGGGATAATGTGGGATCTGTCGCTGGCGAGATTGATATACCGTTCGTAGGCGCGGTCACCAGTGTTTTGCCGGGAAGACCGAACTTCAGTGTAAGTGATGATAATGGTACGTTGATGGTATCCGAAAATGACTTTACCAATGAGACGGTTGGTAAGGTCGAGAGTGTAGGATATATAGAGAACGGGGAGGTTACGATGAGGGATGATATTAAGTATAATATATTTCCGTTCTGTACGGCTATCGTCAGGGACAAGTATGGTGATTATAAAAATTCACGTATCCCGGTCGTAGCTATAAAGACAGGAAATGGAAGAAATTACCTGTACCCCGTAAGATTGAAAAATCAGGATACATCATCATTCTCATCTATGATCGGATCGATGGCTGACAGAATTATAGAGGGTCTAGGTGGTGGAGTAAGTATTGATGATATAATGGATCTTAACAACGTTATAGCCAGATCAGGGCTGGATAACAAGACATATATGATTCCGTTGGCGGGAGACGTGGATGTTATCAAGGGACGGTTAAAGGCTGTCAAGGAAGCCGCTAGTAAGATGCCTGTGACCGCTGACGTAAGAGGATGGATAGGCGATTCTAGGACCAAGGAGGATATTTTGATGAATGACGTTACGATCAACATCGATCTTAATAACGATCCTTTCATAGCTCCTAAGTTTAGGATGAGTATTAGGAGGGATGAGACGTTCTTCGAGGATACGGAGACCCCGTTCATCAACCCGCCCGGTTCCCAATCGGAGTTCGCCTCGCCTACGAAGGCAGCCGAGGACAAGTCTTTGGTTTCCGAAGGTAATATAGTATCGGGAGAAAAAGAAGCCGATGATCCTTGCTAAATAAATTATCTTGATTTATCTTCGCGGTGTCAGTCCATCGCCTGACGAGTAAGATATTTAAAAGTTGGTCCCTGTCGGGTGTGTGATGGCCCCGGTGGGGACTCTTTACATTATGCAATTAGATTCTTTTTTACACCGTAAAATTATGCAAGACCTACGCATCCAGCGAGTGAAGGTCTTGATGATGTTATACACCGGTCATTATTTTGTCAATAACAGACAAAGGCAGTTGCTTGACCATACATACGCTTTAAGCAGAAGTCAGGCTTTCGATTATATGACGGAGTTCAATAAAAGACTTAGTGATAAGATAGGTATAGAATGTACGATGGATATTCTTCTACCTACCGATGATGATAATGCTAATATCATAATCGAGTACAATGGCATCATTAAGAAGTTGATGAGGGAAGCCGAGAAGCTGGAACTTGACACTGACGCTATTAAGACCATGATGCGCGATCTACTTAATGAGTTGAAAGATGATGTTGATCTTAATATCTTGATATTTGACGTAACCCAGTTACTTATAAAATACAATCTATTTAGGTTGGATGCCATAACCGAGCAGGAGTTCAAGGACTCTTTCGTCAGGATGGATAGTAGGAATATGGAGATAAAGAAATTAACTTTATCTGATATTAAGAAGGTGGTGATGATGATGGAGGATAGGTATGATTACGCTTTATATATGACAGAGGAATACGATTGATTACAATTTTTGTAAAAATATCTCCTGTTTGTTTGTAGTTTAAAAATAAGGTTCTATATTTGCGGTGTCCATCCGTTATTGGGCCATAAGAAGATATTAACTCGCCTAGGCGTAGGCGATAGATGAGGGCTATTGGTGGAATAACGGACGCCAATGGCTCTCGTTGTTTTTATATCATGAGTGAATTATCTGAGATTTTTAGTTACAATGGTAATGATGTAACTTTTAAAACGGTTGATGATGTAACCTATGTTAATGCCACGGAGATGGCTAAATACTTTAATAGGAGAACAAACGACTATTTATCGTTAGTGTCTACTAATGAGTTAGTTAAGGCAATTACCAGAAAAACTGGTAAATCTGAAAATCAGTTAGTTATAAAGAAGACTGGAATGCCGGTTTTTGGAGGTGGGGTATGGTTGCATGAGGATATAGCTATAGATTTTGCCTAGTGGCTTAGTGTAGATTTTAAGCTGTGGTGTACAGATAAAATAAAGGAACTTTTATTGAAAGGGCATACATCAATAAATAGGAGTAATTCTGATATAAGCAGAAGAGATCTACCATCCGATTATATAGAGGCATTAGAAGCGTTAATTAAATCGGAGAAGGAGAAAAAGGCATTAGCTGAAGCCAAGAAAGTGGCAGAAGAAGCTAAGAGGATATCTGATAATATTATCAAAGAACAGGCTCCTATGGTTGATTTTGCTAAGACAGCCGAAATAGCCCAAGAGACAGATATGTTGATCAGAGAGGTTCGGGAAAAGCTAGAGGCTCATGGTTATGATATAGCCGAGAAGAATCTTCGAATATTGCTTGAGGATAAGAAGTTCTTCGCTAAAACCGGTAAAAGATGGTTGTTATCCCAAAGGATGATAGATCGTGGTTATGCTCGTTACAGATATCGTGATGACGATGAGTTTTATGGAACTAACACTGTTTATGTGACTCCTAAGGGATTCCAGTGGATCGTGTCTAAGATATCCAAGGAATGGATGCCTAGGTTCTTGGAATTGAAAGGCAGGGTTCTGAGTAGATCAGATAAAGATATTTTTGCTAAACAATAAGTTTCATTTTTTGTTATTTAGGATTGAGTTTTTGCCTGTCCGTGAGGATCGGCAAAATGATTTGTACTTTTCAGTAGAAACATAAGGCTTGTTATTATTGTTATTTGGCTCCCGTCCGCTCGTGAGAGTAGGCGGGATTTTCATATCTTTGTAACAAAACGATTTAGCTATGGGTAGATCTTGTTATGTTATAAAAAATGAGGAGGGTTGGGTAGATAATGTCCTTGCCCCGAACGACCAACCATCCGGATTATACCAAAGGGCGATGGAGGTGCTTGGCGACCAGAAGCAGGCCTTATCGGTCTGGGGTACGGCCTACTCCCCCGACTTCGTGTCTTTCTTTGGCGATTGGATGTCCATGCCATCAGAATACGACTTAGATAGCAATGGGGAGCCTAGGTATGATGATGTCATGTCCTTTATCAAACAAAAGAATTATGCTGTGGGTAATTTCATGGCTGACGAGGTTAAGGATATCAATAATACCATTACTTCCCTGGGCGTTGATAATATCAATGATCTTAATGATATGATCGTATCTAACTTCCTTTCCGGCGGTGATATATTCATCAACAGATATAACCTTGAACGATCCGGGATGTATGACGCTGATGAGATTGATAATATCATGACTAACCGATCGGAGTATGAGCGGGTAAGGGATATGATGAGGAGGATTGTCGATTTCATGTCTGAAGGGGATCTTAATGAGAAGGATACGTATTTCCTATCTTCCGAGTCAGGTCTTGGTGATGATTATATGATATATGAGGATGCGTATGATTCATTGGGGAAGAGAAGGGTCTTGAATCCAATGGAGGTAAGGGATACGATCATGAGGGCGGTAGGCGGTATCAGCGACCGCCGGGAGTTCGATCAGGCTTTCGCCTCCATCCCCTACCCTTCTTTGGCGCTCCGGTATCAGGAGGATCAGGATTACGCCGATCGGATGTATGACACGTATCGTAATATGACCCGTATGGAGGTTAGGGATCAGGAAGGGAATACGATTACCGACTCATACTCCAATAGCACCATACCGTATATCAGTACGCCTAAGGACATGAAAGCCCTAAGGGGTAAGGTTGGGGAGATAATCAATATGGACGATTTTAAGGATGTTAAGAATGTCGCTGGTCGTTTATATGATATAGCTATGGATCTTGCCGATATTGGCGTTGATATAAGCGAAGCGATTAGCGATGAGATGGTTATATCCAGACCGGAGGATATCCGTGATCTTATGGCATCGTTGGATGTCATGTTATCCTCTATACAGAATGGTGATCCGGTATATGATGACTTTATTTCCGATCTTGATAGGATAACAGGGAAAGGAAATCCGATATACGAGGTTCAGGATACTTACTCTACCGGGGATAGGATGGTGTATGTAAGGTCCGGGAAAACGTCTCCTTCCGATATGTATGACAGGAACATGTTGTATGTAGGTAGGAATACATACCACGACACGGCTCCGATAACCGACACCGATCAGGCCTATGAGATGCTAGCTGATATCGGGATATCCCAGTCCTCGTACTTGCCGGCAGGAGTGGTCCCTCAAGGGGCTTCCCGATCTGATATTGGCGTGGTCAAGGATAATATCAAGAAGTTGGTTATGGATAACATCTCATCCTCCAATACGGAGAGCATGATCCTTGCCAGATTGATATATCAACATCCCGTTACCTCTAAGGTGGATGATGTCGATATCGATAGGGAGTTTAGGAGATATGTGGCCAGACAGGGGAAGAGTCGTGATTTTATCAAGTCCTGTATCTCGTTGAGGAAAATCCAGATCAAGGAAAGGTTTAAAAAATCGGATTTATATAATAATGTCTTGCGTTTTCTTGATTTTAATGGGCTTTATAATGTATCTTTGAACCACCATGACAGAAGGACGCTAAAGGATATAGAGATGTCGTTGCCGGATGGTCAAGTAAGAGATCTCTTGTTTGATGTGGCTATCGAGTCCAGTGACAGCAGCATGAGAGATCTTTTCTATCTGGATAGACAGGACAGGATGATGGATGTCGGTTTTTATCGATATCTATACCAAAGGAATCCGGGCCTGCTCCGGGAGGTCAACGGCGGTGTCGAGACGAGGGCGGACGGTTCGTTTTTGGCTCGTGGGAGGTACGATGATTTCGTATCTTTCCAATCTGGTCTATATGAGAAGGTAGGTGAGACGGTTAATGGCGGAATATATAGTTTCGTAGATAATCTTATATATTCAGACCCATCATCATATCAGGACAGCATGGTACGAAAGGTGGGAGACGTTACGGTAAGGAGTGACGATAACCGTCTATCAAGGATAGAGGATAATCCCTCATCCAGTAAGATAATTAATGAATACACTGCTAATACAAATAAGTTGATGCGAGATTTTTCGTGTAGTTAATCTCTCTTTGACGTCGTGAGACGTTTTCTTTCGAGCATTGAAACATTGAATTTTATAGATTTGCATGAATCCGGGCCGTAGTGATACGTTCCGGATTTTTGTTTCATATCAGTTATTATTAATCCCATTTACAAGACATGACGTGCCTTGATGGTGACATATATCACGATCCTAGGGCTATTAATTTTTGAACTTTGTAACGCCCGCCATCAGGTGGGGTTATTATTAATTCAAAAATAAATAGACATGGGTACAAGTGGAGACAAAATCGTTTTGTTAGACGGCATGGGTTCCGGGAGCGGTAGTGCCGCTAATGGTTTATTATCTATGATTCCGGGTATGTTTACCAGCCTTTTGGGTGGAAATAAGATGGATCCGAATCTAGTCGCAGCGCTGATGAATGGTCGTAACAACCAAGATCAGTACGGAGGGGCTAACGGTTGGTGGTTGTGGATCATCGTCCTGTTCTGGTTATGGGGCGGTCGTGGTTTTGGTAATGGCTTTGGTGGAAACGGCGGCGAGAATCCTGTCTTGAACGGTCTTCCTAGCCAGATCAATAATGATTATGGACGTGAGTTGTTAATGCAAGCCATCCAAGGCAATGGACAGGCTATAAGCCAATTGTCAAGCGCCTTGAATTGTACTACCACTCAATTGCAAAACGCTATCTGTAACGTACAGGGAGCTATTGATAAGGTGGCTGGTCAGGTAGGTATGACATCTCAAGCCGTTATCAACGCCGTACAGCAACAAGGATGTGAGATCGGCAACCAAATTAGCTCTTGCTGCTGCAATTTGCAAAGCGCTATGGCTAGTGGTTTCAATAACGTTCAACATTCCTTGGATACGATGGGTTGCAATATCCAGAACGCTATCACACGTCAAGGATATGAGAATCAATTGGCTATTACCGGTCAGACGAACGTATTGCAGAACAATTTGACTAACGGCTTCAATAACGTTATTCAATCCAATCAAGCCCAGACGCAAGTGTTAGCCGCTAAGATAGATCTTCAAACGCAGATTATCAATGACAAGTTCTGTCAACTTGAGATGCGTGAGATGCAGAATACTATTCAGCAGCTTCGTGAGGAGAAACAGGCTTTGGCTACTTCCGCCATCACCCAACAACAGACACAGAACATCGTTAGTCAGTTAGCTCCAAAGGCTCCGATTCCGGCTTACGTCGTACAGAACCCGGGCTGCTGCTATGCTCCTACCGTAAGGGTGGCTAACGAATGTGGATGCGCTTGCGGCACTACTAACGCCGTATTATAAGAAAGGGGGACAATATGGCTGATTTCAGAGGATATATGATCGGTTCATTCGCCTCCTCCCGTCTTGACAGGGGAGGCATCCCGGTAGTAGCCACTACTGGAAAGGTATCTGACGCTTCTGCGGCCGAACCTACGGTTGATTTTGGCATCAATCCGTGTCAGTGGAACTCACTACCTCCGGAAGGAATATTGTTATGGAAAGTCCGTCATCCGGTGACGGAGACAGAGGCTAGTTATCCCGCTACGATCGTTCTTCCGTCTGGTTTATCCACTACCACTCCTGTTACGGTATCCAACGCCGGGGTTATCGTCAACAAGACACCTATAGTGGATAAGGTTGGGGCACATATGACAGGGCAGGATATTACGACTCCCGTGGCTTCTGGTGATCCTATAGTAGGGGCCTACACCGAGCATCTTGTGTATTACAACAAATGCACTGGGGTATTTAGGATGTTAGGTCATACGGCTACGGCGGCTACCGCCCCTAGCGCATGAATTTACTAAGAAAGAACAGGGAGGGTAACCTCCCTCCCATTTAAAAAGATCGTTATTATGTTTAAGGATTTAAAGAAAGGATATCAGGTTTATACGTTGGATACCTCAGGGATCCCTAAATTCTTTATGGGTACGGTGGTTAACGTCTCGGAGCCTAGGTTCGCCCAATCCCAGCTAGGTCAGTACCAGCAGCTGCAAGATCGGGTTATGGATCTTACTATAGAGGTGGACGGGAAGTCCATGACATACGTAGTTCCGGAGAACCAGAACGTGGCTATGGCCAACGGCATTACGTTAGCCTGTTCTGTCGATCCGATAATGAACCATCTAAACGCCATGAAACGTACCAGTACGGATATCGTGAATAGCGTAGATAAAAATAGGGAGATCATAGAGGCATGTGACAGTATCTTGGAGGATATTAATCCTACTTTCAAACAGTCCAAGGATCAGGATCGGAAGATAAAAGGTCTTGAGGATCAGGTAGCGAAGATGGGAGAGTCTTTCGAGGAGCTTAAAAATTTGTTAATTAAAAAATTAGGTTAATATGAGAGTTATAGATTTAGGCAACGGCCAAGAAGATTATAATGACGAGATCTACGACCGCGGAGGCGGTAGGGGACGCTCACGCCGCTCTGACGGCACTTATATGGGTTACGATGGTGGCGTATATGATCATTACGGTAAGGAACGTGACGGGATGATGGAGGAGCTTGAGCGCCGTGAGCGTGATCTCGAAAGACGTGAGAGGGAGCTGGAGCGTAATGAGCGGGAGCTTGAGAAACGTCAGAGACATCATGAGCGGGAGGACGAGATGTATCGCAAGGGCTGGTTCGGCGAGCGTGAGATCCGTGACGAGTACGATAGCATGGATCCTTACATGCGTAGAGGTCGTAGAAGTCGTTACTACTGAGGAGCAGACGCTGATGACCCGGATTATAAGCGGTACATAGACACCCATGGATATCACTTTTCCAAGGAGTTGGCTAGGGAAGCCGCCGACAAGATGCTTAACGCTGACGGATCCAAGAGAAGATGGACGATGGAGGATGCTAAGCGGATGTTCGATAAATGCGGGGCCAAGAAACCTGATAACGCCACTTGGGGAGATATCCAATATCTGTTCGCTATGTTCTATAGCGATTACTTTCCTAAGGTATTGGACTGCGACCAGAAAATAGTCAAGGCTGTCTTGGCTTATCTGGAAGACCCTGACGCCCCGGAAGGTACGGCGTTCGTAAGGTATCTGGCGGTGCGGTGCTTCGTCGGTGACACAATCAAATGGAGTGAGATGATATGATTTGATACAACGTTGGAAGAACCCTGTCGGCGATAGAATACCGATGGGGTTTCTTTTTGCCCGTAACTTTATTATAGCTACATTTGTTCGAGGTAGATCTTTTGTTCAGAGGGAGGGAGGGCGGGAATGAAAAAGGATATCCTCAATATTGAAAGTGTTTTTAAAATGAGATTGGTATATAAGTTTAACATAGGGAAAAATGAAGAGTTGTCTAGATTATGCAAGATTAGTAATAATTTGTATAATCAAGCTCTTTATATTTTTAGAGAAACTTTATCAAAAGAAGATAAGTGGTTGTCTTATTATGAGTTAAACAATATACTTATTAAAACAAAGAATCTTGATGGAGAGGTAAATTATAAGCTTTTAAAAGCTCAATGTTCACGACAAATACTTCGTGTTCTAGATAAAAATATTAAGAGCTATTACAGATCTATTCATGATTTCAAAAAGAATCCATGTAAATATAGAGGTAAACCAGAATTGCCTAAATATAAGAAACGTGGATCAGAGTTCTCTTTATTTTATACTAACCAATCTTGTAGTATAAGACAAGGAAGGATTATCTTATCTAAAGATTTATTTATTGATATTCCTCAATATGATAAATATTGTTGCCGAATATCTAATTTCAAGCAAGTAAGGATTATTCCATTATTTGTAGGTTATAAGGTTGAGATAGTTTATGATATTGAAAATAAAATTATTGAAGATATACGAGATGAGAAGGTAGCATCAATAGATTTAGGCATTGATAATCTTGTTACTTTGATCAGTGAGGATTGTAATTTTATTTTTAGTGGAAGGTTTGTTAAATCTTATAATCAATTTTTTAATAAAACGCTTTCACGGCTTATAAGTATAAAGGATTTACAAGGAATAAGAAAAACAACAAATCGTATAAAGAAATTATACTATGACAGGGATAGATATTTAGAAGATGTATTTCATAAGATAAGTAGGAGGATTGTTGACATATTGATTGATTCCAGAGTGACTAAGTTAATTGTAGGCTATAATAAAGGTTGGAAAACTGGAGTAAATATGGGTAAGAAAAACAACCAAAAGTTTACTCAAATCCCTTTTGCGAGATTGATAAGTTATTTGGAATACAAATGTAGATTATCTGGAATAGAGTTCGTGGTAAATGAAGAATCCTATACATCTAAATGTGATGCCCTTGCTTTGGAGCCAATATCCAAGCATGATTCTTATTTAGGCAAAAGGATAAAACGAGGATTGTTTCAATCTTCTGTTGGTAAACTGATCAATGCTGATGTGAATGGTGCATTGAATATAATGAGAAAAGTAGTCGGTGATTCCAATGGTGTTATTCAAAGGATAATCGATAGCGGGTTGCTGTTTAATCCGGTTAGGGTAAGAAGTGTGTTTCCTAGAGAATGTCTACTTCTAAACTAATAAAAATGTAATGTTTTTATATATTTAAAACATTTTAAGGCATGGATAAAGGACATTATTGGATAGAGCCTGTGGATCAGACGTTAAATGATTTCCAGTTTTATAAGGCTCGTATCGTGGGTGACCCTGAATATGACGAGAAGCATCATCGTGTTATATTAAGGACGGATAAGTATTTCCCGGTAGGAAGTATCTTCCATGTCCTTAATGATCCGGAGATGTTCGTTATAGAGAGGAAATTTAAGACATGGGGGAATAAGTATGTCATTAAGCCTTGTGAAGGTGAATGGGAATGGGAGTCTGTCCAGAAACTTAAAGACAAGGCTATTATATTCCGTAGCGGATTCCTGCACGGGGATGGTGGTTTTTAATGCCTGTCCGCATCTACCCCCCTCGATTTCTTGGTGTTTATGTATATAGCTATATTTGAGCAAAAATAATTATGATATGGAAGATTTTCAAGGTAAATATAATGGCGAGCAGATAGAGCAGCTTTTGGATAAGGCTAATGATATTGATCTTTCCAAATACGCTCTTAAGACGGATAACGCCCCTACCGCCACAAAATTACAGGCAGCTAGGACTATAGTGCTGTCCGGGGCTGTTAGCGGTAGTGTCTCATCGGACTTTGGAAGTAATGTTACTATCTCCACGACATTGTCGAACTTCGACGCCTCTAAGATCACGTCCGGTACCATTGATATAGACAGGTTGCCTAAAGCAGCCTTAGAGAGAATGGTCGTGGTAGCTGATGATACGGCTAGATTCGCCCTTACCACCGCTACGGCTCAAAGTGGTGATACGGTAAAGGTCACGTCTACAGGTAAGATGTATCTGATAAAAGACGAGTCTAAATTAAGCAGTGAGGATGGGTATGAGCCTTACACGGCCAGTCAGGCTTCCTCCGTGCCTTGGTCCGGGGTTACGGGCAAACCAAGTACCTTCGCCCCTCCCACGTCCTCCGCTACCGTTCTTGGCGGTATTAAGGTAGGATATACGACTTCCGGGAAGAACTATAAGGTGCAACTGGATTCGTCCGGCAACGCTTACGTTAACGTTCCATGGACAGATAATAACACCACGTATAATGAAGCCACGGCCGACACCTTAGGATTGGTTAAGATCGGCTATGCTTCTAATGGAAAGAATTACGCTGTGCTCTTGGCTAATGGCAAGATGTACGTCAATGTCCCTTGGACTGACAATAACACTACATACTCACAGGCCACGAGCGATAATCTGGGTCTTGTTAAGATCGGGTACTCAGCTAATGGGAAGAATTATCCGGTAGCTCTTGACGGAAATGGTAAGATGTATGTGAATGTTCCGTGGACGGATACCAACACCACATATAACCCCCAAAGGCGTTAAAAAGACGCTTGCGGTGAATCAGGAGGGATGTAGGCAAGCTTATATCACGAGCGACGGGAAACGGTGGCTGACTAGCGACAATCGGGTGTATGGGGTGTTGAAGAGTGACGCTCCGTGTCAGTGCAACGGTACTTGCCTTATTTCTTATGTCCGTCCTGATGGAAGCATAACGGACGCACCTTCCGATAATTGTATAGGCGTTGTCCTTAACGCTCAGGTAAGAGATTTATGATTGAGAAATATGAGGATCTTAATGAAAGCTATGTAACAGCCGGAGCCGGGAAGGACAGCACTTCCATTTTTTATTGGGGTGGATATGGTACGGATCAGACCGGCATTACAAATTATGACAAAGTAGATGGAAGTGATATTAGAGGTTACCTAAAACCGGAGTCGGGTTCATACAATGGTACCCCTAACCTTTCGGCAAATATTACTGCCTGGACAAGCGGGGCTTTATCTGATTGGAATGGAAAATCCAATTCAGAGATATTAAAAGGAATAACTACCGGTGGTGGGTCTTATACTTCCTATGCGACAATTGGCCATGTGCTTAATACGTTCTTAGCTAGTGCTGACGCTAAAGGATATGATGATTGGTATATCCCATCATGCGCTCAACTTGCGTTAATATTTATGAACTTGACGAGTGTCAATAACGCATTATCGGCTATTGGTGGACAACAACTCAGTCCATCCAAAGCCTATTGGGTTAGCTCAGAGTTTGACTCCAACAGCGGGCATCGCGTGTACTTCAAAGATGGCAGCGTGAACGGCAGCAGTAAGGGCAGCCGTTATAGTGTGCGGTTCATCAGGGACATTTAACCATGGAACTGCTTTGTTTTTACAAAATTTGTAATTACATTTGTGGCGCATGTCCATCACCATGCTTTTCATCGCTAATTTATTATAAAGGGATACAGGTCTGTGATGGGATCGGTATCCCTGTTTTTTAGATATGAAGAAGATAGATATTTTCGATGTTCGGATTCCTGATGGGAGACAAATCCGTTGTATGTCGTATAATAAGGTCACTTATTTTGATCTTGACGATATATGTAAGTTATGTTTCAGTTCATACGATTTACATGATGTGGCTGATACCAAGGTTATGAGTGAGTTCCTGCACCGTGATGGTGATCGTTATTGGACTACGATAGATGGTGTAAGGCAGTTGTATCGTAGGATTGAGTGTAAAATGTGTTTTGAGGTTATAGAAAAATTAAAGAAGGTGATTATATACTATTTTACACTATTATGCTGTATAACATAAGTAAAATAATATGTAATTACTTTTATATCATACCTTTGCGTCAAAAGACAGTAGTATGCTAAAAGCTTATAAATATAGACTAAATCCTACATCCGAACAAATCTCATTAATAGAGAAAACTTTCGGATCAACTCGATTTATCTATAACTGGGCTTTGCAGACTAAAATAGAAGCGTATCAAGATGATAAAAAATCGCTTACGGCTGTTGATCTATGCAAGAAACTGACTGACCTGAAGAAACAAGAGGAATATTCTTGGCTCAATGAGGTATCTAACGAATGCCTACAGCAGTCAATAAGGAACTTAGATCAGGCTTTCACCAGATTTTTTAGGGAGAAGAAAGGCTTCCCGAAATTCAAATCAAAGCGAGGATCAAGGAAATCGTTCAAGAATATCCTCAATGTCCATATCGATTTCGATAACAACAGGATTAAACTACCGAAATTAGGATGGGTGAGATTCTACTCTAACCAAGTGTTTAAAGGTAAGATAGGAACTGTCACTGTATCAAAGTCGCCTACAAATAAGTACTATATCAGCATCCTTGTAGACAACGGCCTTAAATTACCGGGCAAGTCTCCTATTAATCCGGATACAACCGTAGGTATCGATGTAGGGATAAAGACATTCGCAACCTTATCGAACGGTTCGGTTTTCGAGAATCCGAAATATCTGGAAAAGTCTTCCGCACGTTTAGCATGCTTACAACGTAGATTAACTCGCAAGCAAAAAGGAAGCCGAAGAAGAGAAAAAGCCAGATTGGCTGTAGCTAAAGCATACGAGCATATATCAAATCAAAGACATAACTTCCTACATCATGTTGTCAACAATATCCTAGGCGAGAACCAAACCGTGGTTATTGAGGATCTTAACGTGGAGGGGATGATGAAGAACCATAGACTGGCTAATAGCATAGCTTCATGCTCATGGAGCGAGTTCTTTAGAATATTAAGCTATAAGTCGGATTGGAAGGGTGTGAATTTGATTCGGATAGGAAGATTCGAACCTAGCTCCAAGATGTGCGAATGCGGATACGTACATCGGGATCTTAAATTATCCGATCGTATCTGGACTTGTCCTTCTTGCGGGGCCGTAAATGATAGGGATTTACTGGCAGCTAGGAATATAAAGAAATTTGGGTTAGAAAAACAGAATCTTCTAACCCAATAAAATACGTCACCGGTGGTGAACCGGGTAGGGGACGTGGAGTCACCGGCGATGGCCGGGACCTTGAAGCGTCAAATTATACTGGTGTAAACTGGTATATAATCACCTATAAGAATATCAGCCTCCGCTTATTTGTGGGGGCTTTTTGTTTATCTTTGTCAAAAACATGAAGTTATGTCAAGTTGCGTAATTAAAAGAAATAGTAAGGGTAAGATAACCCGTGTCTTGACCCCTTCCGGAGAGGTATCTACCTTATTCGATAAGATAGCGGGCATAGCCGCCGTAAGTGACCTTAATAAGGCCGCTGAAGCTTATATGACTATTTATAACGATAAGTTCAGGTCTAAGTTCGGAGACTGGACGAGATCCGTGCCAAGGAATAAGGAGGCGGCCAGATCCATAAGCGCCAGACTTAGCGCCAGCGAGTGGGGGCAACTTATGTCAGCCAAGGTCTTGTCCGCCATAAGCGATATGGATGCCCCGGCGTTGGCCAGAAGCCTTGGGAATAGCGACAATGTCGTGGCTTATCTTACCTCCGGAGAGGCAGGTGATGTCAATGATATGGCTGTGGTAGATACGTCCACGGTACAGGAGGTGGATCTGGATTCCATAAACGAGAATAATGTTGGCGATACGATACTGAAAGAGGCGTCATGGGATGATATAAGGGCTATCAGGGAGAATATAGATATTAGGGAGACAGCCCGTATGTTATGGAAGGCCGTGGAAAGCGCTTTTACCGGTCAACGACCTAATATCAGGGTGAAGGGCGGAAATATAGATGGGGAGATCATATTTTCTGGTAATGTCTTGCCGTTAAATGATATTGAAGATTATACGCCCCCATCTTCAAGATTGGTATATGATTCCGGTGAGCCTCGCCTGTTTTTTAGATCGGATGACGGCAAGATACACGACTCTTACGCCAATGCCATAAAAGGATCGTCCGGCGGGCGGGTCGAGGCCGGGTTCTTGGCCGGCAGTGTCGAGGAGAGCGACGTCCCGTCCGGTACGGCTGACATCTCCTTTGGCTCGTCCTCCATAACCCTTAACAACAGTGATTCGTTCATCCCGGTCCTTGGCATCAGCTCAGATTCTAATATAAGCACCCGTGGAGGCTTTGTTAATTACCTTATCAAGAAAGGTATGTTAAGCGGTGAGCGTATAAGGCTAGGAGATAGGTATTATCTTACAGGGGCCGGCAACTCCGATGGTCTTAAGATCTATAACGCTATGGATGCCTTATCCAGCATCAGGAATAGATTTGGAAGTCAGTCCTCTGAGATGAACGTATTGGGTTCTATAGGTTTTGATACGGAGGTGAGCGACGATCTTGATCTTATCACGACATCCGGGGAGAAGGTCACGGTAAGCAGGTCTGAGATTAAAGGCATGTTAAGGCAAGGGCGGTTCGAGGAACTTAATAACAGGTATGATGGGTTCATGGAGCTAGCGCTATCGTTGATGATGGAGGATAACGCCTTATATGGGAGTAATGTCCGTGGCGTTATTGAGAACGAGAAGGCGGAAGATCTTCAAAACAGGACCGATATAACCAACATCTTATCCACATTAGGTATCCGTGTGATGGGTATGTCCGAATATATGGATAAGTATAAGATGCGTAATGGCGTAGATCCTTCCGCTAGGGCGTTATCCGATATGGCTAATGGCGTGATAGCATTGGCTGAGGGGGCTACGGTAGAGGATCTTAATGAGGAGGTGGCTCACTTCTTGATCGATACTTATCGTAATCAGCAGGAGATTGACGAGATACTTGATTCTGTCGAGGGAACTTCATTATGGAACCAATTCGCTGGTCGTTATTATGAGGTATATGGGAAGGAGTACCAAGGAGAGGAGCTAGACCGGATGGTGAAGCGGGAGATCCTAGGTAAGACGCTGGCCCAGCGGTTCGTACCGGGCATGGAACAGGCGGTGGAGGATCTGGCCTCGTCCGAGGACGCCCAGCTCTCCTTGTTTGGCAGGATAATCCGGGCTATACGGAATTTCTTCTCTACTCAAAGATCAGACTTGAATAAGGTTCTTGATAGGATAAAGGAGTCGGCGTTAGCTGATGATCCAAGCGCATTTGACGTGCTTCTGTTAAAGGATAGTGACCATCTCATGTACTCATTATCGGATGTTGACGTGGCTAATAAGTTGATTAAGAACGGGAGGTCATTGGAGAGGCTATACACTAGGTTACAGAGGATGAGGTCAAGCCAGAGCCAGAGGATCGGGGAAAGCATCTCCCTTCTACGTGATATAGGCGAGAAGGTAAGACAAGTCGGGGGTGAGCTAAATAAGAATAACAACCTATTATCCACCAAGAGCGTCATAGCGACCGCCAAGGCTGAGGTGGAGTATTTGGTCACTGTCGCCAGTAGCCTACGTAAGAGCGGAAAAGGATTGGATTATGAGACGATACAGGTTATCGATAACGTATATGGGGAGATAGTTCCTCTGATCAGGAACCTTCGTGGATTCGTCAATAATCAGGCGGCTGATTATTATGGCAGCAATAAGGTTGGCATGGTAGAGGATATGGATGATATATTACGGATGGCGGAGACATCCATGTCCGATATAAACGCCCTCCGTAGTGATCGTAACGAGGATTGGCTGGATGGACAGCTCCGGATGTTTAACATTCCGGAAAGATTCTGGGATGGGATAAAGAAGTTGATAAATAACATCCATAAGGATATCAATGTTATGTCTCGGTTTTTCGGGACGTTAGAACATAGCGGGAACGCTATCTTAGGCATGTTAGGGCAACGTCTTGCCAAGGCTTATAACGATGCTCATGTTGAGGGCGTGGCTAATATCAATAAGATGACCAAGATGATGAAAGAGCGTGGATGGGGGATAAAGGATAATGAGGATCTTATACAGAAGATAAACGGTAAGAACTCTGATTACCTTGATTCGTCCCGTGATTTCGCCAAATACGATTTACTGTATCGGACAGAGCAGGCGAAAGCTATTATTGATATATATGATCTTAAGAATGTTATGGGTAAGACCGAGAAACAGCTTATTGATCTTCTTCTATCCGATAGAGGTCTTAAGGTGAAGACTCGTGACGATATCGTAGGATATGATGGGGATAAACCTATTACGAAGGAAGTATATCATATATTCAAGCCTACCATTCAGAATTTCGATATCTCGGACATGACGTTCGAAGATCAGCAACGATATCTCGATGCGATAAATAGGTGGTTGGATGAGAATCGTGAGAAACCTATGGTGCAGGCTTATTACGATAAGATCGAGAAAGTTAATAAGAAGGTCGAGGAAAGACTGGGTCGTAGGGTATCGCAAGCCACGTCCGATTTCATGACCCGTATCCGCAGGAGCCGGTATGTGGCTATGGATAAGTTCGTGAGGAACGGGAAGGTCGATTGGAAGGCGTTTCAATCCGATCCTATAGCTTGGAGATCTTATCTGGATATTTTACGTGACAGGGCTATAGCTAAGAGCGAGTGGTATTCCGATGGGACACCAAAGGAAGAGGGATCAGAGGCTCTGATGATGTCCGAGGAGATCAAGGCCTGGGACGAGGCATGGGCCGAGGAGTTCGGGAATACCAACGAGGGTCGTAAGGCTTCCGCCGAGTTCAAGGAGATACTTCGTGGGATAGAGCGGTCCGAGGGCGGCAAGGCGGCGTTTGAGTTCCTGCTAGCTGGCGGTCATCTTGGCTTCTCCAAGGATATATGGGGATCCGAGGAGGGTGATTATTACGAGAATCTTGTTGATAAGATCACGGAGCAATCTGTATCATCATCAAGAATAGAGAAGGTAGAGGAGGCGATGGCGACAATAAACGAGATCAATGACCAGCTAAGGCCTTTGCTTATCCAGTACCGGGATAGCACGAGATACGGGGAATATGATTTCGATAGGTTACGTGGATCCGCCTCATTAAGAAAGATAAACGAGTTATATGATCGTCTGGCTGAGGCTAAGAGCGTTATTAACGCCGCCGCTTTCGCTGAGACTATTGAGATGGATATGCCTGATACGGTGGAGAGTGGAGTCACGGATTCTTACCGTAACGCTTTAAGGGATGCCATGGCATACGACAAGGGTATGGATGAGATTAAATTCGCCAAGGAACATATGTCTGCCCGCTCCCGGAGTCAGGTGGATAGGATGGCCGCTAAGCTATCTAGGAAGAACCCGTCATGGACGACCGTGGAGGTATCGTTTTTGAGAAGGAAATACGGTTCTGACTTCAATAATAAGCTGGCTAACGACATAGCGATGGGTAAGACTGATGAAATCCTTGTCGAGTACGCCAGAACCCGACTGTATCCTTATATGAGAAAATACTCCCCCAAAGGGTATTCTGATTTCATCAGTAAGATAAATAACGGTACGTATAAGGTATCCGAGTTCTTTGATGCCATAGAAAATGGTATATCCAAGGAAGAGAGCGTATCCCGTTTCGGGTTCGATATTAATATGATCGACCTGACGATCAACAACCAGTGGCTTGATGAGGCCGACGCCGAGAGTTCTTTCCGTAATCCTAATTATAATCCCGATCTGGGTTATGGGTATCATACGCCTAGGTTCGATAAGTACAAGAACGAGGCTTTCTTCAAGAAATACGGTATTACCAACGAGGGGGAGGAAGCTACGATCAATAAGGATAAGTGGGAGATGAGGAAGGAATTGCTTAACATAAGCCGTAAGGCTATGGAGGATTATGATGAGCGATTCCGGAACATCTACCAAATACCACAGATATCCAAGGGCGGCGTGGAGAGGATGGTGCAGGCCGGGGTTGACCCTAAGGCGGCCATCGGCAACGCCGTACGTGATATCGTTGGCGAGAGGGTGGATGACCCTATACATGGTCAGGGGCAAGACCTAGGAGGGATTGATGAGAACGATAACAAATATCGTATGATCCCCAAATACTATCTTAGCAAGTTGGAGAACGCCGATGACGTGTCCCATGACTTCGCCTACTCCTATTCCATGTTATCCTTACAAGCGACCTCTTACAAGTATAAGAGGGCGGCCTTGGATGATGTTATGGGATATAGGAATAAGATGCTTGAGATACAATACGACGGAGGCAAGGACCCGGAGGTCACTCACGCCTATAGAATGTTTCAGGACTGGGTCAACGCCAGCATCTATGACGTCAGGATAAACAATAAGCGGACTGAATGGAATATAGGCAATCATAAGGTCGATCTTAATAAGCTGGCCCTTATGTTTACCAAATTTGTGTCCAAATCCAACTTAGGCTTCTCCCCGTTCGTGGCGGCTACCGGTGCCCTTACCGGGCAGGCCAACTTCCTTTTGGAAGGTATGGTAGGACAGTACATAAGCAAGGACTCCATGAAATACGCTTATGGAGAAGCCCAGAAGCAGTTAAGCACGTACGTGTCTGAGATCGGGGACATAAATCGTACCAATAAGTTATATGTTGTCGGTGAGGCCCTAGGTGTGTTTAATGTCCGCAACCGTGTACGATCGGCGGCGTATAACAAGATCTGGAGAACCTTATTCCGGGACCTGCCGTTTAAGATGATGGAGGTTCTTAACTCCCCGTTGGATCCGCAGGTTATTATCTCGGTTATGGATGATACCCGCCTATACGAAGGCCAGTTCTGGTCATATTCTAATTTCAAGGAGATGATGATGAAAGACAGAAATATGTCCGCCAACGAGGCTAAACGTGATTGGGAACGTTTAAGGGATTATTCTATGTGGAACATGGTAGATGTCAAGGACGGAAAGATCGTGGCTAAAAACGAGGCTAATAAGGATATTATAGACCGATACATACCTACATTGTCCAGCAGGGTCAGGAGTATGGTGCAGATATGCGACGGCACCCTTAACGAACAGAACCGGGTGGGGGCTAGCCGGAACGCTATCCTTAACATGGTGCTGCCTCATCGTGGATGGTTTATATTGGCCGTACAGCGGGCGTATAAGAAAGCCGGTTTCAATTTCCAAACCAACCAGTTCGAGGAAGGATATATGAGAACATTATGGAGACTGGCCGGTAATGTCTATGGATCGATGTCCGAGGGCAGGATGGGGGAGGCATATGACGTGCTTAAGGAAGAGTATGATAAGCTTACCCCCTACGAGCAGATTAATATCAAGAGGTCGATTATCAATATGGCGGTATTCGCCACTATGATGGCCATAGGACGGGCTTTGATGGGATACAGGGAGGATAATGAGGATAGTTGGTTCGGGCAGTTCATTACCTATATCGGGTTCAGGACGATCAATGAGATCGCTTCCCAGACATCCCCGTTCATGGAGCTTAACGCCATAGATATGCTGCAAGATCCGCTGGTTACGGCCCGGAAGTTAGGCGATCTCACCGATCCTCGGAACTGGGATCCGTTCGCTACCGTCCAGACCGGTGTGTACAAGGGCGAGAGTAAGTTGTGGAGACAGCTCATGAAGTTCTCGTTTGGTAAGCAATGGTATAATATCAAGACGGCTAGGGATATTAAGCAGACATCCGACTACTGGCTGATGACCAACGGCATGACGATGGGATTCTTTCTAGGTGGAAGAAATAAGGATGAGTCTGGGGAGGACGCTAATTGATACTTTGATAGGGGAAGATAGCCGATATAGTATGACAAAAAAATAGCCAGTCGATTGCTTAAAACAATCAGATTGGCTATTTTTGTATTCCCACCTATCCATCCCGGACGGATGGGAATAAATAATTATCAACTATGAATGCAAATGTAAGCATTTATTAGGATTCTTCAAATAACTAAAATTAAATTATAACCAATAAATATAAATTATTGTTATTTAAGTTTGTAGCATAAATATTATGGCTATATTTGCGTCATAAAACAATGAATGACGGGATCTCACTTCAAGGTCATTCAATGTGTAAGATATTTTTGGCTCATTAGGATTTGTCGAGGTGAGATCCGGCATTTCCTTTTGAGCCTATTTTTATATTATGTGTAATATTGTTTTAAATGATGATTTATCTATTAGATCGTATTTCGAGAAGGTTCTTGAGTTAGTTAAATTCGGAGAGGATTTCCCTGTTAACCTAGATGAGGTTTGGCCTTTGATATATTCTGATAAGGGCAAGGCTGTTAGGGTTCTTACTGGTGATAATGGGTTTATTAAAGATATTGATTATAAAGTTTTTACCCAAAATGGTAAAAACCCTACCGGTGGAAGACCAACAATTGTATATATGATATCTGTATCTTGCATGGAATATTTAATAGCAAGGAAAGAAAGACGAGTATTTGATGTATATAGAAGCGTATTTCACGGCACAGCAAATGCTTTAAATAAAACGGAAGCATCTGTAGAAAAGAACCTTCCACATAATTATATAGAAGCATTAGAAGCGTTATTAGCATCTGAGAAAGAAAAACAGGCATTAGCTGAAGCCAAGAAAGCAGCGGAGGAGGCTAAGATGATATCCGATAACATTATTAAAGAACAAGCCCCTAAGGTAGGATTCGCCGAAACAGCTATTATGGCCAATGACAAAGGTGATGATATGTTGATCCGTGACGTTCGGAGAGAGCTAGAGTCTCATGGATGTGATATAGCGGAAAGATCTCTAAGAGAGTTTTTACAAGAGCAAGGTTTCTTTTACAAGAATAAGAGAGAATGGATATTGACGGAGAATGTTATGAAGAAGGGTTATGCACATTACAGATACAATACGGATACCGGGATCAGGAATACGGTTTATATGACTAGGAAGGGATTTGAGAAAACGTTATATAATATCAGGAATATACCTAAATCAAGAGAGTCTTTTATCTCTTTTGGCGGCAAGATATTTGATTAAAGTAAGAGAAGGATAGGCGATTATCATCCTATCCTTCTTTTGTTATCAGCCCTTATACATTACCTTACCTTATTCGTATACTACTCGTCCCATTAATCCTGATAGCTCTTTATCGTCCTGCTCCTTCACCTCTACATAATAATATCCCTTGAAACAGAATTTCTTTTGATCGGGATCTGACAAGAACTTTTTATATTCCTCGAATCCTTCATCTGAAAGATAATAAGCTCTTCTTTTTTGTTGAAGTAATTCATCTGATTCTAATATCTGTTTTTTCAGTAGCCATAATATCTGTTTTTTGGATGTGGTATAGATGATTAATCTTTAGGAATAAACCCAACAGCCTTTTCGGTAGAAGCTCTTTGTTTTATAAAACATTCAGCTTCTTCCCATGAGGTTGCCCATATTTCACCGGCATACTTTTTGCCATTGATTTGATACTCTGTTACAAATTTCTTTTCTTCTTTTTTCATGTTTGTAATTTTTAAAAGTTAATAAAACTAAGGTTTTAGACAATGAGGCATTATATCCATTCTACGAAGTTTATTATCTTCTGTTTATAAAATTCAATGTCCGCATGAGGAAATTTATCGATGACGGATTTAGATTTAAGAGATATAGGATCGTCCTCCCACTTCAAGTCCCTACCTGTTAATCTACGGATAGTACCTTTTGGGAGTACGATCGCCGAATTATGATCCTCGATGGAAAAATACTCTTCGTCATGCGTCGATCTCTCATCCGTCCATATCTCCCCTTGTCGAGCGGGGGTGTTGTCAAGAATAATCTCATCACCATTCTTGTTCACGGCTAAAAATATTATTGTCTGTTCTCCTATTTTCATAAATTATAATTTGTTTACCAATCTCCTCCATCATTACCTATTCCTGAGATTGTAGTTATAATATTATCTGGATTTGTACCTGCGTTAGGAAGCATCTCAGGTATAGGATTGTCTTCCCTATCACCATGCATCATGACGGTAAGAACCCCACTAGCGGAATACAACCAAAGACGTTTGCCGTCCTTCTCCCATTTCTTCGCTAATCTAAGGTAATTATATACAAGTTTACACCTGTATAATTAGTTAATAAATTTCTTAACCGGGTTATACCCAAACCCTGTATGGGGTGGCATTGCTGCATCCCCCTTTACTTTTCTCATGATGTTATAACTTCCGTTGATGTCAGCGTTAATAAGAATGCCATCTCTTGTCTTAAAAAGACCTCTTCTTACCCTTCTACCAACATAAGTATCATGATGACATACTGGTTCTAAATCGAAAGAACTGCATTTTGACGTGTGAGATTCGTTTATTTCAACAAATCTTAGTCCTTGTCTTTCCGATTTATATCTTAACATTGATATAAGCATCTCAAATGGAATAGAAACAAAATTCTGATTGTTTCTTTTACCAAGACTCACATTTTGTTTCCATCCATCATTATGACCTACTATCAATGTTGTTATATCTTCCTTCAAGCAAGTATTTATTATCTCCTTACTTGCTTTATGAAGATAATCTTTCACCTTATTGTTTCTCCTTCTTGTTAAGGACATCAACCGTCTCGAATTTTCTTTCCCATTTACTTTCTTTAATTGTTGTTGAATATCTGACCTTTTCTTATTGTAATACTGATTGATGGATTTAAGTCTCCTCCCATCTATCAAAATAGGCTTATTGCTTACGTTGGTCACGATAGAAGCGAGGTTATTTACACCTAGATCAATAGACATGATCCTGTTATTATCATCAAGTTGCTTTTTCACAATTGACTCATATACAACTTCTATTACATAACAATCGGATTTAGGGACAAATCTAACCTGTTTTACGGTTCCCTCCTTGCAATTAGTTCTTAAAGGAGATAATCCTTCCTTTTTAGGGAAATAGATAAAATCTCCTCTATGTTTAAACTGTGCGTAAGAATAAGAAAATACGTTCCTGCCTTTTGTTTTATGCTTATATTTTGGAAATTTAGGACAGCCAGTAAATTTCTTATTATCACGCTTCCATGCCTTGATAGCAGAGAAATAAGATTTTAGATTCTTGTCTAAAGCCATAAGAATCTGCTGAGAGGATGATCCACTCATTGCTCTATAATCTATGTTATTCTCTGCTACCATCTTCTTGTTAAGATCTACAGCTCTTATCCACTTACCTGTATTAAGAAACTCCTGCTTTATTGTATACAAAGCCACATTGTACAGATTCTTGGATAAGAAACATATTCGATCTAAATCCTTATATCTCTTATCATTGACAGTAATTATATGTTGTTCCACTAAATACATAGCGCAAATATAAATAGAATATTTATAAATTCCTATTTATATTAAATTTTTATACCCTACATGTTTCATCTGCTCTTCAGTAGCTTTCTCCTTCGGGAACTTCCCGTGCCATTTACCGGGTACCACGATATCACGCCCGTCTGGGCTGGTAGCCAGCCTCCCGCATTCGCTGCACAGCCCCATGCCCTTGTACGGCTGTAGTTCCTTGGCATAGTCGTATTTGTCCACCATATACTCGTTTGTTAACATCCAGTAACTAGATGTAGCGGTATTATCAATACAACCGCATTTAGCGCATACAAATAAGCTCATATTTTAGTATCGTTAAATGTCGTTATCCTTATCATCGTCAACCCTCTCTACCTTGATCGTTCCCATATCACCTGAAGGTAACGTGATATCACTATACACGTTATTCCAGTTCTCGTCAATGGCCAACTGATGTAATATCGACCTATATATTTGGTAGGTGTTGCCGATAAGTCTCTTCCTATTTATCTTATCCTTACTGCCTCCATCGTACCCTATATGCTCAAAATCCTCAAGATCTGGGAACAACCTTCTTCTTATCGCTCGTGAGTTGTTGACTATAAAGCTTCTTATCCCCAGTGATTCCGTCCTATCCATATCATCTATCAACGTATCTGTTGTATGCTGTAGATCCATGTCACCCGCCGCAAATCTACTGATGTCTTCCACGCATTGTGAGATCAACATCAGTTGCTCCCTTGTTAGGGTTATTTTGTAAAGTTGTTTGTTGTTTATAACCATCTATTTGTTCTTTATATTAATTACTTCCATTTTATACTTCTCTGGATACTCTAGGCATGTGCATACTATTAAAATAGAATCATTCAACATGGTTACTTTATTACCCCTATCATCTACATAAACAGTTTTAGGATAATAATCAACATCTTCTTCTTTTTTATCTTTACATCCTATCATGATAAGAGATAGGATAATGATAATACCTATTTTAATCTTCATCATATTCTATGCTATTTATAATCTCTTTTATAACGTCCTTAATGCTAACATCATCATTAGATGATAATGATCTATGTATGCTTATCGCAGCTCCTTTAACTCCTAGTCTTATACCTAGACTCAAAAATTTTTTATTAATATCCAGCATGCTTAATGAGCTGAATAAAGTTCGTGATGCTGTATCTGCCATATCATTAGTCTCATCACCGGTAATTGACGATAGTCTACTTAAGGCTGATAAAAGATCCTTACCTGTTTTGCTTGTCACTGTTTTAGATGAATGATCCATCATCTTACTATCCTGTACCTTATTATTTTCAAATGGTATCATAATAAGATCTTTATTGATGCTCTTATCCCAGCATTCTATATAACGATTTGATTGACATTCATGCCCGTCATAAAAGAAGCACTCTTTGCATGGTTCTTCTTTATTGAAACTAGCTGATGCTATCAATACGGTATCATTATCATATATTACATCACCTATTCTCATATTTCATGTTATTAATTTTCTCGATAAAACTACTCATGTAATCACAATCCATATCACAATCCTTTAGATGCTTACACATCTTATCTCCGTCCCTTGACAAGAACGGGCATGTATCCCTATGGGAGATTATGACCAAGTCAATTATCTTATCAACGCGCATATCAATATCACTAAGCTATAGATCATCCATGCTATCAACACCCACATCGTTATACTCAAATATGTTTGTATGTTCCTTGGGATTTGATATATTTCCCTGAACGTCAGCATCATAAATATGAAAGTCTTTAGGTTCATAACTTGCTATATTTTTCTATATAGTTAACTATCAAATCTTTAACTCCTTTTGGTACATCTACCAGTTTGAGATTACCTTGGAATATGTCCTTGCCGTACTCATCCATAATCTCTCCGAATGAAGGATTCATGACTCTTGTTGACATAGATATCGGTTGATCAGTGTCAAATTTGATAACGATCTTCTTTCCGCCATTTATCGCCTTTTTAAAAGCCACGTAAAGCTTTCGACCTTTTATTATATCACAATTCCCTTTCAGGATATTAGACATATGTATGACATATTCTTTCTTCGCATCTCCGGGGTTGTCCATAAGCTTAAGATCTCCTCCGGTATCACTCCATTTCCTGAAGCACGGGAAACATAGACCGTAATTTGCCTTGGCGTGTCTAGATATCATCCTGCTGCTGCCGGCTGGGATCGTATCGCCACAGCAGATACACGTCCTATCCTTGTTGGTGCGCATCGGCACATAGCTCTTTATCGGGTATTCTTTTCTTTTATACATCTTCTTCTGTTTTCAAAATTATCATCACCATACTCATGATTAGGACAAGCTTTGTTGCTTGGTCGTCTAACATAAGTCTTTTGCTTCCTGTTATATTTACTGTTAGGGTTTATATAATGGTCACACACTTGCCAAATAGAGCAACATACTTTCCCGTATCTTTTCGCCCAATCATTATCATGCAGATGTACGCATGTAGAGCAAGTCGGATTCTTAAGCTTATCCTTGTTATCATCTATGATCTTATTGACCCGATCAAGAATAACATGCATTTTTTCAATATTTATGACGTTAAACGCGTCTGGTTTCGGAAGATATGTCATCGAGCTTATATCTATGTCCATTTCCTTGGATTTGTTGTAAGCCGATTTGTATTTCCTTACCATCAAATCTTTTAACTGATTTACCTTCTTCTCATATGTTCCCATGTCTCATTCGGTTTTCCATCCCTGTTTCCTTAATAAATCCACCATCATCCCTTTTATCTTAGGGCTAATGGCTTCGGTAAGTATATCAGCGGCCAAATTGATAGAGAAGCTGGTCATCCTAGACTCCCCTATATATTTCTCGCTGGTAACTTCTTTCACATAGTCGTGAATATCCTTAATCATCTCATTTTGAGATCTTAGGAGATCCAGTATCTCATCGAGTTTATCATCCATCTTTTTTCTCAAATACACCTGACAATAACCAGACAATCACTATCAAAAAGAAAAATAACCCAAGAGCCTCATCCGGGTAATCATGCATGGCCTCTAGAACATCTCTCATAGCTTGACATCCATTTTGTTGATTATCTTATAAAATATATCCCTAGTCAGCTCAATATCATAAGTAGCGTCATGGAGTTTATTCTCATCAATCTCAATACCCATAGTCTTAGCCACGGTCATCAACTTAAAGTTCTCCATATCGTTTCTTACGCCCATAAGGAATGGTGTCACCATAACATATACATCCATACAGTTAGGATAGAACCATGATCCGAAATACTTATCCCCACATTGCTGGAATAAAGCCCGTAGGAAGCTGTTATCGAATCCAGCGTTGTTATACCCCACTAAATACATTTTATCCCTCTTATCGAACTTATTCACGTATTTGGATAATATACCAACTAACTGCCTGTATCCGTCTTCCATAGGCTGATAAGACTGCACTTGCTCCAAGGTAACGCCGGCCACGTCCAGCGCCTCCTGCTCTATCGTGGCGGCAGGGTTCGGGGCTAGGCGGATGTCGAACCTCTCTGCCTCCTGCCCGTCGATATCCACGATCCCTCCTATTTGGTGTATCCCGTTTCTCCAGAACTTAACACCGGTTGTCTCTAAATCGAAAAATAGTAATTTCATATCTATTGATTTTTAAAATGTTCCTTAACCTTCTCCAATGCCTAAACAATTAAACGCTAACCATCCACTTACAACTCCCATCGCAAAAATAAACAAAACCATAAGTGAGAACAGCGTCCAATCTTTTGTATTTAGTTTATTGCTCTCCTTCTTTGCTTTTATTTTTTCAAGAATATTCTTGTCAACATTGAAATCGAAATCAAATGTCGTATTATTAGCTATCTTCCCATCAATGTCTTTGTTATTAATAAATATCTGTCTCTTAACACTCATATCCCTAATATTTCTGCTACATAAACAAATCCATAACATATATAATTATCATCGTCATGCTCACCATAATCTTCATGCCAGATAACAGCGCATGGGAAATAGAGTGGCATATCCTCAGCCATAGGCTCCTCTCTAAAGTCATCAATGTTTATCTTCTCCCTCCACCTCCACAGGTCTTGGATATTGTTTAAAATCAACTTGTTCATAACAATCTGGTTTTTAATACTGATACAAAGATAGGATTTAAACAAAAATAAAAGCATTAATAATATTAAAATAATATTAATCATGCTTAAATATAAATATATCCCTTCTAATTCTCACGGATATACGTATTCGTACTCATCTGGAGGAGATGTCTTATATTCAACATCGCACTCCATATTGGTGTAATAGTTATCCCCCTTTCTGTATACCAACGCTACCTTGCAGTCGTATTCCAAACTGTATCCTATAAGAGGGACATTAGCCATAGGCGGATTATCCTCTGTTTTGTATCTTATTCTTGTTACTTGTTTCATATTTTCATGGATATAAATATTCATATTCTTCCGGTGGATATGTTTCAAATTCAGCATCATACTTCATGCAGGTGTAGTACTTATCCCCTCTCCTATACATTGTTTCCCACGGACAGCTATATTTTTTGTTGTATCCTAAAAGAGGAACCCCTTCTATAGGAGGCTTATCTTTCGTTTTGTACCTTAATTTTGTTATTTGCTTTATGCTCATATAATCTTATGTTTAAGTAATTCCATCATCATCGAAAACAATGTGTCTACAAGAAGTTTCTCGCTACTCCAATATATAGGGATCTCGTCTATATCTCTATACGCTACAGACCATGCATGTTTTAGCTTATAACATTCTAATGTACAACCCTCTATCTCATATGGGATCAAATTCAGCAACGTGCCTACATCCCAAACAGGGTTGGATATATCCGGGGTAACGGCCTCGATCAACCCTATACGACCAGCGTCATCCTCCATAGAATGCAATGAGTCAAGGTACTTGTCTCTGAAGCCGATGGCGGTGGAGATAGGGAGGCCGGCCTCAACCAGCACTCTCCCCTGTTCTTTTGTGGTAAAAATCCGTTCCTTCATGGTTTTTGCTTTTTCGGTGACATATCATCCAGTTTCTTTATTCCCATCAATATCGGGATACTATCATGCATACCATCCATCATCTTCCTTTCTACCGTAACGATCGTATCATTATGCCATCCCCCATGAGCCACAAGAAGAATCTCCTGCTGCTCGAAACCAAGCCCTGCCCCTATACCGCCGGAGTTCCACGCGCAGGTAATGACCACCCCGCCCTTCTTGGTAATCCTAGCTATCTCCTTCTTCTGTTTAGCCCAATAACTGGATTGTGTTGTTTGCATATTAACAGATTCTCCAAGCCTTTTATATGACTCGGACACCTGTCTAGCAGAATATGGTGGATCATATAATACCATATCAGCTATATTATCATCAAGATGACACAAGAAGTCCGTGGCGTCTTTATGATACATAGCCTTAGTCTCAGGATCAAGATCGTTGGTTATCGTCCCTATATCGCTGTTTCTGGCGAATGGATCCACTATAACCATTCCGTCTTTTTTATATCTATCTATAAGTTCTCTTATCGGTTTTATGCTGAATGTCTCGCTGTTCGGCATCGACCATGTCTTGTTTATAATCATATCGTTGTAATAGTGTTTTAAATTCTACCTACACTCTATGCCTTTTAGCAAATGGGCTATCACATCCACCGTCCATCCGTTACCTGTTAAAGACATGGCCGTATTCGGGGCTATCCCATCAAGGTAATCATCCGGCAATGTCTGTAGCCTACACATCTCCACAGGAGTCAGGTATCTGAACTTATCTTTCAGGTCAAAGGCGTTCAGATATCTTCCGGGCGGTAATGATGATATCACGTTATCTTTCATGACTGTTGTAAGGCAATTACTTTTCTTAATAGAGGTAGTATTCTTGTCTTTTCTTACTTCCAGACATTGCGTTATTTTCACGTTCTTGTCATAATCCTTTCGATGTCCGTCCTCTCCTATCCTTCTACCGACAATGACTCCTATATATATTCCTCTTATGGCTCCCGGATTCCAGCCCTTGTCATGCTCTAAAATATCATCCAACGATATATGTTTGTCTTTCGGCATTTCTACCGGCCAATTACACCAATAAAGACGATGCCGGGTCTGTGCCGAGACCAAGGCGCTATCGATCTCCACCGGCTCTACGCCCAGCTCCTCCGTTATCACTCGGCGATGCTCGTCCCGCATCCGGACGTTCTCGCCCAAGAACAGGATCTTACCTTTGGTCTCCTTCTTTAAATACCTTACGATGTCCGAAAAGCAGAAGAAAAGCCTTCCCCTTGCGTCCATAAACCCCTTACCCTTACCTGAGCTAGAGAAACTCTGGCAACAAAATCCTCCCATGACCAGATCTATGTCTTTCCAAGGGATATCCCATGTTCTCCAGTTATTGACATCCCCTAACTGGATGATATTCGGAAAATGTTTTTGACTTACCTTTATGCATGTCTTGTCTATCTCCGAGGCGTAATAAGTATCTATAGGTATGCCGGCCCTCCGTAACGCTAGATACCCACATGATATCCCGTCAAATAATGATAATACTTTCATATTATTTATCGTTTAGGTATATAATCACTTTAATTGTGATATTACTCTAATAGCATAGAAGGAAACGCCCTTTCTCTCATCATTTGGATAAAACTCATTCCCGTTATAAGTCACTAACCATGCTTTCTCATAATTATATTGAGTACTAGTCCAATAACTTGTAGTGCCTTCGTCTATATCTAATCCATCGATAAGAGACATGCATCTGTTAATCTCATCTAAATTATTTATGATCTCCATCCATTCTCCCACTGATGCCAGATATCCCATTTGCCCGTTCTTGAATTGAGTAACAGTACATTCATAAGCGGCACTAGCATGCGTATATTCCGCGATACTTTGTGTGTTTTGAAATCCATTAAAATCTTTTTTTGCTTCATTACTTGATGTTATTGTAGTTACTCCTTGGATCAATCCAGTCGTATTAGACCAGCTTCGATTCTTAAGCTCAATACCTGAAATAACGAAGCTGCTGTTGTCGCTTATCAACGCCACTCCTACGGCGTCGTTTCTCCACGAATAATTCCATTTATCACTAGTATATAACTTGCCATTGGTGTGTAAGATATATATACCGTTTGAAACGGTTTGACCGCCTATCATCCTTATTCTCATATTCTTCTACCTTGCTAATGTATGTTTATAATTCTAAGTTTATCATATTCTTCAGTAAGAATCCCATGATCAAACAATTTGCTAGCGTCTATTTCAAAGTCCCTATATTTGTCAGTTATATTGATATCAGCCCACATGTTCAATCTCCCCTTATCATCCAACTGCATATGGATAAAGCCTTTTGTCACCTTCTTCCCGGCTTTAAGAGCCTCTACGTCTTTATCGGTAATCTTTTTCATGCTTTTAATATTTTATCGTTACAAGTGAACTACTCACGCCTAAAGTCAGGGAAATTCACGCTTAATCCTTAAATTCATCTTTCATCCTGATCTTTATGCCCCCATATGATAATTCCTTATGAGCTGTGACAAAATAATCAACCGCATCTTCATCTAATAAACTATGCGGACACCTTTCCCATACAGGACTTTGATCTAGATGATCCCATGTAGCTACAAGCAACTGATCCTTGTCATTATCAACAGTTATTTTATATGTCCCTATAGTAGCCTTACGTTTAATGATCGCTCCATTTAACATCTGCTTCTTAGCCCAGCTCCATGAACCTCTCAACCCAAATGTCCTTATAACCCAGTCATTTATCTTCTTCATTTCAAGTTATTTGTTAAAAGCGTAATATAAATATAAATACATAAATTGGATAGGGCTATTCACCATGCCCTTATCAGTAGGATCATCGTATTTGTCAAGCCAAAGACGAAGCGCCTCCCAATCGATATCCTTACGGTCACATACCATGCAGGCTAGGTTAGCCCCGAACAGATCCCCTCCGCCACGTAAAGACTCGTTAAATCTCTTGGCTAGCCTTTTCTTGAATCCTTTATTGTACCAAATACCGGAGGTAGCGGCATAACAGTAATAAGCGTTGTATTTCATTTTCACACCCATCTTCTCAAATAAAGGCGTATGCCATATCCGGTCAAGGAAGAATACTATTCCACGATAGATAAAGGTTCGCAGGTTCTTTCTGTATCTTTTCCCCATGAAGTTATCCACACAAGATATAGTTCCGCCTGAATAGTACCAGTTATTGGCGCCTCTCTTAACCTTATCCGTCATCTTGAACTTATTTTTCCTATCCTCTACCCTATCCCAAGGCTTTAATTTATCCTCGTTAAATGTCGGGCAATAATGATAGTAATGATTGATCCATGAAAGGTATGGGTTGTATATCGTATATCCATTATCACTTACATATGAGTTTATCTCATACCCAAGCTTCTTAGCTAATGGCGATCCCTCATCAGCTAATACCTTCAATATCGGGTTCAAGTTCCATATCTGGTCTTGGCTGACGAACATCGAATAACAAGGATCCTCATCCTCGCCATACCATCCTCCCATGCCGCTTACGATCTTATCCAGATCAAGAGCATAATCTTTACCCCTAGAGAAATCATCCCTTATGAAGAAACCTTTGTAAGTAGGCATATCCTGCACTCCTGGTTGATCCTTAAATATCTCTTTAGCTCCTTCTACTAGTCTTTCCAGTGTCTGTAAGACAAAGAATATCTCTAGAGGATTATAGTCATGCCCATACACCTTATTGTGTATCCGAAGATATTGAAGAAGCTCGGCTATATTAATAGTCCCGTCCTCCACATATCCCGTATTGTTATCGAAGTTTATTTTGGCCAGAGGGATGTTACTCCCCGGCGGTTGATCTATGTCGTCATAACAATGAACAAACCGGTCGAAGAACAGATCCTTCCAGCCAAGATATTTATCCTCAATCGTCATGAGCTTATTTTTTATCGTACATAGACATGACGTTGATAAGATCAGCCTTTCTGGTCATCCCTTCAAGCTTCTCGAAACCATCCATATTATCACCGCTGACGATGATAGTAGGGTATACCTCAATACCGTATCTGGATATCTCCTCCTCCGTAGCCTTGTTCTCCGGGATCTGGTTCAACGTAACCTCACCCTCATACTCCTGTAACGTGTTGGCGATAATATATCGCATGTAATCGCTGTACTCAGCGTCTTTCTTCGTGAAAAAATCGATTCTTACCATTTTAAACAGTTTTTAATCTATTAATAATTAAATCCGCTGTAAATATAGCGTTATCTATCTCATCCATACCTATTTTCCTTCCATCAAAATCGTTAGATAATAAATCTTTCACGATTTGATATCTGCGCTGCTCCCAATTTATGTCTATATCAAAATTCAGATACCTTACATAATCATAATTCAATTCATCATAACTATAATTGAGATACTTAACTATCGGAAATGGAGTATCATCATAAATAGTGCGCTTGATTAAATCAACGTATTTACCGGTTTTTTTATTGATAGCTCTTAATCTCTCATCTACTACTCTTTCTCCTGACTCTTCCATTCTATAAGCCCTTTGTTATGTTTATCGTAATATAATAACGCTATGGCATTCCAGCACACTGCCGCCAGATGCATGAATCCCTCCTTGTCATATCTCTCTCCCTTTACATAAGCGACCAGATGCCTGTGGAGCGCCCCAAAGTAACGATTAAAACCATTAGGTATATCTTGCCATGAATTATCGGCGTACTTCTTGGCGCCTTTCGTATATACCTCTACGATGTTTTCTATCTCAGCCAAAGGAAGGAGGTCCCACCTAAGCTTACCGTCGGCCCGGTCGTCCTTGCCGCTGCCGTCTTTCCCTACGAGCGGCCCGCTTTCCACCACTGCGTCTCCTATTTTTGGCTTCCCGAAATTCATCGCCTCATCTGCCGTCTCATCATCAATAAGTCTTAACTTGATAGCCCTTTTTAACGAGACAACCATCTCCTCATCAACCCAAATGGATTTATATGTCTCATCAAATAACGGTTCTATTTTCATCATCCCCGTATTGTCTGCGGTCTCAAGTACCTCAAATACCTCACCATCATAAACGACCTTGTCGTATTTGTTAAATTCTTCTTTCATCTTAAATTCCTTTTTGCTTTATTATTATTACTGGGTCATCATTAAATGGAGACAATATCCCAATATGTAACAATATATTGCGTTCATCTCCCTCATTCTTATCGGCTTCAATAACATTGATATTTAATTTATCACTAGATATAATGTTGCTATTTATATTAGGCTCATTTTTGATTGTAACCCATCCTTTTTCAACTGGCTCATGTTCCCTTAGTTTGTCGACATCATCTTTTGTTAACCAATATTCCTCAAAAACAGTATCCGGATATTTGGCTTTTATTTCCTCGTAAGTATTATACCATGTCATATTTTCGTGTTTTAGATTAATAAAACTCACTAAGATCCCTGCATTCTGGCGTCTCGCCTGTCATAGAGTAAAGCTCACCAGATGATAGATATACGCAATGCGAGGTCTTCCCGTCCCTCCACTCGCCTTGCTTCGTAATTCCGCAAATAGCGCAGCGTTGGATCCCCGGTCCCGCCTTTACCCACGAGTGCCGTACGTTTTTCTTTCTTGTCCTGTTGGTGTCGTCAAGTTTTCTCATGATCAATCCTCCAAAGCCGTTACAATTTTATCTTTCCCGATAATAGCCTCATCCCCGCTCCTTACATCAAAGCATCTCCCTTCATCTGCCTCCTTGAAATAAAGAACGCCATTGTACTCGAATAAACCGAATCCGTAATCGTCTAGCTTCATTTCATTAAGTTTCTTGAATTTATACACGTTTTTCATATTCTCTATATTATATTGCATTATTGGAAATATCATTATGATACTTATGCCTATTACAAGCAACCCTGTGTAAAACTTTTGTGAATCATATTTCTCCCATCCCTCCATCATCATGGCAAAGGAGATTACTATTATTATAATAATAGATATCAACCCTACCATATCACATCCTTCTTTCTTTCAAAAATCCCATCATATCCTCCACGCTAAGCTGGAAGCCGGCAGCCGCCTTATGGCCTCCTCCACCGGGGTTGGCCTTGCGTGCCAGCGCCGAGACATCCACCTCCTCTTTGGTGGCATAGAACGAGCATCTGAAGAATCTGCCGTTCCAGCAAAATGGCATCATCAAATCATGTTTTCTAGGATCGTACATAGACTCGAATGTGGTGGAGTTAAACTCCGTAGTATTCATACATATCGCCTTGTATCCAAATATATCTGCCTCGAATGAGAACATCTTCATCTCTCCTCTGTTTTTCTCAACGATATACTCCAGTATCGCCTCCCCGTTCCTTATCATGTCATATATGAAGTCATGATCGCCGTCCATGACACTTGCCGCCATATCCACGTCAAGACCACAATATCCTCTCATCCCATATTGGAATGAAAGAACGTCACTCCACTCGAACCGGTCGTGATCCCATACATCATAAGCACTCAATAATTCTACCACATTAGGAGTTTTGATGTCATCGAAAAGATATTCCCACGTAAGCTCACAGGCCGCCGTCCCTATACACCTCTTGCCCTTTACCTCGTAATCCCTCATATCGTCTATGGCTGTCTTATGATGGTCTATCCATATGACATCTGTACCTTTATCCTTCCACTCATCGAAAAGGAATCTTGTTCTGTTTCCAAATGACACGTCAACTACAAACACCTTATCATATTTATTCACGTCAGGTATTTCCTTACCGTAATTGTAAGGAAGAAGATCAATGTCTTCCCCTTTGAAATACTTTTTTACTATAGCCGCTGACATTACTCCGTCAAGATCAGCCTCATGATATATACATCCTGTCATAATCTGTTGTTTTTGATTAAAAAATCTATGTACTCTTTTATCTCCTTGTTTCGACCATTATCCCAATCAAATATCTTGTTTATGAATTTGAAGTACGATACTGGGATCGAATGCAGCATCCATCCACAATATTTCCCGAATGTCATTACCGTAGAGCCAAGGGGATGATCCGGCCTCCCGGGTACAGGGGAGGCGGTAATGCCCTGCGCCAGCCCCCTCCTTCGATCTTTCTTGGCGGCTTTGATATCCAGATCCGTTTTCGTTACCTTATCCCCCATCGGGATATTGGTAATTAGTTTATCGCCGATAAACATCCCCCATCCATATCCTTTGTAGTTCTCTATACTAAGTTTCCTTATATCGCCGAACCTTGACGAGTTGTTGCAACAATCAACGACTAATGCGCTATCCTTACCGCCCTTTATCCTGACAGCTCTCCCAAGCCACTGATAAAACGACGAGAATGAGAATGTTGGTCTTCCTACTATCACACAATCCAGGCCCGGATGATCGAATCCGGTTCCGAGGGCGGAATAGTTGAACACCACCTGCGTTCCACCTGACTTGAACCTCTCGACTATAGCCTCCCGCTGCTTCTTTGGTGTACCGCCATGAACTACCTCCGCCATGCCAGATCGGATCTTGGCGTTTATCCATTCGGCGGCCGTATCGCAGCTCTCAACAGAATCCATAAACACCAGTATAGATCTACAGATATCTTTTAACACCATCAATCGGCGCAAAATAAGGTTGTTTAAGCCATTTTTTCTCACCGCCTCACTAATTGACTCAGCCGTATATTCGGAGCCGTTAGAATTAAGTTTAAGGGCATCTCCATTGAAATTCCATGTCTCATATTTAAGAGGTGTCCAAAATCCTTGTCTTATCATCTCCTCTACCTGTATCACGTGAATCAGGTTCTTGAAATATACCGGTCTCATACGAGTGATGAAATTAAGTTGGGAATATGATGTCCGTCCTATCGATATGTTTTTAAGTCTACATGGCGTGGCTGTAAACCCTATCACCTTTCTCGGCTTCAGCTCATTCATGAATGTCATGAACTCACTGCCGTCCTCAGGACTGTATCCGGCATGAGCCTCATCTATCAATACATTTCTGATTCCCATCTCCTTAAGCTGCCCAACAACCTTCTTGATAGACCCTAACGTGGCGTATATCATGTTAGACAGCTCTTTCTTGCCACAGGAGGCGGAATAGATGGTAGCCGGTATGCCATATGATGTAAGCTTATCATAATTCTGCTGTAGCAATTCTTTTGATGGTTGTAAGACCAGCGTCTTATCTCCCATCAATCTTGCCGCTTCTGCCATGAGGATCGATTTACCGCAACCTACCGGTCCGATGACTAACACTGGATCATGCCTATCAGAGTTTATGTAATCGGAGATACTTTTAACGCATTCCTCTTGATATGGTCTTAATTTGTAAATCATTTGGATCTGTAGTTATCAAAAACGTCTTTCACGTACTCTAATCTTATCGCACACTCCCGACCATCGTCCATTTTCACCATTAAAGTTTCCTTGGTCTTGCTTATGGCTATCACCTCTCCTGTTCCTATCTGGGTATGGACTATATCGCCTATCTTTATATTGAATTTAATCATGATCTAACTTCTTATTAAATTCCTCTATCTTGCTCCTATCTGTCTCATTCACCATCTCAGCCTCTTCCTTGAACATGTCGTACCCTTCTCGGATATTATCCCCAACCATATTCTCTATCATCTCCCTCATCTCATCGCTCCTTACGGCAAAGGATATTTGAAATGATTTACTTGTGCCTTTCATTAGACAATCAATTTCCTTCTTGCATTCTGTCATCAATCTATCCAGATTATCGAACTTAACGAACTTAGAGTTGCCATTGGCTTTCCTTACCCCATCCTTAAAATCCTCCAATATCCCGTTAAATACATCCGCCATACACATCATGGAATGTAGCCATACCAACATCTTGAACTTATACTCATCGCCAGAGCCGTTCATTAGCTCAATAAGCGACTCGCTTCTTGTTAGCATGATCCTGAACTCCTTGTCAATAATATCCTTTATCTGTTTCCGGTATTTCATGGCTCCCACGAAATCCATTTTAGAATAACATTCATTCGATTTCTCTACCAGCTTCCTGATATCCTTTCTCGACATTAATAAATTTAATACATTTTTCTCTTCCATGATCTGATCTTTTTGTATTGCAAATATAATTAAAGCCTAGATGTTTACCTAGGCTTTTTAATGAAGTTAATCTTTTTTATTCTTTCTTTTAGACTCGTCCCAATCCGATGAGTACCTGCATGTTCCTTGTTTGTGGATCGAGAAATCACACCAAAAACACAAGGGTTTGGGGCGGGGTTCAAGGCAGGCCGGCTGGCGTCCCATGAGGTAGCGCTTCTCGTACTTATACCCCTGTTTGGCGTCGTCCCAAACGTGAGCTTGATAGCTATCTATTTTATTTGTCTCGAAATCATACATGTCAAGGAGAATATCGTTAAATTCCTTGACCGATCTCTCTACTTTCTCCTTATCTACCTTCACGTTCTGATTGTCCAGCATGCGGGTAAAGAAATAGCTGCACATATCCGGCAATACCTTATATTTTCTGAGTATGTAAAAGGCGTATATCGGATGTTGGAGATTATGAAGCAGCTTATCTTCATCGAATAACTTTCTCCCGGACTTCCAGTCTATCGTATACATGGCTATCCTGTCCTTTGTCTTATACTCTCCACGCCAGTCTACCGATCCTATGATATGCACCTTGTCGTACGTCACGCCATCCAAGGTAAGAGGCTTGGGTAGCTTATAGGGCAGGACGAAGCTCTCCTCCACGCCGGCCGGTCTCGACCCCCGGATCACCTTCTCCATTGGCGTAAGATCGGACCATGCCTTCTTATAATTGCCAGCGGCGTCCTTCTCAAACAACCCCACAATCCATCTTATTAGCCTAGCCGCATGTTGCATAGATTCAATCTGAGATTTAACGCTATCAAAAGGTATTTTCTCTATATCAGCGTAGTAGTTGAATGCCTTGCTCATATCCTCATAAGAAGGTCTGCATCCGTTCTTGAAGAAATACTCCATCGTTTGGTGGATAACCGTACCATATGACGTAGCCTCATGCTTCTCCGTAGACCTATGACCCTCCACGTAAGTCTTATACCATTTATATGGGCACTGGACGAACGTATCTATCTGCGAGTAGGAGGCGGCAAGAACCTTCTCTCCGTTTATAACCTTACATAACAAATTATTCTCCGGTATTATCATAAAGCTTATCTATATTTATATCATGTCCATATAAATCCATTAACAGGTTTTGTAGACGGTGAAGATCCTTAATCTGAATAGGATCGCTTAGATCGTCTTCCAGATCCCTAAGGCTAAGATAATACCCATCATCAAAAATCTCTATAGATATTCCGTAGCCTCGATATACATCCCGCCCCTTATCACGCTTGAAATAGATAGTATCAAGTATATTATCATCTATCTCAATAGGCATGACATCATCTTCCCCTGAATACCATTTCATTATCCCATCATCAACCTCACGTTCAAGGATCAATGACATACTTTCATTACGCATACCAGTAACGCACCCTACTCTCCATATATCGCCAGCCTTGTCCTTTACGATATTGCCAATCCTTAGCTCCTTAACCGAAATCATACTCGTCCTCCTCATTGTGATCGTCATCGCAATCATCGACAAGAGGGGTCTCTAGCCCCTCTTCCCAATCATCATATCCGAAATCCATTATTTGTCCTTAAAATAAACATACAACATATCAGTTAAACTTCCTACCGTTATTTCATCGCAAGGGGTATTGAGAAACACCTCATCTGGTATGTATTCACCTGTCATCTTTTCTATATCCATTATCACTTCAACAAGGTCCAATGAATCCATAGCCATATCGGACGATAGGTTACTATCTTCCTTTATGTCTTCAATATCATCAAACTCAGATGTTTCCGCAAATATTGCGTCTATCACTACTCCTAATACTTGATTTCTTTTCATAACTCTTAAATCGACATTTTTAATCTTCTACCTAATTCTTTTTTTATATCTGATATTCTTTCGATGTCCATCTTAACATCTCCAGTAATAGTATACTCCTTATCCATCTTCTTAGGAGGATCCGGGAGTCGGCTTACGGCGAACAACCATGCCAGCTCCTTGTTCTTATTCTCCCTAAGATACAGATCGGATGTCATGCCATACATCTTTATGATCGTATCGAATAACGTTGATTCCGATAAGCTCATATGTACGCTATAGACATTTGATGGCTTCCATATCAAGTTATCCAACCTCATCGTATATTCACGTTTAAGGTCTATATGGGATATTACGGCTCTTACTATAGGTTCTTCCTTGAAGTTGGTGTTAGCCACGAACCATACGAGCCGTTTCTCTACCTCCTTGATAGCTCCTGTATCCTTACCCATATCGTTATATACCCCAACGATACGGTCCCGGATCCCCTCGACCTCCGGTGTCAGGCCGGGTGTCTCTATCAGCATCAGCAGCGACCCTCCCCTTGGCGTTATCTTCCACTTCCCATTCTTCTGAAGCTCGATATAACCAGATGCTTTATAACTATCTATTTTCTCCTTTGGAATGACGCTAGCCATCTCCTCTTTCTGCCGGATCATCAAAAGATACCCGACATCAGACATCGTTAATCCTGATGTCATCATCTGTTCAAAATTTATGTACATATGCAAATAAGTTAAAATATTGATCTAATCTTTCTAGCTATTTTCTCTACTATATTAGGATGATCGGTATCGTTGCATATGTTAATCAACGTGTGTAATATATATAGCCTTGTATCCTTATAGGAAAGATTGAACCAAATTTCCTCTATACGACTATTGATCGGTTTAAACATCCTCAACTCAGGTATAAGTTCATACGCTAAAACTTTTTTCTATCCACTAATCCAAGCTTATTAGCCGTTTCGGTTATAGCTGCACACATAGTTAACTCACGTCTATATTCTATAGCATCGTAAGCTCCTATCAATACCCTAAGGCCGTCTGCTTTCGATAATCTCTTTCCCTTTCTCATATTGTTTTACCGTATAAGATTCATTAGCCATACCAACCCTACCAACTGATATAGATTGATTTATTGATTGATTTAGATGCCCTATGACAGACATCTTAGCCCTAACCGTATTAGCGCATCTTAGAAGGATTCGATAGTCCTCTAAAGCCCGCTCGTACCTTACATCCACCCTAGCTCTTTTATCGGCGTCGGTCATACTCTTGCATGTCCCGTCTTCTCTCAGGCTTATAGCGATCTTATCCCGTATGATCCTGATATCATCCTCGGCTATCACCAGCTCAGCGTCAAGAACGCCTTTGTAGGAGCTAAGAAGATCCTCTACCGCTACAACCTCCCTTTTTAGGTTCTCCAATTCCAATATCATTGAGTTGTCATTTATCCTTTTATACTCCTGTACTTTATTGGATACCTCATCACAGATACTCATGATCTCCTTTTCCCGTTCCCGGTTTATGATATATCTGATGCTGTATTTAGCCATTTCCTTCAACGAGGATATAATTTCCTTTATCCCCATCTTATCCTCAACCGATAATACGGTCTTCAAGAACATTTCCAGCACCTTTATCACTACAAGCAAGTAATTATGTCTCAATCTCATGTCAATAAGGTGTTTCGTCATGTACTATATTGAAATCATCACTGGGCGGTATGTATTGCTGCTCCAATGGGATACTGGGAGGCGGGGGCGGTAGCGTAACGACTGTCGTATCCGGCCTGCCGCTACCTACAGGGGCATCCGAGCCTCCCGGTCTTTCTTGGCGCACCACCCCTCCATCAGGATAATATCGCTCATATCCTCTCATGATATCTACATGTATAGCGTCAATCTCCTCTAATGATCTTTGACGGACTTTTACTATATGATGGAATATAAGTCCATCTACACGGAAAGAGCGCCTTGATTCACTCTTAAAACGTTCCAGATTAGGATACCAGCCTTGCGGGAATTGCATGTATGATGAATATCCGTATCTTTTTGGGATATTCAACGCTACCATAGCCGTACACAATTGCCCCAATGTATCTGATTGATAGAAATCAGATTGTTTTGGCATATGATCCTTAGGATCCCGTCTTCCCTCAATATCACGGTTAAGTTGTGATATTATAAGAAAGAATATATTGGGAAAAGTTCTTTTAGCTATATTACACATGGTTATCAGACTATCTATATTCCTCTTAGCGTCACCCGTGCCTTGTATAAGAGCTGTATGATCTATGGATACAAATACCATTTTCTTATCCTTGTTCGCTGGCATATAACTATTCCATAAGAAGTTCTGAAGCTCGTCTACTGTCGATGGTTTAGGAATGTATGTTATTCTGCTGGAGTTTTCCTCCTTAAGACATTTCTGCATTTCCTTTATCTCTTCATCAGACATCTCGTTAAGGAGAATATCTTGTATATCCTTTCCCATTTTTTTTGATAGTGAACGTAACATCAAATCCTCTGGATTCATTTCAAATTCACATCTGAGCCATACATAATCATCAGCTTGGGGATTGATATTAACATTCATTACATTACTCATAATCTTCTGAGCCAAATAAGACTTGCCCACTCCGGGCCTAGCGCCGATAGCCACCGCATGTTGTGGGTAGAACCCGCCCAGCAACGCCTTGTCAAGATAAGCGTATCCAGTACGAGCCGGGAGAAGCTCTCCCGACTGATACTTTCTTATCCTCTCATAGGCATCCATGATAATCTCCTTGGATGACCTCCATATCCTATCCTCACTCATCCTCTTGCGTTTCTATCGCCAGCCGTATCGGATTTAGACCCTCTGTTAGCTGATCTTGATTTATATCTAAGTCCTTTAGCCGTATGGCATAAATCCTTTCCCTTCCGATAGGCTTTACCTTTCAACTTATCGGTCTTGTAGTTCTTGCGACCCAACTCCCGTCTCTTGGCTTTCTGCTCAGGGCGGGCGTTGATCTTCTTATCCGTCTCGGCTTTCTTTCTTCTGGCCTCCGGATGTGTCCTATAGTATTCAGTCGATCTCCCCATCCTCGTCCTCCTCGTCATAATTATAATCCTCTACGATAATATCCTCTCCATCTAAATATGAGGCTTTATCTCCGAGTCTGCTTCTCATGCTCTCGTAAGGATCATCTCCGTCCTTTATCTCCCACACACATACGTATGGACCTATTATATCACTAAGCATCTCTGCCCGGTTCTCGCTGATGCCTTTTTCTATCATCTTATCCTTGCAATAAGATTTGTTGTACACCGATCCTCCAACATAAAATTCTGTTGGCTTATGAATAAAAATTACTTTCATTTTTTATCCTATTGATATTATTGCCCAAATTTATTTGTTTTCACCTACATAATCTCCATAACTCATGTCTGTATCACAGACTACCGTATTGGTTGTATTGTCTACCACATGAAACAGAAACTCCGGGCATCCGTGGCAGGCGTTACTCCCGATCGCCACCGCTCCGTGCCTAGAGCAAGCCTTACCTATCGTGGTACCCTCATGTATCTGTATATGGTTCTTCCCATATACCTTGATATGTCTCATAACATTAAGCAATGATAATAAGGACATCTTATACGGAGACACATGCTCTTCTGGTATTCCTAGCTCACTGGATAACTCTTTGTAAAAGTTTTTCCTTTCATAACTCGACTCTTTCAAGAACCTATCGATCTCAATAGCTGTTATATCCATGGCCCTAAGAAGCTCTGGTTTCGCCAATCTCCCTACTGGTTTACCCATCGAATCAGACCTCATCCAAGCCCCACACTTCTCGCACCCTACTTGCTTCCCCTCTACCGTATTTATCATAGTGGACGGGTTCTTGCAGTATGGGCATATGGACCCGTTTAACATAGCTTTCTGAGCTAAAGACAACTCTCTCATACCGTTTCTTCTATCTTAACATTAAATAGATTGCAGAATCTATTAAAATTCTTGTTTTCTATTTTCATGTCCTTCTCATACCTGTCAATTGACTTGATGAAATCATTGTAACAGTCCTTGCATATCCATTGATTGATTACCGCCACATAATATCCTACGGACGTAGGTCTGTTACACATATCACAAATGCCTAAGCACCCATATCTGGTAAGCTTATCCATCATCTCCTGTCTTGTTATTTCAAGCACCTTGAATCCCTTGTAATTATCAACTACCTTTGCCATTATTATAAATTTGTTTAATTATAAAATAATCCGCTATATCCATCCCCTCATCTATATTGGGTTTTGATTCTAGAAAATCACTTATCTCTATATTCATCCCCCTCATATCCTTGTCTACCTTCTTTCTCCATTCGTTGAAAGCGTCGCCCTTATCCGGGTACAGGACTATCCTCCTCCTACCCAATGTCTCTATCATCTCCCTCTTCAACATATGGATACCGCCACAGGCCATGAACAACCTACCAGGGTACATGATGTTGCAGATAACAGCTGTCTTCTCTGACTCTACTATATACACCGGAGCGTCATTGGGATAGAAGTTGATAAGGAACTCCCCGAACAGGCATTGCCTAAGCAGGTAATCCTGACCGTCCAGTATATGCACCCAACATACGTGATCCATGGGAACCTTTACCCTCTTCCCGTCAGGCCCGTAGTCCATTATCTTCCCGGTCCGCACCACCCAATTCTTATCCAGTTGCCAGAACACACAGCACTTACCCCAGTCTCCGAATCTCATCATCCCCACCTTATACAAGTTAAATGCCCTATTGGTATGATACGATCCGAAGATATTGGATAGATAATCTTGAAGATCGGATGTCTCGAAAGGATTAAGGGTCTCAAACATCTTGTTTACTGGGATACAGTTGGCTATATCTGGGTTCACAGGAGGCCTGTATCTTCTTAGCACTTTGTTAGAATCGGTAAAAAGATCATTGCTCCCAAGCTCATTGCCTGTTGGATATTTAAAATAACCACATTTATTTTTGTGATCACATATCCCAAACTGCTCCCCTACTATCTGTCCGGTGGTTACATCTACGTACGGCGTAAAGCATCTATCCCTGCCGCATTGCGGGCACGTCAGCTTTCTTCTTGGCTTACTATGATCCAATTCATATCTGTGAACGCTCTTGCCAAATTCCCTAAACTCCATTATCCTATCCTCTCACTCATGATTCGATAAATATAATCTCTCAGTGATTCTTTTCTTATCAAGTTATTCAATTCAAAATCACTTTCTATATCCAAAGATCCTATTCTTGATGTAACCGTATAATTGGTTTTCTCGAACTTATACTTACCTTGGAGATACACGACTGTAGCCATGTTAAGTATAGGATTATCAGTTTGTCTCTTCAGTTTATATTGGCTTGTCTTGGCGGTAGGATCACCCGGAGCGAAGTTATATATCTCCTCTATCTCCAATATCTTTCCGTAGTTCTCCATTATCATTCTTCTATACAACTCAAGTTGAAAAGCATACTCATCATAGAAATTGCCTTTCCTGTTTGATTTGAAGTCCAATATAGCGAATATCCTCCCGCATCTCTTTATCTTCTTTTTCTCTGTCTTAGGTTGACCCTTCTTGGCTCCAGTCTTATAGAACTCTCCTGTCTCGACCTCTATCTCCACTGTCTCCGGCTCGCTGTCCATCTCCACCACGGCGTCCACCGAAGAAGCTACCTTTAACCTGCTTGACCTCAACATCTTCTCGATCAATACAGGTTTTACATGTCTTTCCTTGCAGAATATGGCAAATGATATTAGATCCTCTATTAGCTCATCAATGTTATCCACTAATATCCGCTCCATCCTATACTTGTCTATTCTCAACTTAGCTTCCTTAACAGCTTTTCTTATCCATGTTGGAATCAGTTTTATCTTAACTCCCGTCAGATATAACCCAAACAGATAATGCATGATAGTTCCTAAGTCAGCCCGGTAGTTGGCATACTCGTCTGGGTCCTTACCCTTGAGTCTCATCTCATTTTTCCATTTTTCTAATGCCCCGGAAGTATCACAATACCCATTCGCAATATTATTGGTAGCCCCATCATATATGATAGGGTATCCATCAGCTCCCATTTCATAATAAACACGCTTGCCAGCCACGGTCATTCTGTATAAGACTGGTGTCGGGATATCCTTGATCCATTCAGCGGCATAATACTGTTGCTCAGTCTCCAGATCATACTCAATTTCTATCTCCTCATCAGGTTCTTTTTTAGGCTCGTCAACAGGCTTTTCTTCCTCATAGATATCTTCCTTCGGAACCGTTGATAAAACGTCTAATATGCCAAAGAATGCGGTAAATTTAGGATCTGTATGATATGCTCTTAATATTGGAAGTGATGATCGCCAGTAATATAATGGCGCATGCTCATTCATTTCTTTATCAAAACTCGCCTTTATTACCACTCCATCATCCGTGATGACCATATGATGCCTTTTAGATAAACGGATTCTCATGTCATCAAACGATTCCTGATCGCTTATGACTTCCATAATCGTTCCGTTATTATATATCGTGTCATTTATAGCCTCGTATCCGAGAGCTAGAAGTAATCTTTGTTTTCTTCTATCCATAATAATAATCTGGTTTTTAATTTACCATCCTCCTCGACTTTAGGTACGAGATCCCTCATCTTTTTGGCCACTAAAAGCCATGTGTCACCGAACTCCTCTAAAAGCCGGTCAAAATCCATCGTGTCTAGTAGATAGTCAAACCTCGTGTGTTCGTCTATCGTCAAATAAATAACATTATCATTATCCTCAGCTACAGACTTATATCTTCGTTTAGGATATAAGTGGCATATATTGCCTACTCCGGGGCATGGTATATACATCCCCGTAAGGGATCTTCTTACCATACTTAATCTTGCCACATGAGCGCCAAAAAAAATACTGAGGCTTCGTCCCTTCGGCTTGGCCTTCACCCGTATCGCCGTCCTTTCCTTTGGCGGTAGTTCCCTAGCCCGGCACGCAGGGCACAACCCCTTGCTCCTTATGGCTACCATCCTGCCGCATCTCTCACATGGTAACATCCTACCCTTCATGCTTTTTTCTTTTTATAACTTTTATTGAACTCCATAAGGCTCATAGCCCTATACCTCTTAAGCCTATCTATTTTGCCCTTCGTCCAATCCTGATCCTTGAAATTGATGATCGTGTCGAATATCTGAGCTAGTTCCCGGATATTAAAACTCCTGTTTTGTATCTTCTTATAGAACCCCGATCTGCTATATCCTAATTTAGAAGCTAGATAAGTTTTGTTAGACAATGTGAGGATACGATAAATCGTACCCTCCATCTTGCTTATCTCCATCAACTTCTCGGCGACGGATGATGTGGTCTCATAGCTAGTTTTATTGCTTACTATTCTCATGTTTCTCCGGATTCCTGATCTTACCATCAAACTCGTAGAAGTCCATCAGTTTCTTCTCTTCCTTGATACAAGTGACAACGAAATCTGATATGGTTCCTTTCATGCCTTCCTCGAAATTCTTTTTGGCATGATCAAGGTCATTGGCCCGAACGATGTAGTTAAACGCCTTGCGTTTCTCATTGCCCGATTTCTCGTCTATCGTAATATAATCAGCCGTGACCTTATAGAACCGGTCTCCATCCATGGCAAATAATTCCGCTATCCGGAATCGTTTGATATCAACGCCAAACTCACCGGAGATAAACGGTCTCATCTCCTCTATAATTCTAGCCTCACATTCGGTATAAGAAAAGGCATCTACTAAATACTCTTCCTTTACCTTCTTCTTCATGCCGTTCTCGGCATCGGTCTCATAAGAAACCGTACATTTAAACCAATTGTGCATCTTATTAATCTATGTTGTTGTTAAACAATGGGTAATCCTTTATCCCTTCACGAATATATCTTTCCGTATCATCATCCACGTCATAAGCCTTCTTGAAAAATATCATAGCCTTGTCCGTGTCGTGATCCACCAACGGAAGATATTCTCTATCTATCTGCTCGTCAGTAAGATCATATATCTCCTGATCGGTCATCTCATTAATTGTCTTCATCGTCATCCTTCTCCATCATTATAGCCTTTACCGCCTTTTGTTTATAAACCTCACTCATAAGGCAGGTAAAATCCATATCATCCATACCAGCCATAACATTGGCTTCTACTTCCAAATTCATCTCAATGTTCATTACCGAGACTTCATAGTTACTATCATCTTCTTTATAGAAAATGACTTTGCCACCATACTCGAAACCATCATCTTCGGTCTTAACCATATCGATGATCTTCTCCAATTTCTTTACAAACTCACTCTTTTCCATATATATAATTTTTATATGTCTACAAAAGTAGACATTTTGTTTTTGAATTAAATTAAATAAACATTATTAATAGTTAATACTATCCTTTCTCCTATCATTCATATTTATTCTTTGGTAATTATACCCTAACATCTGCTCCATCTTCTTTAACCCAATTAACCGTATCGCAATGCCAGCAATACCCTGTCTCAGAATCCTTTTTATGAGAATGGGAACCACATGTAGCGCACCAATAATTATCATCTATATTGTATGTGTAACTTTTATCCTCATGCATCTTATCTATTCTAGCTACCCTATCTTCCAATAGATCCTTTAGATAATGGCATTCATAAGGCCTATCTTCTTCCCTTAATATATAAACATCTATGTCCATCATATTCCCCATCCTGTCCGTGCACATCAGCTCGGCGGCATGACGTACATTCCCTTCCGGCATCCCCGGGACTATCTCCCGGATCACCGCCTCCATCTTCTCTTGGTATTCGGTGTCTACCTTAACCACCAAATCCTCTAATTTATCTATTAAACTCATGATCTTTTTACCTTTTTATATATAACGTCTATATCATCTTTCCTATCTACATCAATACAATGGGTATCCTTACAGTAATAATTCTTACTATTATTAAATGCGCATCCTTCACAACTAGCGTCACTGGATTCAACCACCTCCAGTTCTACTTCTTTCGAATCGATATTGTATTTAAATATAGATCCTATCTTATGATATCCTATATCATCCAAGATTATCTTATCGTCTTTATTAAATACCATCTGAATAATAAATGATTCCATTTTATCATCCGAACCATTCTTGTCCAATAGCATCTCACACTCATTTCTATCAAATCCGAATAACTTTATAAAATATTTTGCCATATCGTATTGCTCCATATGTACCAATCTTTGTATGCATAACCATATTCCTTGTCTTATGCCTTCTTCCTTAGCCTCTTGCACTCTATCTCTCATATTATTTTGTATTAATTAAGTAACAATATTTCTCTTCGTTCTATTTTGATCATCTCTGGATTATCGTCATGATCATACCAATATAGATACCATGTACCTCCTCTATTAGCCTTCCACATCTTCCCTTCATATTTCCCTGATGGGATTGTCAATGAATATTCCCTAAGACCCTCAAAGGTTTGTTTGGTCATTAAGGCATACTCTTCATCGATTTCTATGTACCTCCTATGAGGTTGATTCCATGACATCCCACGCTTATCCGTTATCTTGGGTATTATATTTTCTCCATTCATGATGCTTTGTAAATTATGTATTAACTATTGTATATCTAACACTCTCCCCATCTTCCCTTTCGCATCCCAAGCAACCTGATTTTACGCAATCATATATATAATTTCAAAAAGCGCATCCCGAACATCTATCACACTTATCTACTCTTAATGTCATTTCAGACATACCAACTTTATAGTTAAAGACTTCCCCTATTTTATGATACTTAATATTTATACATATAGTATCGTTTTCACTTATAGTACTGCCTTCACTTATCATATTCTCACGTCCAAACATATTGTCAATAAACTTAATCATCTCATCATTGAATGATTCGCTTTCTTCTTGCAGCTTCCTACATTCATCCTCGGTCAATCCACAAAAAGACACCAGTCCCTCTGCGGCCTGCGTCCAGCGCCCGGCATAGACTAGCTCCTGAACCGCCAGCCATATTCCTTGGTTCATACCCTTCTTTCTTTCGTTCTCATCCATATTTATCCCTCCTATCCACTCATTTTTTTAACAAAATCTTCCCATGACATGTCAACGTCATTGTGATGTTTACAACAAGCATCCTGTATTCTCTCTATCAACGGAATGAACCATAACTGAGTTAATCCGTAACGAGTCTGAATTATTCTACATAGATTTATTTTTATTATCTCCATGTCATGGATATCAGGAGATGTATTGTCGTTCTCACATCTATCCAATATCGTTTGAATTATAGCCAAATAATGATCCATATCTTAAATTATTAATCATATTACCATTTCCCATTCCATGGCGTAAACAGTATCTCCCCTGTCCTCACCCAATGATTCCAGTTATTTTTAAGTTCATCAATATCATACACCTCAGCCGACTTACCGTTATCAGATCTTTTTATGACCGACATAATACTTTCCGCTCGCACGCTCCAATGACTATAACAGTCTGTTCCGCACCCGCACGCCGTGAATCTCCCGTTATCGAACTCCCAGACCAGAGGCCGGAGGCCGCATCGTGGACACGGCAACCATTCCATTGGATTCTCCGGCTTCTTGTAAACATCAATACACTTATACTCTACTGTCATAATTAGTTCTATTAAATTGATCTGATCTTTTGATCTCTCATCTCATTCTTATCCTTGAACATCATTATCCTATTTACAATCCCCTCCGATTCCATGTACGTCGAGAATCCATGTATTCTTAGATATTGGATGGCTGATAATGATTTTTCTAGCACATCTTTATATCCTACATCTATCTTAACTTCTTTACCCATAGTCCTCCTCCATTTCTCATATCCAACTTCTACTCATAACACTATTATAATCTATTCCATTATTCATAACCACTTTATTAAAGGCCTCCTCGGTATACGCCAAAGACTCGCCCCTATTAGCTCTCTCGATATTTTCGCTCATCATCCCCATAGCCTCGATCAAGGCCGCTGATGAGTTGGCTATTAACTTAGCCGCTTCCATTATCTTATTATCATCCATAATCATATTACTTTAACTTCCTCGTTCCACAAATGTCTTTCATATACCATGGTTGTTCCTATTAGGATTCCGGTATCTTCTCCCCAATATTCAAGTATTTGATTCCTGAATTTGTGACGCAATTTTTGTATTCCTCCCTTGTTTTTATCATAAGAAGAGTAATCTGATAATCTTACTGTCTCCATCGTTTACCTCCTTCATTTGTTCGTATGCCAATCTTTCAAGTTCCGGCATGGTGTTTGTTTCTTCTTATTTCCCCCCATACTTATTTCTCATTTCATTAATATAGCTCATATACCAATCTTTTATATCCTCTTCACTATCCATGCTATACTCTTTATTGAATGGATCGTATCTGATAAACTCCTCTGTTCGGCAGAATGGGCATGGAATTTCTTCCAATGGCTTGATTAGAACACCATCATCACCTACATTATCCAGATCATATAATATGCCATCTATGCAAGTCGCGTCTGGATAATTCGCACCGAAAAGCGGGAATTCTGGACATGTGTTTCTCATACTTGTACTATTTAAATTCGTTCTCATATTCCTTTCTCCTATCCACTTTCTTTAAATTCAAACCATCAGGTGTCAATATCTTCTTTTCCAACAAATCAAAGAGAAGCATCGCCCTTGACTCCGCCTCTGTTTCCCCAAATCCGCTATACACTTCTGTACAAAAGATGTTCGTTACCTTCATAAGGAATACAATAGATCCATCCCGTCCCATTTAAGCATTCATATCTTTCTTCTTTATATTGAGCATCAGCAATTTCCCTAGCAAACAAACTCACGTGCCAATCATCGTCTTCTGTATCTCTTACTAAAACTTTATCAAATGGCTTGAATTTATATTTCGGTTCTATTTCAATACCAAAGAATTGTTTCAAGCATATTTTGGCTTTAGGTTCTTTACTTGCCTTAAGATCGTTAATAAAATTTCGCTTTTCGTCCTCAGTGGCATATCTATATCTCTCAATATTATTTTCATTGGCAGCTCCATTGTCGAAATATAAATAACCCCCTTCTTGCCAAGAGGCATGATAAGACGTAAGGTATTCCCCGTTTGTATTTAATATGAATAAGTAATCACCTTCTTCATTACTCAATACATCCCCATTCTTAAATGTTGTATATTCCGGAATATTAATATAAAGCATACGTCCTTTTTCTCCTAGCCCATTATCAGAGAACCAGTCAGATATTATACCGCTATCAGAATAAATCACTCCTAGTGTATTATATATCCCCCTATCTTTATCACTATACACTAACTTTACCTTATAATTATGCCCGAACGTTATAATCTCGCCCTTGCGTTCACCATTGCTGATTTTATTTGCCAACTCTAAGTCAAATGGTTTTATTATCATTCTCTTTTTCATTTTACATGTATTTATGTTGTTATTTTCACTTTAGTTATATCATTACATTGTAACTTTGTTTGTTTGTTTAGCCAATCCAACTGGCATGAGCGGACGCCTTGCCTTCCCCTACCGCCTTACCCATACACGCCGGCTCCACCGGTAACGCCGCCCATGACATCTTGGATGTCTCTCCCGTAAATCTGATAGTGATCGCCACAGCTCTCAAATGTTACTTGATAGCTGTTTAATCCCATCCTAATTGTCTCGCAACACCTTCCATCTCACTATACGCTATCCGGTGACATCCGGCAGTCAGTATATCGTTTTCATAACGATTGAACGCCCATCTGTGACCGTTTACATCCAATACCAAATCGCGTTTGAACTGACCACCATCATGGAACACTTTAATCAATCCCCAAAGTCTTTTAGCTTCAGTTTGTTCTACTTTGATACCCTTACTGGTTTCGATTTTTCCATTCTTAATACGCAACCATACGTTCGGTTGGCCATTCTCAAGACAACGATAATACAACTGGGAAATCTCGCCATATTTCCACATTTGTACCCGTTCTTTCAATGGTTTGTTACGAGCCTCTTGTTCCTTTCTATATGTTTCTATTTTTATCTTTTCTTTTTCTTCTCTACTCTTTTCAAATCTTTTGATTCTTTCTAGGTATTTAATCCACGTACCCTCTCCACATACTTCATCAACAATCACATTTACAGTCCCAAGCACTTCCAGTGGTTGATAGTCCAATAATATCTTGAAAATACGTTTTAATTCACGGACATATTCACGTTTAACCTTATCTGATTCTCGTGACAATTCATGATTAGTTCCAAGCCAGTCATTTGCACTCTTTTTAAGAAGGCGCTGGGGAGTTCCCATATCGAAGAACTCGATATAATCCATCATATTTCTAAATACTCCCCAAACATTATGATAAGGCAATTCAGTTCTGACCTTCTTGTATTTTTCAATAGCATCTTTAATGGATTCCAATTTACTGGTGACAAATGCCATATTACCGGTATTTGACATATTATATCCAACAGAAAATACCTTTGAGTCAGTTGGTATTGCGTTGCGAACAAAATATTGATGTTTGCTCGTGGTAGAGGAATAATGTATACTATTAATCAAATACGCTTTTTCACCACGCTTATTTCTTACGATTCTTCCGGCCTCAAAGTGATAGCCATAAGAATAAATACTTTCACCTTCAAAGAAGAAATTCCTACCATTTACAGATTCTTTCTTTTCGTTTGCCCATAAATGAGCGATCATCCTATTGTCCATATTTATTAAGTTTTGAGTGTTAACTATTGATTATACTTGCTAAAAATAACATCGACACAAGTTCCGCCAATAGCGTTTGCGTCATTATACGAATAAAAACCTTCTGTTTCCCAATCCACACCAACTGGACAACCATCTGCATGTTTTACAAAGTCATCAATTTCTCGCGCTTCCTCATTAGATATTCCAGTGTAGTCACCATTAATCAAAGCCCCAATCCAATAAATCGGAAGCCTATATCTTATTATCTCTATATTCATAACTTTATCAATTTACAATTACTACCTTTTCATTCTATTTTATTCAATGGACCGGCATACGCTTCCCCATTCTCATAATAAAGCTGGTCCTCATACTGGTTATGATGAAGCTCCTCACGTATCGCATCTTCATCGTCAACCCAATGTTCATATCCCTCATGCCATGACCTGAAGAAATTATCATAACATCGCTCTATCAAATCCTCTAAAGAAAAACCCTCCGGATAAGTACACCATGCATTGTAATAATCAATTATAGGTTTCAGGAGATATAAATCATAACACATCTCTGTCAATGGGAAATTATCTCCATAGTCAAACATCACCCTACTATATTTGTGCTTATACTCGTATTTCCCATCAACATATTTACATGGCGTGGAGAAACACCTGCCCTTGATAATACGTGGCATAATGTTGTTGTTGATATACCTGAACAGTAATTTGCCACATAAGTTATTAGGATATATATCCTTATCATAATCAGTTGGATGACAGTATATAGGATCATTGTACTTGAATTTGAATCTAAAATCATACCTCGTATATCCAACTTCCCAGCCATAAGCCTCAGTATTTGTCAGATCCCCAAAAGACTTCATGGTGCTTATATAATCAGCACCATAAGCTTCCATGCAACAATCCATTATATTCCAGCGCTCACGCTCTATGATCCTTTCTTGTGAATCTTTTGACAGCTCATCAAACTCATACAGTTTTAATACAATCTCTTTCATAATCCCTCCTCTTTTAATATAACTAGATCCCTAACGTCAATCGAATGACATACGTACCTCCTTATGTTCACGTTTAGAGATATGATTGTGGCTATTCTCACGAACCACCACAATCCAGATTCAGATATCATTCATCCTTTATCTTTACGAATGGGTTTTCTACATAAAACTCCACTACATTCTTAGATTTTATAGATGTCACTATACCGGTGGTATCCACAAATCCATCTGTCTCATCCATTGTCAAATCTTCTATTTTATCTCCCGGCAGAAAACAAAGATTATAGTCTTGATCAATATACATAATCATCTTTAACCTAACCATGTCATCAATGATGCCTTTCATTCTCTCCACAACATCTAATTGATCATTAGTAAGCATTAATTTACTTTTTGAGGATTTTACTAATCTCATGTCTCCATTCTTGTCAACTACAGTTAAGTCATTGAATTTATACACATCTTCACATGTTCTGTAATATGTTTCCTTACAATAAATTTTTCCTTTATTATCTATTTCAACATCAAAATATTCCAACTCACCCTTGACAGCTCTTCCATTTTTGTATTTCCACACATCACCTATTGGAGCGAATCCATATAATGACTTAAAAACATCATATATTGATAGTTTTGTCTTAGGGATGCTCTTACCCTTTTTAAAACATTCTTCGGACGAATAAAATAATTTCCCATCTAATGTCTTCTCAGTCCTACATCCTCCCCATGTTCCTACATATCTAACTACTCCATATGTAAAACTGATCAAGATCTTATCAATCTCAAACCACTTTAATTTTTCTGACATATCGTCAAAAAGATATCCACTCTCTAGATAAACTGATAAATGCTCTTTTATTTTCATGACAATTTATTTTTTTTAAATTAAACAACATTATTTGCCTTGATCACTATAAATCTCAATACTCCTCTAAGTATAAGAATTTTCATGATACAACTCCCCTGTATAAGGACTCCGGATTGTCCCTGACTCCACCGCCGCTGGGTCAACGGCCATCAGCCCTGCGCCTATCTCATAATATAGCTCAAGATCCATTGGCTCTAACGCTACTTTCTCCGCTTCTTCCCGGCTTAATCCTGACAACATTAAACATCTAACTTTATTTTCATAAGCAATGGGTGTTTTATCTGGACTTAACCTTACTGATATTATTTCAGCATCTTTTGCGCTATTAATAACTAACTTCCTTTTCATATCATTATCACTTTTCATAATATTACTTTTTATGTTTATGTTTCAACCTTTTGATAGCGTCTTTCTTTGAGTACGCCTCCACCTCCTCTCCTTTGATCCGGAACTTCCTCAACTCCTTCCGATCTCTCGCTGGTTTATAATCCGGATTGAATGCCATCCCGGACCGTTGTTTGTCCCCTGCAAATATCTTGTCTTGCGACATTATGTTCGCCATCATAGCCGCTAAGGCGATAAATCTTTTTATTCTCATATCATAATATCACATTAAACAATTCATTCAACCTATCTACCTCACTTAGATATTCATCTTCTTTATCAAACTTAATTTGAGTCCCATTATCCAAACCAAAGGACAGGGTGAAGGATATAACCCGGCCCGATCCGTCCACGGCCTCCCCCTTGGGCGTCCATGACATCACATGTTTCTTGGATATCCACCACCTTCCTATCTGAACGAAATCAGGATAGTTGTTCATTAAATATACCATCTGACTAGCCATCTTATTGACATCATCAAAAGACACTATATGATACTTGTTTCTGATCCTGATCTTCACGAAAGGGTTATCCATATTATATGCCGCAAATGCTGATATCACAGAACTAGGATATCTAACCCCTTTTATTATCACCCATTTCATATACAATACCTCCTTATATTAAACTATTTAATATAAATTCATCTTCCTCCGTTCTCTCATTCATAGGCTTATTTTGTACCGTTTTGACAAGATCAAGCACTTCATCCCAAGTCCTTTCTGATAGCGTCCCATTATTTATGCCACAACACCTACATCCACTAGAAAATACCGGTATCATACTTCCATCACACATCCTAACGAATTTATATCCTACATATTCATTGCATAAGAAACATCTTCTTACTGGGATAAACCTTATTCTACCTCTATTAATGATATTTATTAATACCTCACGATTCATATTATTCCCTTAATTTACGTTTAACCTCTTTAACATACATAGGAGAATGCAATCCCCTATGCAACTTTATAGCCCGATCTATATCCTTTTTAGGATTGTGGTGAGATTGATATATCTCGAACATTTCCCTAGCCTTGACAGGATTCGTTCGATCTTCGTATCTATATCTCCTTTTCTCCCGTTTAAGACACAATATCCTATTAACCTCATCAACGTATACCCTTTTCATTTGCCATCTTCCTAAAGCCCCGGAAGTGGCGTTATACGCCCGATCGTCATTCCTTGACTCCACGAAAGACAGGGCGGCCGCCAGCTTATCCCATACCCGTGCCTCTACCACGGCAGGTCTTGGGGCGTGGGGCAAGCCACCGCTCCCTTTTGGCGGTGTCAACATTATCATCATCGTTACGAGTAAGTATCTTATCATACTTCCTTGTTTTTATAAAATTCCTCTCCAAATCTCACATTATCCACATAATCTTCCATACACTCATGAACAATTATATGAATATCCCACTCCGTGTATGTTACCTCGGACATTAACCTCTCATTGGTCATCCACCAAGAATAACTATCAATATGCCGTATCTCAAATCCATGATCATGCAACGCATACATAACATTATATCTTAAATCCCTGTCCATCATCATACACTCATACACGATATAGCCATTGATACTTTCATAAGACCTACCGAACGTATAAACGTACCTACACATCAACTTATACAACTCCCTTGCCATAGGATTCGGGATCGCCTCATCCATATCAAAATCCCCATCTGGATCAATAACCCACTCTACATCCCGCTCTTCAATACAAGCCCTAGGCATTCCTATTGTCCGTACATAAAGACGTGATCGGTGATCCTTGCTTAACACCGTCCCGATATACTTTTCCCCTTTGGCATATCCTATATTATGGTTGCCGGTTATATTAAATACAATTTCAGCCCCTATCTTAATTTCATCCATATTCAAGATGTTTGTATCATTTGTTGCCTTTTTTATACAAAAAGAGGATATAATGGCATAATATTATGATATCAAGACACGAATGCGTTATCTATCATATTATCATACATATCCTCTATACAACGTCATTTATGGCATTATATCGTATATGATGTCGCAGGTCATAAATGCATCTAATTAACCCTTTTTTAAGGGCTTATCGCCATTTAGGTAACTAGCTATGCCTAATATTTTCGAAATAAGGGCTTTTTTAGCCTTATACTCATCGTTTATCCCTATTATCGCATATCTGTATACCATCCCATTCTTCGACACCTCCACGCCCACGTATTTAGGCGCAACGGCATCCCTATGTAATACGATAAACGGGCTTTTGCCGTCTAGCTCATTTATCAACTGATTAAACTGTCGCCTTGTCATCTGATAGTGATATTATTTCCATGTTATAAATACGATCTCTTTTTACCCTTATCTTCTCGCACAGCTCATCGAAGCACCCATCTTCTTCTAACCTACCAACATAATATGATACATTCGATTTAGAGCTTCCTTGAAGATATACATTTCCTCTTATATTCCTTGAGAAAAAATTAGGTAAGACCATCTTTTGTCTCTTATCCTTATTATCCATATAAGATATGACAACAACCCATAATTCTGGTTCCCGTTCTTTTACCGATAACATAAGATCGAGACCCGATTGACCTTTGATATCCCTCCTGCCAGTTTCGTTATAACGAAGAATAATATAATCATCCGCTTTATCATCCTCAATCATCACGACCATAGGACTATTACCCTTCCCATTATCACATAATACTCTTGCCTCTTTTCCGTTACGTAGATATACCTTATCGTAATCTCCGTTTTTGTATATCTCGAAATCAAACTCTATTACCATTTTATTTCCTCCTATTGATATATTGTTGCGTACGTCCTTCCTCTATCTTTTCGAAATAGAACTTATTCCCGTATAACCTTGTAAAACAGATGTTATACCCGAAATGCTCCGCACGTCTGATTTGCGCATAACCTCTACTGATGTCCTTATCATCAATCAGCGTAACAAAACAATGTGATCCTACTTCTGTATTCAAAACCAAATTTTCCCAATCTTTTACTTCCATATCAAATTTCCTTAAATATTTTTTTGTTATAATTATCGCTATTGTACCATCTATCAATATCCTTATATTGTTCTGGATAAACCCCATAAGACTTGCACCACCTAGGTAATGGCTCGTTTAGCACGTCCAGTGCCGTCGCAAGGTCGAACGTAGCTCCCTCCTTGATACCACATCCCGATCCACTTCCACAGCTCGGTATATAAGCCCTACTATACGCTACGCTCATCCCATATCCCCCATGACTCAGATACCCGATGTTGGGTGAATCAGGGAAGGCGTAATACAACATTATATAATCACCCTTACTCCAACCTCTATTATAAGTATCATCCTTCCATGCGAAAACCCTGCAACCGGCTTCTTTTAATTCCGCTGCCGCTCTTTTTAAAATATTATCTTCCATACTACTTACATTTAAGTTATGCCAAGGCGCCGGGAACCGACCCCGGACCATATCCGCACACGTACGATCATGGTATTCCTTCCGCCCCGCCAAGGTCATGGTCACAATATTAACAAACTAAAATCTAATGTTCATATCATTACACATCTTAAAGAAGACCTCCCTTATTATCTTTTTGTACAAGATGTATATCTCATCATCATCATCATCATCATCATCATCATCATCGAACTCCACTTCCCATGAACGTAATAAATACCTGATATCGCAATCCGCTGTATGAATCCTGAATATAGACGGAACGCTCATTATGTAGTCCTCGAAAGCTTTCTTAATCCCATCCCTTTTGATATGTTCTTTATACTCATCCTTAAACACGTTAAGCATAAAAGCCAGATACTCCCTATCATATCTAAACCGCTTTTTGTAATTATCAGTATCTATATGATCTAGTATATATATTTCTATAGCGTCTCTATCGTATCTTGACATACTTCTTCCTCCTCCTTTTGATATTTTATAACCTTTTTCTCCCCATACGCCTTCGCTAACTGGATAAGTTGACCGGTAAATACCTTGGTACGGTGTTTTACGATCTTATCCACCAATTCCGGGCATCTGGTTCTCCATCTATAATTAACCTCGCCCTTAGCTTTCTTCTTGTAATATCTGTAAAATGTTACGGCCACTACCACTTCTCCATCTTGTTCAAAAGCCACTAAATCGTAATTGTTGTAAACTATTTCGTTCATGTTGTTATTATTTTTATGTACTTAATCACCTCTTCTGGTAAGGATGCTAGATCCTTAACTCTTTTACCGAAATCGTATGTCTTTCTCTTCCACGGATAATAATCCCCTACATACATCGCTATTCCTTGAGGATGGAACGGGTTCGAGCTACAACTAAATATCGGGTAATACGGGACATTATTATGATCATTACTCTTACCGCTTACACACACGATAGTATATCTATCAGCCGTTTTATCACCCAAATCATACACCCTTACTTTTACTTTCACACCATCGGCGTTTGTTATAACATTATTCATACGCACCTCCTTTATTGTTCACTATTAAACTAATCTATCTCCCTACCATATATAGTATACGATCCACACCAGCCACGATTCTCGTTCGATACCCTAATATGATCTACAGGCTTATCACCGGCCATATTATTGGCGTACGATATTATTTCCGACATACTTCTGAATCCGGAATCCTTAATGGATTTCATAAGCGTCCTATCATACCCGAATACCAATATCTTCACAATATCTCTTTCCTTCACAGTCCTCCTCGCTCTCATAATATTCTAGCCATAAAATAAACAAACATAAAATCTATTTTCTCCTTGTTATCATCTATCCTATGTCCGGTGATCTCAAAAATAACCCTACGCTTTTCGATAGTCTGTATATTATCTAACTGAATAGCTATGTAAGGATATTTCATAACTTTCTCTCTATTGATGTTATTCAAAATAGCGTTGACATCTTGTCTGCGAAAATACATATTTACCCCTATGCAGCTGGCAACCAAAAGACATTCGTCTATTATCCCATCTGTATCGAATAACAATAACATATCATCCTTCTCGATAGTATATTCCATATCAAGAATCTTGATACGTTTGCTTCCGTCCTTCTTATCAGCTATAAGAATCTCTATCATATCCTTGTCAGTCGTAAGGATATAATACGCCTCATCCTTTGTGATATTATCACACAGATAAAGCAGCGCTTCATCTTGTAATTTCATAATCTCGTCCATATTATTAGTATTTTATATTACCACTCCAAAAAGAACGGCGGTAGACACCCGTAGCCTGCCACGCCGTGACACAGCCGCCCGTTCCCCTTGGTGTTGTTCCACTACCATCAATCGGTTTTAAATCCAACATCCCTCTACCTCTATCTCCATATGATCCGCCCAATCACATCTATCAACATCCTCTCCATCCTCAAAGTAATAGTAAGCCCATACCTGTACGCCTCCTACCTCTATATATCCATCACTTCTCCATTCTATCAACCCGTCTTGCCTTACCACGTTGGTAGGCTCAGCCCCTAGCGACAGCAGATTATTTACTATACTACCGCCAAATACGTTTCTTGCTTCTTCTTTCGTCATATCACTATCAGATTTTTAATATTACACTAACGCCAAAGGAGAATAGGGAACGGACGACCAGCGGGGCCGACCCCACGCCATCGCCGCCCCCGTTTCCCCTTGGTTTCCTCCGCATCACCCCCATACCAATAAACAATATCCACTACCAATAACACACCATACCTCCCATCACTCACAACCGCCTTGCCTTGACCGGAAACTCCTACCACTTGTAAACTTTTACATTTGATTGGAAGATACCCCTTGCTTGAAAGGCGTTTCCCTTGCTCGAAAGGTGTTTCCCTTGTTTGTTGGTGTTTTTTCTTGTTTGGAAAGGTTTTTCCTTGTTTGGAGGTGTTTTTCCTTGTTTGGAAAGGTTTTTCCTTGTTTGAGAAGGTCTTTCCTTGTTTGAAAAGGTTTTCCTTGTTTGGAAAGGTTTTCCTTGTTTGGAGGTGTTTTTCCTTGTTTGAGAAGGTTTCTCCTTGTTTGAAAAGGTTTCCCTTGTTTGAGAAGGTTTCCCTTGTTTGAGAAGGTTTTTCCTTGCTCGAAAAGGTCTTTCCTTGTTTGGAAAGGTTTTCCTTGTTTGAAAAGGTTTTTCCTCGTTTGAAAAGGTTTTTCCTTGCTCGAAAAGGTCTTTCCTTGTTTGGAAAGGTTTTCCTTGTTTGAAAAGGTTTTTCCTCGTTTGAGAAGGTTTTTCCTCGTTTGAAAAGGTTTTTCCTTGCTCGAAAAGGTCTTTCCTTGTTTGGAAAGGTTTTCCTTGTTTGGAAAGGTTTTCCTTGTTTGAAAAGGTTTTTC